GTATTATGTAAAGTGGCAAAAACTTTTAAAACGTAATGGGGATGGAGAAAAAGGGTGAAAAATCCTTTTCTCTTTTCCCCGGAGGGTTGGTTTGCGCAACCCTTTAAAAAAAAAAAAAAAAAAAAAAAAAGAATCCCCCTTCATTGTATCACATCCAAGAGAAAAAAGTCAATAGACAAACTGTACAAAAAATGTGTGCGGCATTTGTACAACTTTTCTGTAAAAAACTCTTGACTTTCCGGGAATTTATGCTATACTATAATCAGAAAGAGGGAAGGAAAACCCAACAAACCAGAAAGGAAATAAAACAATGTTAGAAATGATTCTTGAAATGCTGGAAGCTTTTGAGGTTGAGTTTGAAGATGGTGTTGTAGCAGTTCGGTTTGATGGTGATGCTGCAGAATGGCGGGCCTTGCAGGAAGTTGAAGTAGTTCTGTCTGAAATGGCGGAGCGGGAAGAAATTGAATTTGAAGGCGAATGGCGGACTTACTACTTTGAAGGCTTTGAAGTTTTCGTAGAAATGGGGATGAAGGACTGAAAAGTCCTTCTCTTTTTTACCCGGTTACTTTAACCCATTAAAGCTATAAAGGTGCGCACACGCACACCCGGTTAGCGGCCGCTAACGGCCTTCGGCGCGCGCGAACAACAGCTCCCCATTTTATTTTACCACAATTTACAGCGAATGTCAAGAGTAAAAATGCCCAAAAATCAAAAACTTTTTTGTGCAATTTACCAATAGACAAATAGCTTACAGGATGCTATAATAAATATAGAAATTAAGGAAAGGGGTCATTAAAATGGCTAAGAAGTTTGTTTATCAGGTTGCGGGGTTTGAGTTTGAGGATACTGCAGCTTTTGGAAAAGCTTGGAAACAAGCAAAAATGGAAGCGGCTGGAAGAACCTGCGGCGTGTATCGTCTGGTTATCAAAGATGGAAACGTGAAACAAGAAGTTTACTGCAAAAGCGGTTGTTTCCTTCCTGTTGAGATGGTAAAGCCTGAAATGGTAAACATTTTTTGAGAGGGGAAACCCTCTCAAAAGATTTTCCGGGAAATTTGAAAAAACCTCTTGACAAATTCCAAAAGTATGGTATAATGATTACAGTAAAACAAAGGAGGAAAACAAAATGAAAAAGCTGATTAGTGTGATGGTTCTTTTGGTGGTTATGGTGTGCGGTATGTGCATCGGCGCAAGTGTGAACGCTGACGCCGCAAGCGGAAAGACTGCTAACCTGTATGCAATGACAACTGTGATAGTAGAAATCAACGACGAGTGCAAACTTGTCACCTGCAAGGATTTCAACGGGAATGAATGGTGCTTTACAGATTGCGAAGGTGACTGGATTGTGGGTGACATTGTGTCAATGGTAATGTATGACAGAAATACCCCCATTATCTATGACGATGAGATTGTTTCTGTTCGGTATGATGGTTGGTTTGATGGCTGGGAGTGGTAACACTTCCAGCTTTTTCCATTCGCCCGGTTCAAAAAAATCTGAAAAAATTTGAAAAAAGGTATTGACAACTGCGGGAATGTGTGCTATACTTTAGTCAGAAAATAAGAAAAGGGGTTGTCAAAAATGACAAAGAAAGTCAGTTATCACGCCAAGGTTGAGAGGATGGAAAGAATTTCCTACATCATCGACTATTGCAAGGGCGAGTTTGGGCCTGCAATCGCAGAAACCTACGACAACAACGATGGCAAGGTTGTTCTCACTGAAAAGGGGATTGTGATTGTATACAATGCAACTACTAACAATCTGGTAACAATGTTTATCGCAACTGTTAGTCAGGGAATCAGCATTTACAAGAATTGCCACAACTGCGAAAAGTGCCCCAAGTCTTTAATGAAAACCCTGAACAATAATAAAAAGGCTTGCGAGAATCAGCCCAAGGGCTGATTTCTTGCGCCCGGGTAGTTAGCACATACTAACCTAAGTTAGCCTAAGCTAACCAAAAAAAAAAAAAAAAAAATAATTCCCCCTTTATTGTATCACAGTTTTTTCAATTTGTCAAGAGGTTTTTTGAAAAAAGTTTTTTGATTTTTTTGAAAAAAACTCTTGACAATCCCGGAATTTGTGGTATACTATAATCAGAAAAAGAAAAGGAGCTGAACAAAATGAAAATCAATCGGGCAATCTACTTTGACATGGATGGAACAATCGCCAACTTCTACGGCGTAGAAAACTGGCTGGGTTATCTACTGGAAAACAATCCCTTCCCCTATGAAGTTGCTAAGCCTCTGGTAAACATGAACGCCCTTGCCCGTCGGTTGAATAACCTTCAGAAAAAGGGATGGACAATCGGGGTAGTTAGTTGGTTAGCTAAGAATAGCAACAAGGAATTTGACGAAAAGGTTATTGAAGCCAAAAAGAATTGGCTCAAGAAACACCTTGCAAGCGTTCACTTTGATGAAATCAACATTGTTCCCTATGGGACGCCCAAAAGCACAGTGCCCACCGTGAAAAATGGGATTCTGTTTGACGATGAAGAAAACAATGTGATTGAGTGGGAAGAAATGGAAGGTTGGGCCTTCAATCCTGAAATGATTATGGACGTTCTGACATGGGCGAGAGGGAAGTAATTCCCTCTTTTTCCCATTTGCCCGGGCGCAAATTGTAACCATTCTGAAATAAAATTGTAACCATTTTGTAATTGACTTTTGGCTATTATCTGCTATAATAATAATCAAGGACGGGGTCCCAGTAGGAAGGACCTCCAAGCCGACAACAGCCCTTCAGAGGGTGCGGGGGTCGGACCCGCAAAGACCAAAAGAAAATTGAAAAAAGGTCTTGACATTTGCCAAAAGTATGGTATAATAAAGGTACAAAAACAAAGGAGGAACACAAAATGAAAAAGCTGGAAGTTGTAATGGAAATGGTTGCCAACGGATACCATCTCTTTGAAGAGACGCCCGCACAATTTGCGGCCCGCTTTTCTCTGGAACAGTTGGAATTTATGCGGGATTGTTTTTTAGGGAGAGATAAATTTCCCTAAAAAATTTCAAAAAAGGGGTTGACAAATCGCCCGGCCGATGCTATAATAAAGACAGAAAAAAGGAAAGGAAATGAAAAAAAATGAAAAAGATTTATGAAATTACCATCAGCCTTTGCGGCGAAGAATCTACCATCACCCTTGTCAATCCTAACCGCAAATTTCTGAAAGAGGGAAAAGCTGAATACTCTGGGGCTAAGGTTATCAAAGTAAAAAGAATTAAATAAATTTGAAAAAGGGGTTGACAAACCCGGTTGAGTCTGCTATAATACAATCAGAAAGAGGGAAGGAAAACCTAACAAACCAGAAAGGAAAAAAGATTATGTGGAGCATTGAAATCAGAAAGATTGATGGAGAGTGGGCCGATACTGAATTGATTCTCTGGAAGGGCCTGCCGGAAAACTACGAACCGCCCAAGGGCTGGAAGGTCATCGCCATTGACTACGAGGATTAAAAAATCCTCGTAGTTTTTTGCCCTTGTGCACTTTAGTGCTTTATTGCAATAAAGGCGCACACCCAGGCACAGTTAGCCCCCGCTAACGGCCGGCGACCGCGCGCGCAGGCAGTACAGAAATATTATACCACAAAATAGGCTCGGCTGTCAAGAGTAAAAATGCACAAAATAGAACATCCCGATTTGTGAGATTTGTCAATAGACTTTTAGCCGGGCCTGTGGTATTATAATCATGTCAGGAGGGGAAACCCTCCGGGCCCTCCCTCTGGGAAACGTGGGCAAGATACCCCACAAAGTACCAAGGGCCACCCCCTAGGGCGGGAGGTAAAAAATAGCCGGCCAGTGGTTCCCCGGAGGGGTATGGGGAACCAAAAAAAAATAAAAAAAATGAAAAAAAGGGTTGACAAACCCGGGCGGGTCTGCTATAATGATTACAGTAAAACAAAGGAGGTCACTTCCATGAAAATTGAATACATCCGGTTCCATCGGAACCTCTTCACTGGCCTGTGGGCCTGTGAGTCCCGTGTGTGGGAACACGGGTTGGCGAGTTTCGCCGCCCTTTATCCCGCACTGCGGGAGGAGGGATGGAGGGTAACCTCCATCGGCTGGGGCTACTAAGCCCCGGCCCTCCGGGAACAAAAAAAAAAAAAGAAAAAACCCTTGACAAAACCCCTTGCGGGTGCTATAATAAGACCATAGAAAAGAGGTTGACTTGTCCCTCTTGAGCGCACGGGATGCGCGATGACACCAAAATCCCAGCCGCGTCGGCGAAACGTGGGCGATACTCCCCACAAAGTAGCTAGGCCGCCCCCAAGGCCGCGGGATAGAAATGGAGGCCATCAAGTTCCCCAAGGGGCAAGGGAACGACCCCAGCGCCGCGACGCTCCTGCGGCTAGCAAACGGAGCCGGGCGTGTCCCCGAAAGTGGACACCACCGCCAGGGAAGGGCGTCAAGCTTCCCCCCGATGAGGCCGGGCAATGCCTCTTTTTTTGTGCATTTTGACGAATCAGGATTTGATTCGTCATTTTGCACAAAAATTTTTTTTCGTCATAATGCATAAAGTTAAGGCCCCTCGCACGCACGCATTTGTGCAAAATGACGAACCGGCCGCCAACGAGTGCACTGTGGCCCAGCGCAGTCGTTGGCAGCCGAGTTCGCGCCACCGTCAAATTGCACAAATTTTGGTTACAATTTGGTTACATTTTTGTGCAACTTGACGAATCCCGAAACCTCGTCAAAATGCACAAAGTTAGCAGCCGCTAATTGTTCAAATTGCCAGGTCCGGCGCACTTTAGTTCGCTAAATCGCTACAGCTTTAGTGTGCTAAAGTTAGCCTAGGCTAACTCCAGTTAGTCCCTGCTAACCGGAGTTAGTTCGAACTAACAACAATTAGCTTGTGCTAACTAGCATTACCCTTTGCTAACTGCTAACTTAAAAAAAGTGTTTTGAAAGTAAAAAAAAGATTGTAATTGATTGTTAGAGATTGTAACTCTTTTGTTACTTTTAATGTGACCCAGGTTACACTAATTGTGCAACTTGCACAACAGCCCCCAAAAATCCGCTCCAACATTTGTATAATTTGCACAAGGGGAAATTTGCGATTTTGTATTGACTATCCCGGGGAATGGTGCTATACTATAACCATCCTAAGGAAAGGGAGTGCTTCAGATGAAGACCTTCAAGATTGACCACGTTTCCCCCGCTACTAATAAGGGCATTGCCCGTGAGCACGATCTGTGCCACTATATGGGCATCGACCGCACCACCCATGATAGCGGTGCATATGACAAAGGCTCTGATATCGAGCTTGGTGAAATGCTCATCTCCGTCAAGGCTTCTGCCTTCACCCTTATGAGCGCCACCCTGTGCGAAGGCCGGGAAACTTATGATGAAATCTGGGCCCTCTATATGGAGCGCACCCACAGCAACCTCTGGGCCTACGTTACCGCCGATTATCAGGTCTATATGATGAACCGGGACGAGTTCACCGCCTTCTGCACCGAGTTCTGCAAGACCGAGCGGGAAAGCCAGAAGAACGGCGGCGGGATGAAAATCCGGTGCGCTAAAGAAAGCAAAAAGATGCTGGCTTGGCTGGCCGCCCATATCGGGTAAGGCCAGCCACCCGGGCGCCATAACCAAAAAATTCCAGAAGAAAAATCGCATAAACCCCTTGACAAATCGCAAAACATCGCTTATAATAAGGGTACGAAATGAATAAGGAGGTAACTTCAATGAATATCACTCTGTTTACCATCTACGTGGGCAAGACCCCCGTTTCCTCTATGAATGACCTGCGGGCCATTAAGATTCTGGCCGAAACCCTGGCCATGGTTAAAAACGAGCCTGTCAAGCTTGTAAATAACCTCTCTGGAAATGTTATCTTTCGGGGATAAAACCCCGAAAGAATACGCCAAAAGAAAGGAGAATAAAAAAATGAATTATTATGAGATTAAGATTATGGACCCGTTTGGTTTTACTACTAAAGTTTTTGCAAAAACCCCTGGCAGATTGCACGGCTCTGTAATAAATAAAAAGTTTGATTTAGATGATGAAACTACAATAACAGAAATCCGCATTTTATCTTTCTTGCAATACCAAGCTTATTCCCTGCGGTCTCCGCTGACTCAGCCCCATCTGTGGCATGATTTTAGACAGTGCAAAGTTACCTTGTAAGCACAGGGTAACTCGCCCGGGCGCTTTTGTGCAAATTGCACAAACTTCTAAAATTTGCGATTCCCTATTGACTTTTATAAAAAAATTTGGTATTATAATAATACAGAAAAGATAAAAAACCTTTTAAAGAAAGGGTTGGTCAGAATGATGAACAAGGCTATTTATTTCGACATGGATGGGACTATTGCCGATCTGTATGGCGTGGAAAATTGGCTCTCCTATCTAATTGAGAGAAATCCCCTTCCCTATGAAATCGCAAAACCCCTGATTCGGCTTTCTGCGCTGGCCCACAAGCTGAACAAGTTACAGGCCCTTGGATGGAAAATTGGTGTTGTCTCTTGGCTCTCTAAGGAAGATAACCCCGATTACAACAAGGTTGTAACAGAAGCAAAAAAGATGTGGTTAAAAAAACATCTGGCAAGCGTCCATTTTGATGATGTGAAAATTGTTTCCTATGGCACCCCCAAAAGTACCGTAGTAAATGAAATCGGCATCCTGTTTGATGATGAAGAAAGAAATAGAATTGAATGGAATAATGCAGGCGGAAATGCCTATGATGTAAATAATATTCTTGAAGTTCTGGGAGGTCTTTAATAAATGGATGAAAAAACCGTTAAAGAAATTAAAAAGACTGATGGTGATGGTTTAAATACTCTGCGGAAAAGGTCCAAAAGAATAGCTAATAAAAAGGGCAAAGGTTCAGAGTATAATCGAGCCAAAGAAAAAAATAAAAAAATTGAAGATTTCTGAATTGAAAAACGAGAGTGTTTCCTTATGATTTTTGGATTGAAAAACGAAATTGTTTCCTTTGAATCTACGAAAGAAATACTCTCGTTTTTTCATCTCATTTTTGAAAATAAATCAGCCCCTATTTTTATTTCATTTTCCAGAAGTAAATAGACCTGGAAGGTTTTTGATTTGAGAATTGCGCCGGTACCCTTAATAATAAATAAATATGTATAAATATTTTAAATTGATTTTTCTATTAGTTCCGCTTGTATAAATAAATACTGCGTGCACCCGTCGCACACGCACACGGCCCAGGGGTTCCGGTGTCGCGCGCTGGAAATCGTTACCAAATTTTTCAATGAATTTCCTTGTTCTCTCTTGACCCCAGCTTTTCCTGAAATTGGTAGTTCACCCGGGCGCGCCGTCAAAATGCACAAAAATGACGCAATTTTTGCATCAAAATTGTGCAAAACAGAGAATGCCCCCAAATTTTCAAATCAGTATTGACAAACGCGCCCCAATGTGTTATATTATACTTGTCCAAAGGGCAAGGGGCCCCAAAGCCCTAGGGACAGAGTTTCAAACGATAATTTTTTGAGAGTTTTTTCCATTCGTGGTTCTCACAAAAAAAATCAGAAAAACTGCAAAAAACTCTTGACAAACCCTTCAACCTGTGCTATACTTAATACATCAAGGGGAGCTGATAAACCCCACAAACAGAGAAAGTGAGTGATACTATGGCTACCAATAAGATGACTACTGTTAAGGCTCTGGAAGTTGCTCTGTCCTACGTTCCCGCTGACATGACGGATGTTGTGGAAAAGCTGGAGAAGATGAAGGAACAGGCCATTAAGAAGAACACCGCTCCCCGCAAGCCTAGCGCAAAGCAGGCAGAGAACGACGCCGTCCGTGCGGAAATTCTGGATTTCCTGCGGGAAGATGTGGACAGAGGTTTCCGTATCTCTGAAATCTGCGCAGGTGTTCCCGCTCTGAACGATGCGACTTCCCAGAGGGTGAGCGGACTTCTGCGGACGCTCTACCTGAACGGAATGGTAGATAAGTACGTAGATAAGCGCATTACTTATTTCAAGGCCATGGGTGAGGGGGTTTAACCCCCTCCCCAAAAAGGGGGTAAATAAAAATGGAGAGAATCGAACATTTAATGCAGGTATTAGATTTGACAGAGGAAGAAGCTAAACAAGTATTAGCTGATGATGATGCAATAGACCACGGGGCAAAACTTTTTGAGTTAAATTCTGAACAACAGAAAGTAGCAAAAAAAATGCGTCAAGCTGACCGCAAAGTATCCGCTTATAAATTCCCCAAAAAGGAACGTAAAGCAAACAACGCAAAACGCGCAATAATGGATATTCTCACAACCGCAATAAATGAAAATGGCGGGGAAGCGTTAGAAATAACCAACGTAGAAAGAGAGTTTATTTTTACGTTTGAAAATACTAAATACAAAGTAGTATTATCAGCCCCCAGAAAGTGAGGATGCTTTAGCGCTTCAGTGCGCTAAAGCGCCGCCCGGGCACTTGGAAAACATTTCCAGTAAATTTTTCTAAAAAAGGTATTGACAAATCCTCTCCCATCTGTTATACTATACTCAAGAAATGAACCAGGAGGTAATTAAAATGAAAGATTTGATTATTGCGATTGTGCTAATGGTGATTTTCCTTTGGAGCTGGAAAGAGCTGGATACTGCCGAGGATAATTACCGCCCTGTTTTGTATATTGAAATGGCAATGAGTGGGGTTTGTTGTTTATTTTGGGTGCTTCATTTTGGGGGTGTGTTCTCATGAGCAAGGCAAAAATGAAAGAATTTAGAACGAAAGTTGAACGCAATAAAACCAATAAATTCCAGAAGAAAAAGAGAATGAGGGTGAACCCCGTGGAAAATCTTTACAATGTAATTGTGGTTGCGCGTGGTTATCCTATGGAATACCCGATGGTAAATCTTTCCACTGTGCGCGATTTGCGCCGTAGCTATGTAGAGGAGCAGGCTAGAGATTTAGAGCTTTTCCTTGTGCGTGAATACATTTCCCAAAAAGTGGTAAAAGATTTGAGTTTTGAATTTTGTCTGGAAGAAAATGGAGTTAGCTAATGCTAACTCCTGCGCCCGGGCAACTGGAAAAAAATTCCATTAAAAAATTTGAAAAAAGGTATTGACAAATCCATTCCTATCTGCTATACTATAATCAAGGTTGAGGGGAACGAAGGTAAACCCCAATCAATAAAAAATGAATGGAGAATGAATAATGGCTTGCTTTTATACTGGTTTTAATTATTTCTGCCGTAAGAATGGTGTTTTCAAGCTGGGTGAAACTGGCAAAGACACCCCAGCACAGCGTCTTTCCAGCATCAGACAGAATGAACATTTTCAGTGTTTAGCATGGATTAAAATGCCAAAAGCTACCAAATCTGAGCGGCTTGCCGTCGAAGCTCATGCACGACTGAAAATGTCCTACTTGTTTGAACAGGTTCAGAATGACCATTTTCTTTACAAGATTACCCCTAACAGAAAGTATGAGCAAGCCCAGGAAATGGCAAATCTGGCAATCGGGTACGCCATTGAAGCTTGTGAGATGTACAACATTCCTTACTCTATGGGCACTAAAGAGTACAAGCGGGGTTAACCCCCGCTAACTCGCCCGGGTCGCTGGAAAATCTTGGTAGAAATTCCAGAAAAAACTTTTGAAAAAACCCTTGACAAATGGAGCAACCTGTGGTAATATAATGATGTCGGGTGAGGGAGCGCACCTAAAAAACCGCCAACAGTCGGGTGTTGGAAGTAGCCCACCTAAAAAATGGCTCCAAAAAAATCAAGAGAAATTCAAAAAAACTCTTGACAAACCCCTGAACCTGTGGTATAATAAAGCCACAGTAAGGGAAAGAACAAAACAGATTGAGAGCTGAACTCGTTAAAACAGAGAAAGGTAGTGCATACTATGACTAACAAGATGACTTATGTGAAGGCTCTGGAAATGGCTATTGCTTCCCTGCCCGCTGACTTCAACGAGGAAGCCATGGAAAAGCTGGTTGCTTGCAAGGCCAGCTATGAGAAGCGGAACGCTTCCAAGTCCAAGGGCGAGCGCAAGCCCACCAAGAAGCAGATTGAAAACGAGGGTATCAAGGCCCGCATCGTTGAACTGCTGACTGACCACGAGCCTATGCAGGCGAAGGAAGTAGCCGCCGAACTGGAACTCTCTTCCAGCCAGCAGGCTTCCGCCCTTCTGCGCCAGCTGGTAGAAGCTGGAACCGTGGAGAAGGTTGTGGAGAAGCGGGTCAGCCGCTTCCAGGTGAAGGGGGAGTAATCCCCCTTCCTTTTTCTTCCAGAGTTAGCAGCAGCTAACGCGCCCGGGTAAATGGGAATAAATTCCATTAAATTTTTTTCAATTTTCTATTGACAAATGCCCTGTGAAGTGTTATACTATACTCAACCTAAGAAAAGAAATGAAAGGAGTATCATCTAATGAAATGGTACATTGATTTTTCTGGTTATTGCATGATTGAAGCGGAAACCGCAGAGGAAGCAGAAACCAAATTTTGGAAGGGATTACGCCCGCCGTGCGAAGAAGCCTTTGATGATGTGTGGGACATTGACAACGTAGAATTGGCAGAAGCAAGACCTTTTTCTTTTATTACTGAATTTATTCCAGGTGTTACCAATCTGGACGACCTGTTTCCAATGAAGACGAATGAGGGTGACTAAGTCACCTTCGCGCCCGGGTGTTTGTAACCAAATTGTAACTTGACTTTTGGATAATTTGTGGTATACTATAATTACAGAAATGAGGGAGGTAATAACATGAAAGACATGGATGTTTTATTTTGGATGATTATGGGTGCCATTGGTATTGGAGCTGTATTTGATGCAATACTTGTTATACTCTCTCGGATTTTTGGTTGGTAAGGAGGTAAATTCCATGTGGGAACTGAATGCAAAGATTGTTGAAAATGTATTCGGCGGTTTCGTAAATTGGGATGAACGATTTTATAATTGTCCCGAGTGCGGCGAGCCTATCTATGAATCTGATTGGGAAGAGGAAGACTTTAGAGATTTTATTTGTCCTGTATGTGAATTTGAAGAAAGGGATGGTGACTAAGTCACCATCACCCGGGCACTGGAAAACATTTCCAAAAATTCCATCAAATTTTTTTCAATTTAGTATTGACAAAGACCCTCTGCTGTGCTATACTATAGTTGTTCCAAGGGAAGGAAACAAATCCAATAGGAAGGTGATACATTGTGTATATTATCTCGTCTGAAATTGTGGATACCCTGCGCCACATCTTTGATGCAAGGATTGACCATTGCGATGCTGAAAACTACATTGCTTGGACTACTGCAAGAGATATTGTAGAGTATGCGCTTGCGGGAAACTATGAGTGCTTGAAAGAGTTTGATTATCTAATGACTCGTGAAGATTGTGAACTTGAAGAAAGGAAAGTGATACAATGAAAGAAAAAAGAATGGTTATTTACTGCACTGTCAACGGCTGGGATTGTCCCTACTGGGAAAAGGATGGACGCTGTAAACTGGGAGTTTCTGCCATTGATGAATGTGATGATTTTGCCACATTCTGGAATCCTAATGAAGAGTTTTGGGATTGGGAAGAGGTGGAAGTGCTGGAATAAATTTCCAGCACACGCCCGGGTAACTGGAAAAAAATTCCATTAAATTTTTTTGAAAAACCTATTGACAAATGCTTTACCATGTGGTACAATGACTACAGTAAAACAAAGGAGGAACAAAAAATGTTCACTAACAAGTATACTGATGCTATTAATGCTGTGATTGCCTGCCTGACTTTTGCAAGCGTTCCTTTCACTGTTAATCCTATTTTTGAAGGGATGCAGTTGCGTTTCCCTTGGCATGAAGGTGATGTTGCTTGTCATGCTGGTACCTATGGGAGTGACAAGGGAATGGTTGAATCCTATCAGTTCCCTTGGGATGAGGATGACGTGACTATGCTGGAGCCCAAGAAAATGGCTACTAGAATTATCCAGCTTTATCTGGAAGGGACTTGGGAGTAATTTCCAAGTGCCCGGGCCCTGGAAAATATTTCCTTAAACTTTTTTGTCCAAAAGTATTGACAAATCCCTGATTATCTGCTATACTATAGACAATCCAAGAGGGAGGAACAAAGCAATGAATAACTTCAAGGCTAAGAGTGTGGGTCTGCGCCGTGGGCGTTACTGGACTGATTCCTATTCCAACAGAAACATTAAGAGAAGTTGTCGGCGGATGGCTCGCCACCATCTGAAAGCTGATTTGAGAAAGGAGTGTGCAAGATGATTCTTCATTCTGATTTCATGGAAGCCCTTGATACTGTGCGGAACGAGTGGGGCGATGAAGTTGTTGTCTATGCGTGCATGGCGCAGAAAACTAAAATGAGTTTTAAAGATTTCCTTGACTTGTGTACCGCTTGCGGTGGTAACTGGGGCGGGATGCTTCTCTCTGGTGTGCGCCGTCTGTATCCTGATGTGTGGGATGCAATCCCTGAGGACATGGGCGTCCATGCGTGGGGCACTATCTGTAGTCTGTTGATTATTCTGGGAGTAGATACGAGCGAGGGGTAAGCCCTCGCTAACTCTCCCGGGCGCTTTAGCTCTTTAAAGCGACACACGCACACACACGCGCGTCCCGATAACGGCCGGTGCCGCCGCGCGCAGACCCCCCACTAATTTTATCACAAAAACATGCGCTTGTCTATTGACATTTTAACCAAAAGAAGTTAATCTAATTTGTGCAAAATCCCATCTTGCAATTTGGGAGAAATCTGCTATAATAATAAATGTCAAGAGGGGTTGGGGACGGCGAGCGAAAGAGAGCCACTCCTTGAGAGTTAATGGTCGGTGTAAAATAATCCGAAAAAAGTTTTCAAAACCTCTTGACAAACTCCCCAAGCTGTGCTATAATACAAGTACAGTAAAGGAAAACAAAAGATTGAGAGCCGAACTCGTTAAAACGGAGAAAGTGAGTGATACTATGACTAAGCTGACTAATAAGACTGCTATTGAGATGGCCCTGACTTTCGTCCCTGCTGAGGAAACTGCCCTGCGGGAGAAGCTGGAAAAGATTGCCGAGGGCTTTGCCAAGAAGTCCACGGCTGAGCGCAAGCCTTCCGCCAAGCAGGTGGAAAACGATGCCATTCGCTCCAAGATTCTGGATTTCCTGCGGGATGATTCGGACAAGGGTTTCCGCATCTCTGAGATTTGCGCTGGGGTGCCTGAGCTGGCAGATGCTACCAGCCAGCGGGTGAGCGGTCTGCTCCGCACCCTGTATCTCAACGGCATGGTTGACAAGTATGTTGACAAGCGTGTCACCTACTTCAAGGCCATGGACATTTGAGGATTAGGCCCCATGTGGGGCCTTTTCCTTTTTCTGGAAGTTAGCGCACACTAACTCTCCCGGGTGCGGTTAGCCTATACTAACCACTTTTGTGCAAATTGACGAACAAATTTATCTTGACTTTTGGCCCTCTATCCCTTATAATAATAATCAAGGAAGGGGTGATACCATGAACCAAAAGGAAAGACTGATGAAAGTCCTTGATATTTCTGAACAGGAAGCGATGGAAATCATTGCCACTGATAAAGAAATCGACAAGGGCGCAGACCCGTTCCCCTTGACGGCTGAACAGAAAAAGGTGGAAAAGAAAGCAAGGCAGGCAGACAGAAAGCCTACGGCTTACAAATTCACCAAAAGGGAAAGAAAACCCAACGAAACCAAAGGCCATTTGATTGCGGAAATTGCTAACTTTCTGACTAACTCCGTTGATAACCTTGAAATCACTAACAAGGAAAGAGTTATTGCTTTTGAGGTTGACGGAAAGAAGTTTGAGTTGACATTGACGCAAAAAAGAAAGTAGGGGGCGCAAGCCCCCTATTATTCCAAAAGAAAGGATAAATAAAAATGAATAAAAAGCGTATTAAAAATTATATTCTGTTTCCCTTTAAGCTTATTGCGGCCCTGTTTCTGTTAGGTATTTATTATCTTTGTATGCCTGCATGGTATTTTGTGGAATACATTGACACGCATACATGGTGAGTTAGCTGCGGCTAACTCCCGCCCGGGCGCCCCGGCATTTTGCACAAAAACTACCTGCGCATTTTGTGCAATTTACCATCTTGCAATTTTCAAAAAACCTGCTATAATAATAATTGTTGAGGGGGTCAGAAACCCCAAGAAAAAAAAGAAGGGAATTGATACTATGAATATTCTGATTATTGATACTGAGACTGCCAACTGTGTGGAACAGCCTTTGCCCTATGATGTGGGCTACCAGATTGTGGATAATACCACTGGTGAGATTTTGGTCGAGCGTTCTTTCGTTGTGGCTGAAATTTTCCTTGATAAGGAAATGATGCAGAACGCTTATTTTGCGGAAAAGATTCCGCAGTATTGGGAGCAGATTAAAGAGGGTAAAAGAACCCTGAAAAAGCTGTTAAATATTCGGCGTATTTTGTGGGCGGACATGAGAGAGTATAACGCCTATAAAGTAGGGGCGTATAATATGGGCTTTGACAAGCGGGCCACAAATAATGATGCACGTTTTATCACTTGTTCTTTTATCCGCTGGTTTTTCCCTTATAATACTGAATATTTTTGCATCTGGAACATGGCTTGCAGTTCTATTTTGAAAACCCCCGCTTTTATTAACTATGCAGAACGCAACGGATTTATTTCTGATTGTGGCAACGTACAAACTAGCGCAGAAATTGCGTATAGATTTATCACTAATAATACTGATTTTATTGAAGAACATACAGGGCTTGAAGATGTGGACATTGAAAGACAGATTTACATGAAAATTATTAAATCTGGCCTTGATTTTGATGATTCTATTTCTTATAATTGCTGGCGTAAAGTTCAGGTTTATAGAAAGGCTCTAAAGGGGGAATAAATAAATGAGAAAGATTATTGAAAGAAAGTTTTTTGATGCGTATAAAGTGCATAAAAAGGGGGCGTATTTGATGGGGGTAAAACCGTATAATATTTTTAAGTTTTGGTATTGCTGGAAAATAAAATGGCGTTCTTCACTGCTTTAGCGCAGTGAAGCGCCCGGGCATTTCTGTAACCAAAATGTAACTTGACTATTAGCGAATACTGTGGTATATTATAATTACAGAAACGAAGGAGGTAACTTCAAATGAAGATTGTGTTGAATAAATGCTATGGTGGTTTTTCTCTTTCTCCTATGGCTTGTAACAAGCTGGGTCTGAAACATCCTTACGCCATGATTGAACGCACTGATGAGCGTTTAATCATGTTAATGCACGAGTATGGTTCTAAAGATATTTCTGGCTACACCGCAAACCTTGTGATGGTAGACCTTCCTGACAACTGTACCGACTGGGAAATTGATGAGTATGATGGCCTTGAAAGTATAACTTATGTCGTTGATGGAAAATTGCATCACGCTTGATGCAGTTTTCCGCCCGGGCGCCTGTAACCAAATTGTAACCATTTTGTTTCTACTTTGTAATTGACTTTTGGCCCCCCTTCTGCTATACTATAATTGTTCCAAGGGAGAGGGACAACGGCCAAGGCCGAAAAAAGATTTTCAAAAAAATCAAAAAAAGGTCTTGACAAACCCTCAAACCTGTGATACAATAAATACATAAAGAGGAAGGAAAACCTCCCAAACCAGAAAGGATTGATACTATGGCTACCAAGATGACTTATGTGGACGCTCTGACTTCCGCCATTGACTTCCTGTCCCGCAACAACTTCGATGCTGAGGTTGTGGAGAAGCTGGAGGCTTGCAAGGCTTCTTACCAGAAGCGCAACAGCTCCAAGGGTGAGCGCAAGCCTTCCAAGAAGCAGCTGGAGAACGAGGGGTTCAAGGTCCAGATTCTGGATTTCCTGATGGAGGACCCCAACCTCCTGCGGCAGGCTAAGGATGTGGGTGCCAACTTTGGCAAGTCCTCCCAGTGGGCTTCGGCTCTGCTTCGGCAGATGGTTGAGGCTGGCACTGTGGAGAAGGTGCAGGAGAAGCGCACCACCTATTTCAAGGCGGTTAGCGGGGAGTAATCCCCGCTTTCCCTTTATCTGGGAGTTAGCTTAGGCTAACGCGCCCGGGCGCAACTTCCAGAAAATTCCATTAAATTTTTTTCAAAAACCCCTTGACAAATACGGCCCTATCTGTTATACTATAATTGTTCCAAGGGAGAGGGCAAGGCGCCAAACCTCCCCTGCGGAATAGACTAGGAAGGGAGAGAGGGCCATGCGTAGGTTCCCCACAGGTTTCGTCTAGCGAAACACTAAAGAATTAAAAATTATTGTTGAGGTGATTTAGAAATGTATTACTCTGGATTTACGTAATAGAATGGGAGTAGAAGCCAGCCCGCCAAAGAGTGGTTTCAAATACTATGGAGGTGATACCATGTATCCTACTGGATTTATTTAACAAGCGTAGGTGGAAGGGACACCAACCTGCCAAAAAATGGTCCTACCCCAGGGGGTCCAAACCCCTGGGGGTTTAATTTTTACCTGCGGTTAGCCTGCGCTAATTCGCCCGGGCAAAACTAGACCTTTAAAGCTTTAAAGCTTTATACCTTTAAGGCTATAAGGGCTCACACGCTTACCCCTCATAATAGGGCACACCTTGAACCGCCGGCGCACGGGCGTGTGCTGGCGGCGTTTCCGCGCGCCCGAACAAGACCCCCATATGCAAAAATTTTGCTCACACGAGTGGCTTTCAGCGCCGCCCCCGCGAATCCCGAAAACACAATCTCATATGCAACTTTTTCTAACACAAATCCGACCGGTTTAACAACACCCCATATGCACGGTTTTAGCTCACACGCGCACCTATTACCGATTTGATTTTCATAAAAAAATATGTTATAATATTAAAAAAAACTATTTTTTCCGATCGGAAACACAAAAAAATTTGATTTTTAAAAAAATTTTTGGTATAATAAAATAAAAAAGATATTATTATATATAATAATACTTAGATATTTTTATTATTTTTTAAAAAAATAATAATATTTCCCCATTATATTATAAAATATTTAATAAAATAAATCAAATTAAATAACTTTTTAACTAAACTTTATACGTTATTTTATTTAATTAAATAGTATATTATACTAATCCACGTGCTCGGTAAAGATACTACCCCCATTTATATTATACTATATATTTTTATAAAAAGCAAATCCTCAAATTTTCTCGTTTCTGAGGTTGCTCTGGGGTGATTACCAAGCTTCATTTTTAACCTACAATTTAATATCGTTTTACCTCTTTATGAGTGTTTCTCCGTGAGAAAATCTTGCTCGGCAATTTCACTACCTTTTTAAATGTTTTTATTGATTTTCAAAAAAATTTTTGTTATAATATATATAGAAAATGAGAAAGGATATGATAAATAAATGATTGATAGATATGAATTGACTGCAAAGCTTACTCCTGTTCTGCTTGAAGCTTTTAGAGAGGGTTATGCTGTAGTTGCTATTGAAGATTCTGTTGAAGATGCAATCGCTATTGCCAAGGCACAGTATCATAGGGAAGAGGCTGAAGCCAAGAGAAAGAAGGAAGAGGATGCGGCCAGTGATAGAGATAAGATGAAGAAGCTCCTGCTCGCAAGCATGAAGGCACTGCGAGCTATTGATGATGACCCCGCTGCAAAGTTTGTCACTGATGAATATCTGGATAATATTCTGACTGATGATGTAGTTGACTTTGCTTCTGAAATTTCCAAGGCTATCACTAACGCTAGTCAGACTGTATTTGATGAAGCTCTTAAAATCCAGAAAAAGGAGAAAAAGAATGATAATAGCACTTCTCGTGTTTCAAATAGCAATACAGATCGTGACTCTGATAGTTATATTATCGGAGAGTGGCTAAAGCACCAGGAGTGGTAACAGTCGCTGGCATCGTTTTTTGAAAAACACTAGGTGTTCCGGGCGGTGCCCAGGCAACCATCTCTCTCACTACCTAATTTTCCGTATTTTTATAACCAGGAGGAACAAAATATATGTTCCTCCTCTTTTTTTTTAGTCGCTTCGCTCCTAAAGTTCTTTCTCCAACCCTTCCAACCACTCAGTATCTCCCCCACTAGTTTTTAATTTCTCAATATCTTCCTTTAGCTTAGCTTCTTCAGCTCTCTCTATTAACTATAAACTTGTTCCAATAGCTTCAACTCTTCTAGCTAACCCTTTTAATTGCGCGTTTAATTCTTCCTATTGCGTTTCTAATTCTTCTCTTAACTTATTTAATCTCTTATAAGTATACTACCTTAATTCCTCTACTGCTTCATCCTCACCTACATAAGGCACTCCTGCCAACTAACATGCATTACGCAACCTGCGCTCATCTACATTGCTAACCTACTCTAACCCATGCTTTAATCGTTTATATATAGAACTTTTAAACTATTTCATTTTATTTTTTAACGAATTTTTAAATGAGAATTTCTAACGTTCCTTGGGCTTTTTCATTTCATTTTTCAAATCGTTCCTCACACCCCCCAATAAATTAATATCCTTCTCATACCCTCCCCTTAATTATACTATTTTCATTTCATTTTGTCAATTTTTTTTGATTCAATTTAAAAAAACAACTTAGAGTAGATTAAAAAGCCCGAAGGGATTTTTAATCTACTCCTTATTATTTAAATAATATTTATATATATTTATACTTCACTAAAATTTTAACAATTTTATTAAAAACAGCGTCTAAAATTTTAACAATCGGCGTCTAAAATTTTAACACTTTTATTTAATCAATATAATTAGTCAAAAATTCTAATTCATGTATCAATTTAATTTCATTTTCATTACCAGCACTAATAATTCTAAATTTAATTAAACCAATTTTCTATAAAACATTTAATATATCATTAACTACATTATTATTACTTCTTGTAGTAACAGAAATTCCAATGAAATTTTTAATTTCTTCCACAGAAAATCTAAAAGATCTTTCATCATTTGCAATATACCGCATCATTAAATAAATATAAGTTGAAATAGAATTATCATTTAAAGTATTAACTAATAATTCTAAAGTTCTTTCTGGAATTAATGCTGCTACATCAGATGGTAATAACTATAAAATATAATCACCTTTATCATTTGGTTCCTCACTAATTAAACCTAAAGTAATTAAATTCTAAAATCTTCTTGAAGCAGTTTGTCTTGAAATTCCTAAAGCCTAACCCATTTTAGAAAAATTAATTAATTTCTTATTAATGTACCGAGGATGTCCAATTTCACCATCCCATTTTGACTAACTCTATAAATAACTATAAAGAATATCATGATATTTTTTATCAGAAATTATTTTTTTAATTTTTGGAATCTATCTTGATTCAACTTTACTTAATGCAATCATAACAATTACACCTCCTTTACAGACAATTAATATAAAAATCGTTATAATTTACTTTTAAAATTTTGGCCTTATCAAATAAAGTGTTAAAAATTTAGATAAAGTGTTAAAAAAATGTGTTAAAATTTTAGCCACTAAATAATTATGTTAAAATTTTAGACACTAAATAAAAATCCTTATATTTGAAAATCTTAAAAAATTTTTATATAATATATATAGAAAATAAAAAGGAGATGTTCTTTATGGCTACTTGCCCTTATGTTGTTCGTGTTAATTATTATGATGAAGTAATCAGCCATAATGGAGATTTACATCACAAGCATAATTATCACGGCATTTATGCTTCCTCTTTTGCCGATGCCGCTAAGCAGATGGAAAATTATTACGGCAATGATATTGAGAGCCTTGAAATCTGGTGCGTTGATGATGAAGAGTCTATTTTCTATCTGCCCGAAGACCTCGCACGCACTTACATTGAGAAGGGAACTTATCTTGATTGATACCTCGCTGTAAAACTTGCGGTCTTTATGTACCCGATAAATTTACTTGTATGATAATGACAGATGTAAAACGAGGAAAAATTCTCGCATCTGATTATTGTTCTCAACACACCGATTCAATTTATAGATGTGAAATATGCCATAATATTATCCTTCATCCTACTCTCACCCTCTTAGATAATAATTGGCATATTTTCTGTCCTAACTGCGCTGAAAGGGGAATTCGATGACAACACACGAACTTGTTCTTGATTTTAATAATACTATTTGCGCTGACCCTGCTGTTCGCGCAAACTTCCACAACAAACTTTCCTATTGGTGGGCTTCTATTCTTTGGGCTCGCTTTGCCAAAAGTGAATCAGATAAAGAAGTATCCATTCTTTATAATGAAAAGCTTGGCCGTTTTGGAATAATTATTGAAGGCAGAGCTTACGATGCCCTTGGCGAAATTAATTACAATGACCTTGATGATTATGTCTCTTGGGATTATTACGGCCATTCTAATAATACTAAGGCAGATGAAGTTCTCCGTACTCAAATTTATTTTCTTTCTCCAGAAGAGTGGAAAATCCAAGTTGAAAAAATCTTTGGCGGCACAAAAGGATGAGGTATGAAATTCTTATTTGTAATATTTGTCGCACTAATAATTTATGCAGAGATAGAAAAAACTATTTTAATGCGGCACTTGCACCCATTTTTAGAGTTCTTGGCATCCCTTTTTAATATCATTCTTCTAATAGTAATTCTTAACTGGGGCTTTTTAATTGTAACTTGAATTTTAAAAAAATTTTTGTTATAATATTTATAGAAACTTAAAGAGGAGGAATTTTTAGATGACTACTTTTATTGAAGTTACTGTGTTCACTCCCGCTGGTCATTGTGCCCCATATATGTATATGGGTGAGTTCAATACTCCCAATGAAAATGTGCGCTTCCTCGACTTCATTAATAATTGCCGTCTGGATTGCGCCGACCGTTTCCAGATTCCTTCCTCTTGGAAAGATTATGATTTCCAGCAGTGGTTCAATAATACTTGGGCGAGATATAAAGTCCTTGAAGTTTCTGACTGTTATTAAGAAAGGCGGTTGATACTATGGTAGCAAAGTCTTATGCTAAGTTAGAACAGAAGGGTGAACCCTTCACCATGAATGGTAAGATGTATGTGACTGTAGTTCTTAAGAATGGAGCTACCAAAGATGTGCGCTGGTATAACGAAGCGCAGTACCGCAAACTCTATGGTCTTGTTGAGGGAGCAACTATTCCTAAGCAGACCAAAACACAGAAAGAAGTTCTCGGTTTTGAAAAAGGTTATATTACCATTTATAAAGGTGCAACCTATGAAGACCGTGAGTTCTTTTCTGATTCGCCCAATGCTCGTTACCACAAGATATGGAAATGGTATACTGTTTCTACGGAAATTCTCCCATTTGGTATTCCTGACCATATCACCCCCATCAAACTGCCTTGGGAAATGGTGGGTTCCCCAGAGGGAGTCCTGTATGACGACAATACCGTTGAACAGGCAGTAAACTCTCTTCTCTACGATATGGATACCTCTGAATATCAGGGAGAAGTTGGCGACCGTTTAGAATTAGAAGTGACCGTTACGAGAGTAATTCCTATGGAATCTAACTACGGAACGGCAAATATGCATATCATGCGCGACGATGAACATAATTGTTATATCTGGATTACAACTTCTAAATGTTTGAATGCCGACACCCGATATAATTTAAAGGGAACTATTAAAGCGCACAAGACTTATAAGAATACCCGTCAGACTATCCTGACCCGTTGCTATACTCGTAAGATTGGCGGTGACGAGTAATCTATGAAGTGGGATATTTTTCTGTTTATTGGAGCAATTATACTCATTGGCGCGCCGATATTGGCTTTATTGATTACTGTTGGACATTAAAATTACCTCCAAAATAAAACAGGGGAGAGGAGTGCTTGCGCTTCTCTCCTTTTTTATTAATTGATTTAAAACAAAATTTAATATTAATGTAAACTAATCTTTTGGCTTTTGCATGAAAAGATTTTGTAGGGAGTTCTTTTCTTAATCGGCTTTACCGAAAAAGAAAGGAAGATTTGATGTTAAAGAAAATAAGTGTTTTGATTGTGGCATTCATATTTAGCTTGCCACTGTGTATCGCACACGCATATTCAATAATGGATAATCAAAACGAAGAATCAATTCAACAAACCGTAAATGCAGAAGCAGGTTTAACACCAACAGGGCTTTTAGAAGTCCAAGTAGACGAAGCAACAGCATTTTCTATTCCAGAAGCCAGCACGATACTTACAGAACAAGCTAGCCAAAGTCGTGCAGAGTTTGAATAGAATATGCAAGAGATACAAGCAATCAAGTAGCAGGAAAAGCTTGCGGCCGAACGTGCTGCAAAGCAATAGGCCATCATCGCATACGCCGATTCCTTTGTCGGTAATCCCTACGTATGGGGTGGAGCTTCTCTTACCAAAGGCTGCGATTGTTCTCACTTCGTATGGCTGGTTTTAAGAGATACCATTGGCTATAGCGAGGGTTGGACTAAATCTACGCTATGGTTAAATCGTGGAACTGTCGTTGATAGTTTGGCGAACGCAGAGCCAGGAGATGTAATAGTTTACCAAGGACACGTTGCCTTATATGATGGCAATGGATTAATCGTAGAAGCACTAAACAAACATAAAGGTATAGTGCATAATAGAAAAGCCGATTCTACACATTTTCTAGGTATCCGAAGATTTGTGTAAGAAAACAATGAGGGGAATAAGTCTTGTACTTATTCCCCTTTATTTTATTTTTATAAAAAAATATTATATAATATATATATAGAAAGAAGGTGAATAAATGAAATGGAATTAAAAAAATTACTTGATGATTTTGCGGCAGCGTGCGGCAATCGTAGAAAAATATCTTATAACCTATGGCGAGAATTAGCAAAATTTGCTAATGATAAAGAAGGCTCTATTTATTTTTTACGTCATCCAGATACTGAAAATAAAAATCTTTTAGGTGTTCTTTATAATTCTGAAGAAGCGTATTATTTATATATTCCTGAAGACCCTCTTTGTTCAACAGGTTATCTAAATCAATTTATTTATAACACTCCTATCTACAAAAGCTGTATTTATCCACCGTGGGGTGAAGATATTAATTGGCCAAAATGTATAAATACTGCAATTAAACAACAAAGCTTACAACAAGGTTCACAACAAGGTTTTATTACTCTTTGGCCTACTAAAGTAATTAATGAATTAATTAAACAAGAGTCGAAGTCAAAAGAAAATAAATGTCAATTTAAAGCGTCACCTATCCAAGCAGGTACTATTGAAAACATTAATGTTTCAAAGAAAAATGAATTTGTTGCTTCAACTCCTACACCTGTAAGTCCAGGAGATAAAATTAATTTCATTTCTTGTGATACTAGTGGTATAAAAATAAATGGAGATATCTCAAATGTAAACCCTATTGCTTATGTTAGTTCAAATATAGCCACAACTTTTGATGATATAACTGTGACTTGTGATGAAGTAAAAGAACGTCTTACTAAGTTAGAAAAAGCTATGAATAATAAAAAGGAGAATGATACAATGGATACTAAGAACATTATTAATTTTGATTTTGGTCCTGTCAACGATGAAGCCATTCGCCTTTCTCCTTATGGAATGGCGGTGCGCACTAACCAGAATGGTGATTGGCTAACTTATAACCCTGACAAGGGTGAAATGATGAATGTTAACATCTTTAATTTTAAGATGGATAAGTTCATTTATAAGGTGCCTGCGCCTCTTGGTTCTATTAAGCCTGGTGATTTGATTCTGCACCAGAAGATTCCTATGTTTGTGCGGTCTGTGGATAATGTAGCTGGCACTGTTGAAGCTATTAATTATCGTGATTCTACTATTGCTTCCATCCTTCCTGTTAAGTCTCCCTTTGGATTTAACTTTATTACTAAGGTTATTTCTCTTATTGACTTTTCTAAAATTAATGCAGACACTGAAAATCCTTTTGGAAATATGCTTCCTTTGATGATGTTTGGTAACCAGGAGGATGGAAATATTGACCCTCTTATGATGTATATGATGATGCAGAATGGGTCTATGGATTTTAATAATCCTATGATGATGTATTTCCTGCTAAAGGATAATAATTCTAATGATAATCTTTTGCCGCTTATGTTTATGATGCAGCAGTAAGGAGGATAAAATATATGGCATTAGTTGTTCCCGCTGTAAGATATTGTTGGTGGATTGTTCTTGCGATATTTGCAATTTATTGGTTGGCTGCGCGATTTGTTGCATGCCCTCTTTATACTACTTGGAGAGCTAAAGTAGAAAAAGATGATTGGTATTTAAAATGTAGATGGAGTCGTTTCACAAGTCATTTTGAAACATGGTTTATTGTAAGCGCAGTTGCAACAGGTATTGCCGTACTTTTTATGGTAATTGGAATTGGTATTACTGAAAGTCAAATCTATGAAAATCATCAACTAGAACCTTATACATACGCTATGTATAAAACTGAATATAATACTTTAAATCGTATCATAGAAACTTCAACTGACCTTGTTAATACGGATATTTATTATCGTATTAATGAATATAATAAAGAAGTCACGGCTTTCCAAAGCCAATATAATACTCCTGCTTTTGCATTTAACTTTTCTGGTGAATGCAACTGGAATGACCTACAACTTATTACACTTGAGGAGAAGTCTTAACGGACTTCTCCTTGATTTTTTTTTAAAAATATTATATAATATATATAGAAAATGAATGAAAGGTAAGGGTTGATAGATATGGATACTCTTTTTTCTCGTCTGACTGATAATGAAAACAATGCTCTGTTCCACATTCGTGAATTCAATGCGGATGATGCTCTCAGCTCTGGCTTTAATAACAACTCTCAGCTGTGTTCTAATGAGTATTTCTTGCGTTATTGGGATTCTGCCAAAAGGTCCAATGCATGGATGATGCAGATGTTCGCAGATAACCTTATTCTGTCTAAGAAGATTAAGTTTAAGGAAAGTAAGGCCGAACTGGATAGCAAGGCTTATGAAGTAGCCGATAGTTATGAGTATACTCTCGTGCGGGATTATATTATTGATTTGGTTCGGCATCTGAACCCTGATTGGGAAGATAGCCTTTGGAAAGATGAAACCCTTGAGAATCCTAGTTTTTGGGCTAATAGCCATGAATCAATTCATAATTTCTCTATTAGTGAAGCGCTTTATTTCTATCTTTTTGATATGAAGGCTATTATCACTAATACTTATGAAGGCCCTGAGTGTGAGTTCTTTATCAGCGATGAGAAGAAGTTTAAGCTGCGCAAAGGTATGAAGTTTGCTCGAATTCTTACTAAGCTTGGCAATGCTGTCATGGCTTATTGGCCTAATCGTTTGCGCGATGAAACCCTTGAAGAAGTGCGGCTGCGGTGTTCTCGCGTGCGTAACACTGCTGAGATTGATGCCAATCTTTGTTTGAGTATTCATCCTCTTGATTTCCTTACCGCCAGCTGGAATGACTGTGGTTGGCGCTCTTGTATGGATTTTGAGGATGGCGAATATCGTCGTGGCGTTATTGAAATGATGAACTCTCCTTTTGTAATTGTTGCTTACACTACTTCTTCTTCTGATATGAATCTGTATAATGGAGACGTTTGGAATAATAAGAAGTGGAGAGAGTTCTTTATTGTCCACCCTCGTTATGGTGTCTTTGGTATTAAGGGATACCCTTATTGGAATCAGTCTCTTGAAGAGAAGACTCTGAAATGGATTAAAGAGCTGTTAACTTCCGAGAATGTTAGCTTTAGCGACCCTTACACTTATATGTATAACGCAGGGGATAGACCTATTATTGAGACTCCTAATGCAGCAATTAATAAGATTGTGTTTGATTGCGGTCCCGCAATGTATAATGATTTCTATGGTTCTAATCAGTATACATGTATTCTGCGTAATGGTGTAAAAACTGAAGAGGGCTACGTCAGAATTAATTATTCTGGTGAAAGTATTTGTGTTATCTGCGGTGAGCAGAATGAATTTGAGAATGAAAGTTCAGTTATTTGTTATAACTGCTGTGAGATTCATACCTGCAGTAAATGTGGTGACACTATTTATAACCCCGACTCTTTGTATAGAGTTCATGACTTTGAATTTTGTGAGTATTGCTTTAACGACCTTCCTACCTGCGAAGTCTGTGATGATGTATGCTTGCCTGCTAATTGGGAAGAGTATGATTCTGCAGTGGAGTTTGGTATTGGTTATAGTAGCAAAGAAGGCGAGTTTGTTACCGAAGGTGGCAGACATCCTATGACATTCTGCACTTGTAATCGTTGCGCCCACAAACTCATTCGTATTAATGCAGATGAAACTCTTGATAATATGTTGAGTAATTCGCCTGCTTATAATGGTTTCTGGTCTTATACTCCTCTTGTTCATCCTAGTCGTATTAATATGGCAGAAGCTAAGCGCTCTATTCTGAGTGATGAGTTTTATCAAGAACTCTTTAATCAGATGGAAAATAATGTTGTGGAACATTATCAGCGGAATTTGGAAAGTAGTTGCGGTTTTAAGCAGCCAGTAGCACTTTCCTTTTGATTAAATAATAGCGGTCTAATTTGAAATTTTAAAAAAAATAATATATAATATATATAGAAAGTTAAGGAAAACACTTCACTGAATTTTAAAAAGGAGAATGATTTATGAATACTCGTATTACTGATAAGGACATTTTCACCGCTATCAAGACCTCTGTTGAGACTTCCACTCCCATTGAGATTGATGCCGAGGTTCTGCTGAATTGGGCTACTAAGAAGCTGGACCAGCTGGAGCACCGTAAGGTTAAGGCCCGCGAGCGTGCGCAGGCTAAGAAGGCTGAGAACGACCCCCTGACTGACGCTATCCTTGAGGTTCTGACTGAGGAGCCGATGGTGCTGAGCGATATCGCCGCAGCCATTGAGGGTGAGGATATCACTGTGTCCAAGGTTGCTTATCGTCTGAATAAGCTGGTGGGCGCGGATGAGCCCATCGTTGAGAAGGGTGAAGTTACTGTTAAGGAAGAGGGTCAGCGTGCTCGTAAGCTGGTTGCCTTCCGCCGCATTGGCTAATCACTTTCATTCCTCTAATCCCCGCAGGTATATTACCTGCGGGGATTTTTTGCACACACACGCACATATGCGAAGAAATCGCCTGCTGCGGCCGGCGACCAGCGCACACTTCCGCAAGCCCAAAACAATTTGCCCTTTTCAAATTTTTATGGTAAAATACAATAAGTAGATGTAAAAATATTTTTGAAAGGAGATTTTTTATGAAATATATGCAATCTTGCCGATAGACATTAGTTTAGCTATCTCAAGCAGATGAAATTAAAATGGATTATAAAGATATTGATCGCATTAGAGATTTTGTAACTGATACTTGGACTTGCGCGGTGGATGTGATAATTTATATTACTAAAGAGGAATAGGAAACTGTTGATTGGACAATGCTTAAATCATATCACGAAATTTTATCTATGACTATTGCTATTGAAGATACTTTTTTTGCGCCAATAGTCCAATAGAATGGATTTAAATGGTTTTGGTCTTATCCTGTTTCTACTTTCTGGGAATTAAGAGGGTTATTAGATTTAGGTGTAAGCCAAGTTTTAATTGATGCTCCTATTTTTTTTGAAATGCCAACAGTCTATGAATAGTGTAAAGGAAAAGCTGAAATTAGATGTATTGCTAATCAATGTTATAATAAATATATGCCTCGTAAAGATGGAATATGTGGAGTATATATTCGTCCAGAAGATATTCCTTATTATGAACCATTTGTATCCCATATAGAATTTATAACTGAAAGTTTAAAATAGGAAAGAGCTTACGTGCGTATTTACAGAGATTAGGGATTATGGCCTGGCAATCTTAATATTTTATTTCCACAATTTGGTGTTGATGTAGATAATAGAGGTTTTGATGCTACCTTTGGCAAACGCAGACTTAATTGTCGCCAGCGTTGTCAATCTACCGGCCGGTGTCACTATTGCCGCATACAAGTAGATTTAATTAATGCTATTGTAAATAATATGGACTGGTTAAAAGAATAGTTAAATTGATTATTTTATAAAAATATATTATAATAATATTAAAAGGAGATGAAAAAATATATGAATAATTCTGATTTTTTAATGTTTAAGGGAATCGCACAACTTACAGAACAAGAATTATTATCTATGATGAGTACATTTTTAAAAAAGATGTATGGTGAAGATAAAGTACAAGCAACTAATTCATATATTCTTGCTGAAGGAAAAATTCCTGTACTTCTTGTAGCTCACATGGATACTGTTTTTTCAGCTCCTCCTAAGGAGATTTATCACGATTCACATAAAGAGGTATTGTGGTCTCCCCAGGGTCTTGGCGCAGATGATAGAGCTGGAATTTTTATCATTATTAAAATGATTCAAGAAGGATTACGCCCCCATATTGCTCTTACTACTGGAGAAGAGCGAGGGGGTATTGGAGCTGGAATGCTTGTAACAGTTCATCCTTCTGCGCCATTTGATATTAAATATGCAATTCAATTAGATAGGCAGGGTATTTGTGATTCTGTTTATTATGATTGTGAAAATATTCATTTTGAAAAATATATTAATTCCTTTGGATATGTAACAGCATGGGGAAGTTTTTCTGATATTAGTATTATTTGTCCAACATGGGAAATTGCTGGTGTTAATCTTTCTGTTGGCTATGTTAGAGAACATACTATTGGAGAAACTCTTTTTCTTAAAGGATTGTATGCTACAGCTGAAAAAGTTCGTACAATGTTAAAGAAAGCACATTCAGCTAATCACTATAAGTATATCGCTGCCAATTATCTTTCTCAGTATAACTGGGATATCTTTGGTGGACCAGAGGATGGTTACTCTTTTGATAGTAGCTTTAGAGATATGCATAAAGCAAATACTTGTTGGAAATGCAAAAAGACATATACCCCTAATGATTTGCTTGAAGTAATGTCTAAAGAGAACCCTCTTTATGACCATATGTATTGTTTTAATTGCATTTCTGATGAGAGTGTAGGTTGGTGCAGATGTTGCGGTGACCCATTTGAAAAATCTGAAAAATCTGGAGAAGATGTTTGTCCTTTATGTAAAGAATATCGTTATCATGGAGGCTTTTAATTTTGGATTATAACGAAATTTTTAAGCAAGTTGAGGAAGTAATTAGATATTCTCAAGATTTTCCTGATGATATGCCTTGTAATTTATCTAATTTAAGAAATTATTGGGGAACAGGAAAAGCTCCTTGGATTGAATTGTTTGATAAACATCTAATTTATGAATATCCTGAGCCTGTTTCTTTTTCTGTTTCAAATGAAGCTAAGTTGCAAATGTTTAATGGCTTTATTAATATGCCAATTTTTGATGATTACCCTGATTTACAGAATTTTATAGAAGATATTCGATCTACAGAATTTTTTAATAATCATTTAGAAGCTAATTACGAATTTTATGATACAGATGAATGTGAATATGTTATTATTCCAAAAGGAATGAAAATTACTAAAGCATTTAAATATTTTCATTTAACTCCTGATGATTTAAAAGATTTGCAATCAGTAGCTAGTAGACTAATCCAACAAGATTGTATTAAAGGAACTTTATGTCTTTCTGTGCATCCATTGGATTATCTTTCTATGAGTGAAAATGTATCTAATTGGCGCAGTTGCCATAGCTTAGATGGGGTATATAGAAATGGATGTTTAAGTTATATGGCTGATTGTAATACTATTCTTTGTTATTTGCGGTCAGATGATTTAGTTAAACTTCCTAATTTTCCTTCAGATATTCTATGGAATAATAAGAAATGGCGTATGGTATTACATTTTGATGGATACCAAGATATTTGTTTTACAGGTAGACAATATCCTTTTGAAAGTGATTGCGCTTTAGATTATATTCAAAAAATGTTGAATGAACTTTTCTTTTATAAAAAGAATAGGTATTGGGGTCCATTCTCCGATGATGCTATTACTAAAACTAAATCTGGAAAAAATACTTTAAATGATTTAATTTTTTTAGGTTCTTCTGCAAAAAGTTTAAGAAATATTATAAGTCAGGATATGTGGTCATATGCATATCCAGATGTATTGTTTTCAGATAAATATACTCCTAAATGGAGTTATAAATTACCTGTACCATATGGTCGTACTAATTTTGAAGAAGTTAAAGATTATTATGATTCTGACTCCTATATAATAGGAACTTTTCATGATGATATTAGTATAATTATTGGCTATGAAGTAAAATGTCCCTGCTGTAATATTAATAGAGTAATGGATTCAGACATAATGTTATGTCATGATTGTTATCAAAAATATCAACCAAGAGAATATAAGAAACATACTAAATGGGAGTGATTAACTATGGCACGAGGCCAGGAGAGCAAAGATAACGTAAAGAAGAAAATTATTGAAGCTTTTGGTGCAGATTATGCTGGAGAGTATGATAAAAAACTATATGTATGGACTACTGAAGGTGGTGTGCGCACACAGGTATGTCTTGCAATGACTTGCCCTAAGGTATTTAGAGGAGTAGAAGAGACTACTCCTACTGCATTAAATTTTGATGATGATGGAAATTTTCCTACACCAGCACCTGCAGCTGAAATTTCAAAAGAGGAAAAAGAAACCCTTGCACAGCTTATGGAAAGATTGGGACTGTGAGGACAAAGTGGGTTAATTTTATTAGCCCACTTTTTTCATAAATTGAAAATTTTAAAAATTTATTATATAATATATATAGAAAGTTAAGGAAAGGATTTTTTCAATGAGTTTAGAAGAAGCTATTCTTCATTGCGCTGAAGTTATTTCATCTAATAATTGTCAAGAATGTAAGATTGAACATATTCAATTAATTGGTTGGTTAGCTGAACTTAAACTGCGGCGAGAAGGAAAATGGGAGGAGTCTAATGCCGATTCTCGAATATACTTTAATTATTAATGGTTCTATCGAAGTAGACAATGCAGTTCATATGCTCGATGAGGAAGGTATTTATAATCTTATTGCAGATGATGTAAATATGAATCGTCATTTAGATATGAATGAAGTCGAAGATCTTGATTATCAAATTCTAGAGTAAAAGTTTTTCAAATTGATTTTTTAAAAAAAATATTATATAATATATATAGAAAGTTAAGAAAGGGGTTTCAAAAATGTTTGATAGAAATTCTAAGAAGGTACTGACTTGTGCTTCTTGCGGTGCGACTTGGGAAATTGATGGTTTTGATGACCCCGATATTTGGCTGGAGCCTTGGCCGCATCTTGAATGTAGCTGTGGTTCATGGATTCCTGTGTTTTAAGGAGAATAAAATGGTTGAATTAATTTTTGCTTAGGTTCCAGATAAAACTAGTTCTGAAGAAAATGTCACTATGCGTTTTCGTGTAAAAAATGATATTCATATTAGTGCATTTCATTCTTTATGTAAACGATTTGCATTAGCCGTTGGTTATACTGAAAAAACAGTAGATAAATATTTTGGCGAAACAAGTTATGAATATTTAGAATATTAATTAAATCCTGGGGTCGCATAGCGGCAATTGCAGCGGGCTGTAAACCCGCCGCCTAAAGGCTACGTTGGTTCGAGTCCAACCCCCAGGACCAGCCGTTTCGGATATAAGTTTTTAATTCAAAGTTTGTGATGATAAGTATCACTCCCGAACAATTTATTAAAAACGCTTCGTTAGTGTTCTTTGAAAGAAAAATTATATAACTGTGGTATGCCTTGCGAGTTACGCTTTAAATTGTGATTTCAGGAGTCTCGCCATATAAAGAACTCAAGAATATCAATATTATATTATAATGGAGATGCGGGAGAATGGCCCGTTCTGGCTCATTGAGCTGATAGCATAAGACTGCTCTGAATATTTAAACAGAAGTGCAACATTATAATATATTTAATATCCAGGTTCCGGTAGAGGGGCGAGAGTTCCCATATGGGAATAGACAGTCCGTATCCCGCAGCTAAGGCGAGCTGGAAGGCGCGAGTTTCCGCCTGGGTTTTTTAAAGAAAAATTGTAAAATTTAAACTATAATGTATCTTGCGAGTTTGGCTTCAAGCTGTGATTTCAGGAGTCTCGCTATATAAAGAACTCAAGAATACTAGCATTGGTCACGCGCCTGACCTATTGTAAATCCGGCGTGGGGTTGAACAGGCGGAGAAAGTCCCCTTAAAACATACTCCGCAATTTATCCCAGCCTGATAAGGTAATGTGTGCCTTGAGCCTCCGCAGCATTTTAAATGGAATAAGGCTCCTTTATCCTCCAGTAGGCTCAACAGGTTAGAGCTTCCGACTTATAATCGGAGGGTTGGTGGTTCAAGTCCACCCTGGAGGACCATTCTTTCAATAGGAGAATTATTATGAAGTGGAAAAAGGTAGAAAAAAAGTTGCCTAAGAAAACTGATTATTATCTTATTTCTGATGGTTCTTTTTATTCTGTGGGTATTTTCTTTAAAGATGAACAAAAGTTTTTTGATAAAGACCAGACAAATCCTATTCTTGATATTAGGTATTGGGCAAAAATTCCACTTACTCCCAATGAAAGATTAAATATTCCACAATCGTTTATGTAAATGCTGTCGTAGTCCAACTGGAAGGAGACAGTAGATTCAAACTCTATACAGTGTGGGTTCGAATCCCACCGACAGTACCAAAGACATCAACAGCAAACTACTTATATGTAATTGTCAAATGGTTAAGACGTCAATCTGAAAAATTGAAACTGTGGGTTCGATTCCCACTTACACTTTTGGTGTCTTGTATTTATGTGGGCGTCGGTTAATGGTAAACCAGTGGTCTCCAAAACCACGACTCAGGGTTCAAGTCCTTGCGCTCATGCCAGACCAAGGTGGCTTATGGTCTCGGTGATGCTTGGTGGTCGAGCACCAGAAAAAAATACCACCCCGCAGATAGGGAGATAACTGTTGCCACACAGAAAGAGCTCGTTAGCCTATCATTTATTTTTTGAGGACAAAATATGAAAATTGAGTTAGAATATTCTCCAGAAGAATTAACAACAGTATTAGATGGATTAAATAACGCTATAATTGCAATTCAAAAAATTTATTCTGCTTTAAATCTAGGATGTAGAGTTCCTTCTGAGTTTGAACTAATGGCAGAAAAAGATTATGAAGAATTAGAACAATTAATTTCTTTTCGTTTGAAGGCGCTTTATAAATTATATCAAGAATTGCTAAATTATGAAGAATAATTTTATATGGGGGATGGGACTGCAAGGGGTGGTCACCTGATTTGCACTCAGGAAAACAGATGGGTTCGATTCCCATATCTTCCACCAGCTTGACAAGGTAGCGCAACAATAAGCTGACATAAGGAGGATTTTATGTCAAGAATAAGAAATGAAAAATCTGAATGGACGCGAGAAGCGCTTAACTATGTTGAGCAAATTGAAGTTGTAATTAGAAATATGTTGAATCTTGGAGAGGATATGGGCTTCAATAATGAAGATATATTCTATATGATCACTACGGAGGTTTATACTCAACAACTTCTACGGCTTGTATAAACCTACTCTTAAGTGTGAATAACTGAACGCACTATAAATTAGCGATGCGCGGTTAGCTCAGCTGGTAGAGCATCTGGTTTACACCCAGGAGGTCAGCGGTTCAAGTCCGTTACGGCGCACCAATAGTCGCATACAGCAATTTTTCAAGTGGATAAATTTTTAATGTTTTGATTATTAAAAAGAAAAGGTTCGAGTCCTTTAAATTTTCTGCGACTAGAAAGGAAAATAAATATGTTCTTTGGTTATTTTTTAATTGGATTAGTAGAGTTATGCATATTTATTTTAGCTATTTGGGGCTGTTATTCTTGTATTATGTTGATTATAACAGGAACAAAATTTGTCTTTCATAAAATCAACAATATAATTACTTTTATAAAGGATAAAAATAATGAATGAAATTTTATCATTTCTTTTTGGCTTATTAGGTTGTACAGCGCTTATTGCTTTATTTGTTGGACTTATAGCTATAATTATTTTATTAATAGATATTATATTAGACATTTGTACAGATGGTAAGATATCTATTAAAACATTTTTTAAGAAAAAATAAATGTAGGATTAGTGTTAGCGGCTAGCACGTCAGCCTTCCAAGCTGAAAGGGCGAGTTCGAATCTCGTATCTTACTCCAGAAATAAAAATTAGAGCAATGCGGTAGAGCCGGTGCACCGGTGAGTAGGAAGTCTACCCTGCTAATTTTTATTTTAGGTAAAGACACGTTAACTGCAATTATTCTTTGGGAACTGAATGTTGAGGGTTCGAATCCCTCTTTCCCCACCAATGGGGAAATAGCTCAAGTTGGTTGGTAGAGCATCAGTATAGAATTTTTGTGTCTTGTTTTTATAATCCTTAATTTGAAAATTTTAAAAAAATATATTATAATATATATAGAAAGTTAAGGAGGATATAAAAAATGTTTGATGATTTTGATACTCAGATTCAGTGTGAAGAGTTCTATGATGAAGATGATATTTATATCTGCCCTGAAGATTTCTATGAAGACGTAGTTATGGATGATTATGATTGGGAACTTTGGTCCAGAAGATAGAAACGATATGCCGCTGTAGCCCAACTGGCAGGAGGCAAATGACTTAGGATCATTACAGTGAGAGTTCGAATCTCTCCGGCGGTACCACTTTTTCCCATGAACATTCCTTACTTTAAAGCTGTTCCCAATAAGCGATAAGCCGCAGCTTCCAGAAGGTATAACGAAAAGGGATAAACCTTCTGTTTTATATGCGGCCCACGGTATCCTATATAACTCAACAATATAGGGAAAGGGTTCGACTCCCGAGGTTGCACTGAGATGTTATATAGTTTTCTTTTGGGGTTCCTTTGATTGTTTATGACTTTCCTTTCTTTTTAAAGCTAAAAAAGTAAAACGAAATACTAAACAATCCGTATTTTAAGTTTGGCCATTGCTTAAATATGTCAAACATAAATGAGCCAAAGTAGTGACGCTGCTACTTAGGGAAGGCTGCAGACTTCCAAATGCGTTTATGGTCCCATGGACAAGTGGTAAAGTTGGCGGCCTTTCAAGCCGCAGACGGCGGGTTCAATTCCCCCTGGGACTACCACGGTGAGCATGCAACCGCCATTCCAGGAAATGTATGCAATTTGGCCCCTTCCTCTAATTGGTCTAGGAGGTTGGCCTCTCAAGCCAGCAATGCTGAGTTCGAATCTCGCAGGGGTCACCATTAAGGAAAGGTATGATATACTATGGGATTGCCTCGTATATGATAATGAGTTTCCATATCCCTCGCCCAAGATGATATGGCTAATAAATAATATTGGCGTCAAGTGATGCGCACACTTGAAAGGCAGGAAATCTTTATCCGTTAAGATATTATTTATTAGAAATTATATATGACTCGTTAGCTCAGCTGGTGGAAGCATTTGACTGTTAATCAAAGGGTCGTAGGTTCAAGTCCTACACGAGTCGCCAATTCTATCTGAATAGCCAAGCAGCTGAACGTATCTCAGCTAGTCGTTAACCGGTATAAGGCGAGTAAGCGCGACACGACCGCACACTGCGTAAAGATAGAATTAAATTCCCACAGTGCGAATGGCTGAACGCACTATAAACCGGTAATGCACAAGCCTTGGTAATGCCAAAATGCAAGAAGCTTAATAGAAAACCGGTGAAATTCCAACTATGGGGTACGCCAGGTAAAATGGGCGGGCATAGCCGTTAAAGTCGGCAACATATGGTGGTATGGTGTAACGGTTTAGCATACCTGACTGTCTCTCAGGAGATTGGGGTTCGATTCCCCATACCACTGCCATATGGCAGAGAGAGTGTTGGTTCTCTTCCCAGTCTCATAAGCTGTGGATACGTGGGTTCAATTCCCACCTCTGCACCCAATAACTTCTTATAAAGCAGCAAAAAATTATCGGAGCTGCAAGAACTCCTACTGCGGGAACCAATAGAATGCGCTGACGAGCGATTGGGATGGGCTATTGGCTGGAGGGACCTACCGCTTTAATATATTAAAAGACTTTCCTGGTAAGAGTCTTTTATTCACTTGGATGTTTTTTCATTTTGTTCATCTCCTTTCTTTGGTGTGTGTTGTTTTATTTCTGCTCTTTCTGAGATTCAAGCGAATTTTCTACTTACCAGTTTTCATATATATATTTGTAATGCGGCCATTGCTGGTACCTCAAGCCCAGATGAAAAACGCAGAGAGGTAAATTTTATGTATGAAAGGAAGGAATTTTATATATGAAATTCTATTCAGAGCTATTGAACAAGTTGTTTGATAGTCAGGAAGATTGCGCTAAAGCAGAGGAAGCGCATAAGGCTCAAGTCGCAAAGGCCGAGGCTGAAAAGAAAGCTAAGTCAGAAAAGCGTGCGGCAAGGGCAAAGGAAGTTGAAGAGTTCTATAAGGCTGCTATTGAAGCAAAGAAGGCTTATAACGAGAAGCTGAATGCCTTTATTAAGGATTATGGTTCATTCCATTTTACAACTTCTGAACCTCTGCCTGTTTCGTCTTTATTTGACCTATTCTTTTAATAGACATGGGGGCCTGTCTTTAAATGGCCCTTTATATAGAGGATTAAGCCTAACTGGTAAGGCACCCGCCTGCTAAGCGGGGAGTAATCGTAGAAATGCGGTGTTCGGATTCAAGTCCCGAATCCTCTGCCAGCGCATATGTGCGTGAATTTTTCTTATATATAAGGAGACTATATTTTATGGTTGGAAATTGGGAAGTTAATATTAATGTTAATGGTATGCCCCAGAAGATTGCTAGCGCAGTGTCTAAGCTAAGTGAAACTCTTATGGGTGCTGAATATGACCCTATTGCTTATCTTGGTTCTCAGCAGGTAAATGGTATCAACCATGCTGTTTTGGCAGAGCAGACTATCGTAACTGGTAGAGATTCCAAGAATATTGTTATGCTTATTTTTAATGAGAAGCCCAATGAGAGAGAAGCTACTCTTGTTAGCATTGACCGCATTGTTGAGGGTGGAGATGCTCTTGGTGGAACTCAGATTAATGCTACCACTGTTATCCCCGAGGAAGCTATGAATGAATGGCGTACTGCTTTTGAAGGTTTCCTTGGTTCTGATGTAATTCCTTTTGCACTATTGGCAACTCAGGTAGTTAAGGGTACTAATTTTATTTTTGCTGCAACTCTAACTCCGGTAGTTCCTGATGCTAAGAGTAAGGTAGTAATTGTTACCCTTAATTCTATGACTGGAACATTAACTTTTGCAGATCCCTTTAAGACTGCTCAGGAAGCTTCTCTTGGTTATGCTTTTACTTGGCTAAAGAATGGTCTCGGTAAGCCTCTGGGTGAATGGCCCTAATTTTTAAATGAGGGGATTTGTTCCCCTCTTAATATGGAGGAGTCGCCTAGTCTGGTCGAGGGCACCTGTCTTGAAAACAGGAGAACGAAAGTTCCGTGGGTTCGAATCCTACCTCCTCCGCCATAATCATAGAAAGGAGTTTGTTCATGGATATTCTGTGGGATAGAGAAGAATATGCATATATAGCGAAAGAGAAATTATCTAATGGACAAACTCTTTTTATGATGTTTCAAGAATTAGAGGATACTAAATTAGATTATCTTAATTATAATGTTGTAGTAGGCGTTTATACTAAAAGAAAATCTGCTGGATATAATGAAGAAAATGCTTTAATCACTGGCCGTTCTCCTTGGGAATCAGCTATTAAAGGAATTAAAATGTTTGATGAAATGGAAAAACATATAATTCAAGAGACTCAGGAAGAAGGCAAAGGCATTAATATTTATGTTCATTGGGTTAATAATAAACGTAGAGATGCTTATTATAAAGTATTAAGTAAGCGGGGATATTCATATTGTATGTTTGAAGGCGTTAAGCATCTTGTAAAGCGCATACCCCCACCCACGCACGCATGCATATGAACATTTTATCTGCTACGGCCGCGCACAGTCCAAACACCCGATGCCCAAAACTAAAATCTGTTTTCAAATTTTTCGAGGTAAATTTATGAAAAAGATTCTTGAAAAAGAAGATATTGAAACTCCTGTGCGAACATGTCCTAATTGTAATAGTAAAATTTTATTTTATATTAATGATGTTTATTGGTCAGTAGACGCTTCTAAAAGATGGATTGAATGTCCAAATTGTAATTGTGGGTTTAAAATTTCTAATGCTAATAAAATTGAATGGCGTCGTTATTGGAAATTTTTTATTTGAAAAATATAAAAAAATATTATATAATATATATAGAAAGTTAAGGAAATGCCCCCGTAGCACAATTGGTAGTGCAGCTGATTTGTAATCAGCAGGTTGCAGGTTCAAGTCCTGTCGGTGGCTCCAGAAGAAAGGAAGATTTCAATGAAACCTGAAACTTTCATTAAATTGCGTTGTTCCACCTGCGGCACTCAATCTTGCTATGGAACAAAAAATGATTTATTAGATTGTAATACATGGAATAAGGTAAAAAATTTTCCAGATGAAATGGCTAAAATTGTAATTGATTATTATGATAATAAGCCAAAAACAAAACAAGAAATTTTAAATGAATATATAAAACGTTATTAAAAATTAAAGACACTCTCAGCAAACATCTTTAAATAAAGATAATGTCATCGGTTCAAGTCCGATTTTACAAGCCTTTTGTAAATAGCTCAAATGGTAGAGCGTATCTCTAGAATAAGGTGTCTTGTATCCTTGCTGGTCAGGGCGGTGTGCAGAAAGCAAGTAAAACACGGGGTTACCGCATTTATATAGAGGACGTAGTGTAATGGTAACACCCCAGTTTTGGGAACTGGTATAGCGGTTCGAGTCCGACGTCTTCTACCATTGAGACATATACAGCATTGTTTTCCGTAGCTTGGGAAGAGAATATTTTATATTCGTGTCTCGTTATCATAGACCTAATCAGCAACTATTTTTCTGGTTCAAATGTAAAAAGGATTCGGTGATGAGTTTTACAACCTACCAATACCCTAATTTGGTAGAAGCCCTTAGATACCGCAAATTTTAATTAGTTGAAGGGAACGCATTTGCGGCCCAGGGATTAGCGTTAAGCCTTTTAGGTCTAGTTTTATATAGTGGTATAGCGTAACAGGTAACGCAGCGGGCTTTGACCCCGTATTCGCAGGTTCGACCCCTGCTACCACTGCCATAAGGAAAGGTGAAATATTATGCGATTTATTTTCTTCTTACCTTTTATTTTATTACTCGTTTGGGTTTATAGTGCTATGTTTGAATCTTTAAATATTAAAACTAAGTTTTTTAAACCTTTACGAATTATCTCTGGCGCCCTTGCTGCAACTGGATTAATTTTTATTATTGCGGCTGCTATTGGAGGTTATCATCTGTGAGATATGATAGAAAGCGGTTACGCTTAAATACTCAGTCAGCTCGTGAATTTGTTAAAGAACTTAACAATTCAAAGGATAGTAATCTATGGCATATTGAAGATGAATGGAGTGAACAAATTATAAATGCTCATTCTCTTCTGGGTATGGTTTGGGCTGCTGATTCTTGGAAGCGCATTTATCTTGTTAATGATACTCTGAATGGCGAGTATCTTGAATTTATGGAAAAATATTTTTATTGAAAAGGGATAGGTGAATAATATGAAGGATTATCCGCGGGAGAAGTATAAGATTTTTACAGGCCCTAATAAGGTTATTGCGGTTTCTACTTATGCTGGAAGAGTAGTGCGTGGTGTTGCTAAGTGTGCACCAGGAGATACATTTGATATTGAAAAGGGTAAGGACCTTGCAATTGCTCGTTGTGCTGCAAAGATTGCTGAGAAGCGTTTGCGTCGAGCTGCAAATAAGAAGTATGAAGCTGAACTGGCTATCTATGAAGCTAATAGCCATTATGATAGGATGATGACTTATCTTGATGATAGCTATACAGCACTAAATGCGGCAGAAGAGCGAGTAAAGCAGCTAGAAAGAGATATGTAAAACTAAAAAGCCAAGTTATACTGAATAACTTGGCTTTTTCATTCTTTAAGGGGGTATGATATGAAACATAATTCTCGTAAATATTCCAGAAGAATGAGTTATTTAAAGGCTTTACGCAAGCAGCGTATTGACAGGGAGAGGTCGGGGCAAAGATGGCCTCTTTATTATAATAATTTACATCAATATTCTAAAAACAAAATTCATTGCTCATGTCCCTTATGCTCTGCAAAAACTCGTAATAAAGGGCGTAGAAAGCACAATAATTGGGCACCTTCTATTAATTATACGATTTCTGATTTAAGAAAAGTGGAAGCAATGAATGCTGCTGAAAAAGATTATTTAATTGATTTTTATTAAAAAATATTATATAATATATATAGAAAGTAAGACTTAGACAGCAATTTTTGCAACTCCATTTTTTATTAAAGTACCATCTGTTGCTCGGTATGATGAGTCTTGAAAGGACATTTTATGCAGTATTCTCAAAAATATCCAAATGCTAAATATCTTGAAATGATAGATAATGATATTTTAGTTGGTAAAGAATTAAAACCTTGTTCTTTTTGTGGAGAACTTACTAATTTTATTGAAATAAATTCCGAAGCTCATTTTTGTTCTGAAGAATGTGTCAATGCTTGGTATAAAGATTTTTGGGAACATAATCAACCTACAAGCGCAGATGATTTTTTTATCATTTGAAAATTTTAAAAATTTTTGATATAATATATATAGAAAGTTAAGAAAAGGCATTTACAGCAAATAAATAAATTAACAGCATTTGACGTTTAATCAAAAGTAGCTATTATTTTAATGCCTTGTTTAATATCGGGGTGTAGCGTATCGGTAGCGCGGCGGTCTCTAAAACCGTTGTGAGTGGGTTCGAGTCCCACCGCCCCTGCCAAGCGCTTTGCGCTAAACAAAATTATACATAGTATCTTTTCCTTTCATTAAAAGACACTCTCAGCAATCATTATAAAAATAAGTTCTCTAAAAACTTCAATTTTTTATTTAGTGTCTTGTATCTAACCTTTCAGTTATATGGGGGCGTGGTGGAATAGGTAGACACAACGGACTTAAAATCCGTTGGCCTTTAGGCCGTGAGGGTTCAAGTCCCTCCGCCCCTACCATTAATGCGAAAGCATTAAATTTTCTTGGAAAGGAATGATTCCAATGTGGGGTTTTGCAGTATTCTAATTACTTTATAAGGGGTGATTAGAATGAGCCGTTCCTATAAACATACTCCCCGTGCAGGGGATACAAAGGATAAGTTCTTTAAAAATTATGCGAATAGAAGATTAAGAAGAAAACAATTAACTCATAGTTATCAACATAAATCTTATAAAAAAGATTTTTGTACTTGGAATATTTGTGACTATGAAAATGTCGGAACAACTTTTGAAGAATTTTATAACTTTAGAGTTAAATTGTGGAGTATTTGGCATAATGAGCCATTAAGTCGAGATGATGTTTATCGAGATTATTTAAAATGGTTTCTGAGAAAATAAGAGAGTCTAACAGCAATTTTTATATTTAATTAGGAAATATTTAAAAGATTGCAAATCCAGAAGACCGCACTTGTATCAGTCGCATATAATTTTGACTCTCGCAATAAATCGCGTCGGGAAGGAAGTCAGCGGGAACTGGTAAATAACCCAATAAGAACTTATTATAAAAGATTTAATTTGGTTCTTGAAAATGGGAAATTAAATTAAATAGTAATAGTTAAAATTAAAGGCACTTACAGCAATTTTATTATATTATAACAAAAAAGATTGACTTTTATAAAAAATTAATTTTGCTCTTAATATTTAAGTGTCTTGTTTTATTATGCTCCGATAACTCAGCAGGTAGAGTAGCGGCCTTTTAAGCCGTCTGTCGAGGGTTCAAATCCCTCTCGGGGCACCAAATGTCTCCATAGCACAATGGATAATGCCACAGATTTCTAATCTGTTGATTCAAGGTTCGAATCCTTGTGGAGATACCATTTTTATCAATATAAAGGATATTTTATTATGAAAAATGATATTTCATTTGAAGATTTTGGAATGACTTAGGAAGAATTTAAAAATGAAGCTCTTGAAGGTTTAAGAGAGCTACAAGCTCAAGGTAAATTTTTAGATTTAGATTTTAATTATATAAAAAAACATTTTTGGGAGAATCCTCTTGTCCAAGAGGAAAACAATAATGAAAAAGGAGATATATTATGAATACTTTTATGAACGCTCTGAAGCAGGAATCTAATAAGACTCTTACTGAGAATGGTGCAACCACTTATAAGTCCACCTGCAATGGTCTTTTGGACTTATTTGCGCTGGGTGGCGCATATCGTTCTCGTAGTGAAGATGATTGCATTTTCCTTTTTAAGAAGGCGTTTGATGAGGACGCAGTCTATGCTCTTAAATGTCTATTTTATTTGCGCGATGTGCGTGGCGGCCAGGGTGAACGCAGATTTTTCCGCGTAGTGACTAAGTGGTTGGCTAATCATGAGACTGAAGCTATGAAGCGCAATCTTCAGTATGTTGCTGAGTTTGGACGTTGGGATGACCTTTATACTTTTGTTGGTACCCCTCTGGAAAAGGCGGCTTTCAAGATTATGAAACATCAGCTTGCACTTGATGTATCTTGTAAGACTCCTTCTCTACTGGCTAAGTGGCTGAAGAGTGAGAATACTTCTAGTAATGATTCTCGTTTGCTTGCAAATAAGACTCGTCATTATCTGGGTATGACTCATAAGGAGTATCGTAAGACTCTTTCTCTACTGCGCGAACGCATTCGTGTGGTTGAGCGTCTGATGAGTGCCAATCGTTGGGACGAGATTGAGTTTGATAAGATTCCTTCTAAGGCTGGTCTTCTTTATAAGAACGCTTTTGCTCGTCGTGATATTATTAAGGAAAAGTTTAAGTCTTTTGCCATGAGTGAAGATACTAAGGTAAATGCTAAAACTCTTTATCCTTATGAAGTTGTTCACGAAGCTATGGAGTTTAATGGCGGACTTTGGGGCTATCGCCGCAATCGTGGCGCAGATGCAGAAGTTGACCGTGCTATGATTAATAAGTATTGGGATAATCTTGAAGATTATTTCAATGGTTGTACTTTTAATGGTATAGCTGTTGTTGATACTTCTGGGTCTATGTATGGTACTCCTATGGAAGTTGCCATTTCTCTTGGTATGTATTGCGCAGAGCATAATAAGGGTGTTTTTGCAGACCATTTCTACACTTTTAGTAATAATCCTACTTTTACCAAGGTAGAAGGTTATGATTTTGTAGATAAGGTCTCCCGTATGAGCCAGGCTGATTGGGGCGGTAGCACCAACGTAGAAGCTGTCTTTAATGATATGCTTCGTATTGCTAAGGAAAATCATTGTTCTCAGAGTGAAATTCCTGAAACTCTTATCATTATCAGTGATATGGAGTTTAATGCTTGCGTTCAGGGCGGACAGCGTTCTACTAACCGTTGGGGATTCCATGGAACTCCTGTAAATGAAACTCTTTTTGAAACTATTGAAAAGCGTTGGAATGCAGCGGGTTACGAAATGCCTAAGTTGGTCTTTTGGAATGTTGATGCTCGTCAGGATAACATTCCTATGAGAGTGTCAGGACATGTTAGCTATGTAAGTGGCTTTAGTGCTACGTTATTTGAACAGATTCTCAAGGGCGTAACTGCTTTTGATTTGATGTTTGATAAACTGAATAGCGAGCGTTATGCTTGTATTCACTAAAATAAAAAAGGGGAAGAAGCTATTAATTTAGCTTCTTCCCCTTTTTTTATTTATTTTCAATTTTTTCTTCTAACTATTTAATTTTTTCTTCTAAACACTAAATTTTAGCACAAAGAAATTCTGTATAATTTAATATTTTATAGCCATTTTCATCTTCAGAAACTAAAAATGGCGCAATTTCTTCTACATCCTAAGCAGAATATCCAATATGTTCTTTATTATCTCTATTCACATATGACTCATTCCATTTAAATTTAATGGCAGATATTTTTGAAACATCTGGAATTATTCCTTCAATGTTTTTTAAACGAATATCTGAACTTCCTGTTACAGTTGCTTTACCATTTGCATCTATAAAAACACCTGCACTAGAACTACCTACAGCCGCAGTGCTAGGTTTATAAGTTAAATACATTGTTTCAGCACCTTTAGGTAGATAACAAGTACGATTTCCATTAGGATTAGCTCGTAAAACTGTATAATCTGTTCCAGCTCCATATAATACAAGTCTACCATAAGCATTATCAGCACCTTCTGAAGCAGCTGAACTTACTGCTGTAGCATTACCGAGATATAAACTTCCTACTCCCATAGTGCCATTTGCAGAACCAGTGCCTGCAGTTCCTATAGTAGTAATACACATTCGTGCATACTATTTATTATTATTCTATAAATAAAAATCTGCCCCATAATAAACTCCTGCCTAAAGATTATAACTAGTTATTAAAGTGTCTGCATGATAACCACTTCTATTATGATTAAAATAAAATTTAATTCCTGCGTGATTCCCAGTTGTATCATAATAAGAACTATATGGTTTAATAGTAAAATAGCCACTATTTATAGTACAATCAGCCGTAGATATTAAATTTTTAGCAGTTAACGCTCCAGTAGAAGCATTAGCTGTAATATTAGTACTAAATGCCGCCGTAGTTGTTGTAGTATCAGTCTATGTTGATGGAGCAGTTAAAATAGGTCTTTCAACATTGTCTGTTTTTATAGTCTATGTTACTTTAGTATCTGTAAATACTGCAGTGCTTGGAACACTCTTAGCTATTGTATATCCAGATGTTTTAATCGATCCATTCGTTCCATCTGCTACTACAACTTGATTATTTGTTGGAGTAGCTGAAAAATGAGTATGATTCACATCCGACTTTCCATTCAGTGCCGTCTGCAGGCCATCCACATCTGTCACTGCCGGAAGGTTGTGTTCGCCAAATAGATGATATATCGTGCTCGTGCTTCCAGTATAATCTCGCAAAGTAAGCCGATCCCGCAGATCTGCGGCAGCATTCCGAAGCACGAGAGCCGTCTTCAGGGAATTATCCCATGTGTAGTCGATAAGCCAGGTTCCATAGTCTATACTACCGGCTTCCTTGTATAGCATCATCCGGGCCCGCCCCACGCCTTCTTTTTCCGGGGCTCGCAAGGAAAAAGAGGGGAATCCGGCATCCAGTTGGATAACCACATCTCCCGTCAAGGTCCCACCCGTCAGAGGCAGGTAGGAGTGGGTATGATTGCTATCTGATTTTCCAGCTAAAGCAGTAACTAAATTTGTAACATCATTTAATGTTGGTTTATTATGTTCTCCATAAATATAGTATACATTCTAATCTTCATCAGTTAAATATAATTTACCACTATTAGTAGAAGCAGCATCGCGTATTACTAATCTTGTATATTGAGTAGTATCATTTATACTATAATCAATAATTTGTGTGCCATAATCAACAGAATTAGAAGCATTTTTAAATAATTTTGCTTGAAGTGTTTTGTTATCTACAATACGTGATAAAGTTAATCCATTCTAACCAGTAATAGAAACACTTGAACCTGTAATCGTATTATTAGTACTAATAGCTCCACTTCCAGCATCTAATCCAACAGAAGTTATCTTACCAGTAGTAATAAGTGTACCAACAGTGGTACCAAGATATACTCCAGTATCTGCTATAGATGTTACTGCTGTTGCGGTAGAAGTAGGAATTGTAGATGTAGCAAGTAGATATGCTTTAGTAGTAGTGTCAAGAGTTACATTAACTTTAGTATCTGTATTTGTAGGTACTACCCAAGTACCATCTCCGCGGAGAAAACTGGTTTGTTTACCCTTTGCAGGTGTAGGTACTATGCCTGCGACACCTGCAGCAGATGAAGTAGCTCCAGTCATAACTGTTAAATTAGTTAATCCAGAACCATCACCATAAAATTTAGTTGCAGAAATAGATTTATTTGCAAATAAAGTATCTGCTAAATATCCAGATCTATCATGATTATAATAAAATCTAATACCAGGATCTTCACCAGTAGAATCATAAATACTACTATATGGCTTAATAATAAAATAACCATGGCCTACGGTTATATCATAATTACTAGTAATAGCATTACCACTAATATTACCAGTAGTAATAATATTACCAGTGCCAGCATCTAATCCAACAGATGTTATTTTATTATTAACTGCCAATGAACCTGTCATAGTATCACCTGAAATAGAGACTTTACTATCTAACTCTTCTTCTATAGCATCAATAACACTCCCTAAAAGAGCATTATCTGGATAATTATCTAATAAAGATATTAAATGAGTTACTCCATTAGCATCTAAAAATTTTTTTGGCATACTATCCTCCTCTTTCTTTTTATACTATAACAAAAAATGAGGGAAAGAACAAATATCTTTCCCTCATAAATTATTAAGTTCCAGAAGAAGCATTTGCAATGGCAGTATCAATTTCAGCATTAGTTAAAGCAATAACATCAGCTGGTTGTAAAGCAGTATCCGCTTTTTGTCCCTAAGCTGCCGTTGCATAATTATTTGCTAATCCATCTGCATAACTTTTGGCTCGATTTTCAGCACCGATAGGCTCATAAGTAGTAGCTAAATTTAATGCAGTAATAGCATTACTAATTTGAGTAGCTACAGCAGTATTTCCAACTAAAGCTTCTAAAGCATCTAAATCACTTGCAGATGCATATTGACTTAAATTAGAAGCCTCTAATTGTGCTGCTACATATGCTTCAACATAAGCTTTAACTGTAGTATATTCCTAACTATTAGTATCTGTTCCAAGAGTAACTTTAGTCTGCAAAGCAGTAATCGCTGCATTCATTGCAGAAGCATCACCTGGGTGATCTTGAATCCATCGTGCAATTTCTTGTAAAGTATCTAGAGATGCATCAGCATCTTGTGTAATTAATTGTGCAGCTAATTCTTCATTAGCAATAGTACGAACAGATTTACTAGTATCTGAACCAATTAAAGTAGTTACCTGAGTTTGAACTGCAGTTAAATCATCTGCATCTGCTTTATCCGCTATTAAACCTCTGACCTCAGTATCATCATAAGTTCCGGCTTCTAATGCCTCAATTTTACCCTCAGCAGTTGTTAATCTGTTTCCTAAAGCAGTAACATCTGAAGTTGTAGCTTTTAAATCTAATTGAGCTTTTATTTTTTCCCATAAATGCGTAGTTCCCGCAGAATCTAAAAATTTTTTAGTACTAGCCATTTATTATTCCTCCCCGTTTTCTATAAATAAAGCATCTATTTCAGCTATGGTCATTACTTCTATGTCTTCAGGTAAAGCTCCACCTGTTGCAGACAATTCTCCTTCTTGATTAATACTTAATCCTGTACCAATTTTAACCCCTCCCAGAGTATTATCAGAAGCAATTGGTAACGTATAATTTTCTAATGATTCTAATTTAGTTTTTAATGCTGTTGTAAAATCATTAGCTGATAATCCTTTTCCTTCTTCTACATTAACCTTTTCACCTAGCATAGCTTTTATATTCACTACTAATCTTGCTAAGCCTTCGCTATCAACTAAATATTTTTTACTCAATTACCTCATCTCCTTGTTTAAATAAATTATCAATATCTTCTGTAGTCATAATATCATAATCTATTTCGCCTTCTAAAACAGTATCATTTAATTTAGGCTTATTCTCTAAATCATTATAATTTAATGTCTATAATACTTTTATTTCTTTTGGTTTGTTGGTATAAATTACTGGTATCATAGAATCTTCATATTTACTATATATTGGAGTTGAATAATAAACTTCATCTCGCTCATAATGATAAGGATGTGATTGAAAATTTTCATTATGTAAATATCGCTCAGATGCCATCATTTATTCCTCCTTGTTCAATATCTATTTATATAGAAAATTTAATATTTTTATATAATACAAATTGTCCACACACTCGTATATATGAGTATTTTTTCTGCAACGCGCGCCCACGACCCACATCTCCGATCGCCAAAATAAAAATTGCTTTTCAAAAAAATAAAAATAAAAAAGGAGGATTTTACTCCTCCTTTTTTATTATTCTTCTACAATTTCAGATTCAACTGTTTCAGTATCTTTATCTTCTTTATCCATAAAATTTAAAATTTCTAAATCATCAATAGTAAGAGAGGTATGCTCAGGCAAATCGTCAATTAATGCTTCGATGTTTAAAAATTCAATATCTACAGAATTTTCTTCTAAAGCAATCTCACTTAGTTTCATATTTATTTCATTAAGATCCTTAGAAAAATCTTCTTGATACTTTTCACGAACTTTTCTAATAGGATTATTATTTTCATCAGTGGATTCTTCAGAATGTTCATCATCCATATATTTTGCTTGAACATTCTTTTCATTTTCATCCCTAAAAGTCATAAAGCTTTCAGCAATAGGCTAAAGAGCAGTAATATTTTTCTTTAAAAGCCATTGTGTCTTTAAAGGAAGATCATTTAAAGGCTTTTCTTCCTTCTCTCTACACTCTTTATACCAAGCACAAATAGTTACAATATCAATTGTAGTAAATGTCTTTGTCATATATAATAAATTCTCCTTTATCTTTAATTTATTTTTATTATACAATAAAAAAAAATATTTGTCAATTAATTCTATATTAATTTTAATTGGATTTTTATAAAAAAATATAATATAATATATATAGAAAATAAAGAAAGGCGTATAATTATATGAGTGAAAATGTTCAAAAAGACTTAGTGCTTTCTATTAACGAATATAGTTATGTAGAGGACGAGACTAAGGGTCATGTTATTTGTTGGGTAGGCCCCTCCAAGACCTCTTTATCTCAGTCTGATAAACTCGTAAGATTTGATAAGGATGAAAAGCGTTTCATTCCTTGTTCTTACCGAGAAGCAATTAATTTATTTACAACAATTCCCGAAAACTGGTATTGTATTTTGAAAAATCCCGCAGAGGATAATCGTCATCCTAAGCCTGGCACTTCTAATAGTTTGCCAGAAGTAATGAATATTGGACAAAAGATTAATATTCGTGGTCCTGCATCGTTTGCACTTTATCCTAGCCAGATGGCTAAGGTTATTCGTGGTCATGCTTTACGCTCCAATCAGTATCTACTGGCGCGTGTATATGAAGCCGATGCAGCAAATGCTAATCGTGGCGTGGTTTATGATTCCGAAGGCAAGGAAATTGAAAATTCTTCTGATACCTATGTCAATGGTCAAATTCTGGTTATTAAAGGTACAGAAGTTTCTTTCTATATTCCACCTACTGGCATTGAAGTTATTCCTATCAACAATGATGATAATAATGGATATATTCGTGATGCAGTTACTTTAGAGCGTTTGGAGTATTGCATCCTGAAGGATGAAGATGGTAATAAAAGATATGTTCACGGCCCCCAGGTTGTATTCCCTGAGCCTACTGAAACTTTTGTGACTTCTCCAAAAGGTGGCTATATTTTCCGTGCTATTGAATTGTCTAAAATTACTGGTCTGTATGTCAAGGTAATTGCAGAATATATTGACCTTGATGGAACTAAGCACCCTGTTGGTGAAGAACTATTTATTACCGGCGAAGACCAGATGATTTATTATCCTCGTCCAGAACACGCAATCATCTCTTATGATGGTAAGCTGGTTCATCACGCTATCGCTATTCCCAAGGGTGAAGGCCGCTATATTATGAATCGCATGACAGGTGAAATTACAACTGTCAAGGGTCCTCTTATGTATCTCCCTGACCCTCGTACTGAAGTAGTTGTCAAGCGCAAACTGAGCCAGAAGGAATGTAGCCTGTGGTATCCTGGCAATAATGCTGTTGCCGAATATAATTATAGGCTCAATGAAAAGAGTGTTGAAAAAGGCGCAATAAAATCCACCACTATGGATATGCTGAATATGGCTGGTGCTTCTTATAGTGTGGATTATAACACTCTCGCAAATCTAGAAACTAATGCAAATATTTCTCGTGGTACAAGCTATACTAAACCTCGCACTATTACACTTGATAATAGATTTGAAGGCGTGGTTAATGTTGACGTATGGACTGGCTATGCAGTCAATGTTGTATCCAAGAGTGGAGAACGTAGAGTTGTGTGCGGCCCCCAATCCGTAATGCTTGATTATGACCAAACCCTGGAAGAGTTGACCTTAAGCACAGGCAAGCCTAAGACTACTGACAACACCATCTCTACAGTTTTCTTGCGCCATGAGAATAATAAGGTTACGGATATTGTAACTCTGGAAACCAAGGACTTCGTCCAGTGCCAGGTGAAATTGTCCTATGATATTTCCTTCGACAAAGAGCATCAGGATAAATGGTTTGCAGTAGATAATTATGTAAAATTCGCCTGTGACCGTATGCGCTCTATCCTCAAGAATATTGCTAAGAAATATTCTATTGACGAGTTCTATGCTCAGTATGTAGATATTATCCGCAATGCCGCAATCAATTATACTCCTGACGCCAAGGAAGGAGACAAGTGGGGCCGTTTCTTCCATGAAAATGGTATGAGAATTTTTGATTGCGAAGTTCTTAGCTTTCAGGTTGAAGCCCCTATTGCCGAAATGCTGGAAGAGCATCAGAGTGAGCTAGTTCAGCGTCAGCTGGAACTTTCTGTAGCTGACCAGCGCGTAATTACTGCTAAGAAGCTGGCTGAGGCAGAAAAGGCAGAGAATGAAGTTGCCACTCAAAAGGTTATCAATAAGATGAATCTTCAAAGAGAAGAGGCAATTCGCAAAATGGATATTACAAGCGAAATTAATCGCTTGAAGGAAGCTGAAGAAATCGCGGTTAAGCAGGCTGAGGAGGATATGCAGACAGTTCTTGATGCAATCCAAGCTGCAGAGCTACGTCGCAAAGAAAATGAAATTAATCAAGAGTTAACACGTAAGAATGCTGAAGCTGCACTTGAAAAGGCTAAGCAGGATGCATATGCCGCAACTGTTGCAAAGATTATGGAGTCTATCTCTCCTGGTCTAATTGAAGCCCTTATGTCCAATGCAAATGTGAATATGATGAATGGTCTTACTCATGCTGTAGGCCCGTATGCAATTGCTGAGAAGGAGTCTATTGCAGATATAACTAACAAGTTGCTGCGCGGTATGCCTCTAGAAAGCGCACTAGAAAAAATTATCCAGAAAGATAAAGATGTAGAGTAAAATCTCTTGTCTCTTTTCCCTAAGAGAGTGGTGTAAAAACCACTCTCTTGATTTTTATATAAAAATATAATATAATATATATAGAAAATAGAAAGGATTGATATTATGACTAATAAAGAAATGATTATTGATATTCTTAAAGACCATTCTTGCCTTACTGCGCAGGAAATTAAAGGATTTGTAAATCGTAAATATAATATAATTATTTCTAATCAATCCATCAGTGGCGCTTTACGTCCTGTAATTGCGGCAGGTCAAGTTGAAAAAGGCATTTCTCCTTATAATAATAAATCAGTTTATTGGCTTACATCTTTTGGGAAAGAGGTGTTTAAATGAATTATCATGATAATGTTTGGATTAGCCAAAAGATGAAAGAACATTTACAAGAAGCAAAAGAAACTTTAAAAGATAGGCCGATTGTAGTTTTAGCTTGTCAAGGTAGTCAAAACTATGGATTAGACTATGAAGATTCTGATTTTGATACTAAATGCATTACTGTACCTACATTTAAAGAAATTGCATTAAATAAAAAGGCTTTATCTACAACTCATATTCGAGAAAATAATGAACATATTGATTTAAAAGATATTAGACTTTATATTCAGACTTTTAGAAAACAAAATTTAAATTTTCTTGAAATTTTGTTTACCCATTATTATGTTTGTCCTATGAATAATTTTATTAATTTTTATAATGAATGGGGCAAATTAATTGATAATCGTGAAAAAATTGCTCATATGAATCCTTTGCGCGGTTTTAGTTCTATGAAAGGTATTGCTGCAGAAAAATATCATGCATTAGAACATCATTATCCTTCTCGTATGCATATGATTGAAAAATTTGGATATGATCCAAAACAGCTTCATCATCTTTTGCGCATTGATGAGTTTATGAAACGATTTTATAATGGTGAATCTTATGAAGATTGTTTAATTTCTGACTATCCAGATTATTTAATTGATATTAAAAAAGGGTTATTTAGTTTAGATGAAGCAAGAGATATTGCTAATACTACTATGACTGAAATAGAAAATCTTTATAATAAAGCAAAAAACACTTTAAATAATAAAGAAGATAAAGAAATGGTAGAGTTACTTGAAGAGGTTTCATATAATATTATGAAAATTTCAATAGAAAATGAATTAGGAGTATAACTATGACAAAATGGATTAAATCTAAAATGAAATTAGATTTTAATACTGAAAGATGCTCTAATTGTAATTACACTCCTAATCCTGGTACTTATCCAGAAAGAAGTTATTGGTGTGGTAACTATTGTGCTCGTTGCGGTAAGAAGATGGCAAATCCACATTACCACATAATTAAAATAGACTATAATTAAAAGAAGGTGATGATAGTGATTAATCGTTGGTTAATCACAGGTTAGCGATACCCACGCAAACTTTACACGATTTAAAAATTATAATAAGGAGATGCAGAATGATGAAACTTTGGGCATTGTGGTCCTCGGCGATTTGGGGATCAACTTTACCCTTGGAGAAGGGGACAGCCAACTCAAAAACTTCCTGGATAAACGATATAAATTTACCATCTACGGCGTGCGAGGAAATCACGAAGCCCGCCCGCAGGATGTGCCAGGGATGGAGTTGGTCTATGATGAAAATGTTAAAGGAGAAGTTTATCTCCAAAAGAAATGGCCAAAGTTAAGATACTTTAAAGATTGGGGCTTTTATCAATTTGGTGATTATAAAGTTGCTATAATTGGTGGAGCTTATAGCGTTGATAAATATTATAGATTAGCTAACGGTTTGCGCTGGTTTGAAAATGAACAATTATCCACAGAAGAAATGATTAAATGCACTAGAGATTTTACTAATCAAAAAGTAGATTTAGTGCTTACTCATACTTGCCCCATTGCTTGGGAACCTTCTGATTTATTCTTACCTTCTATTAATCAATCTACCGTTGATAAAAGTATGGAATTATTTTTAGAAGAGTTAGCGCAAGTTTTTGAATGGAATGTTTGGTGCTTCGGTCATTATCACTGTAATCGCATTGAACGTCCGCATATAGAACAACTTTATACTGATATGGAAGATTTAGATACTCTTATGGAAAGATGGTATGCATATGATGAAGATGGAGAATTAGAATGGTGGTTAGTAAAATCTCCTAATTACTATATGGAAGATTATATTAACCCATATTGTATTAAAGGAGATAATAATGTTTGAGGTTATCGCACAAAGAGAATATTTAACGACTTTGCCTTGGTATGTATCTTTTATACTTATTCTTTTAGCTACTTTTGCTTTATTTACTTGTATGGCTTATTCATATATAGGAATTAATTTTTTTAAAGAAAAAAAATATTTTTTAGCTTTTTTAGCTATAGGTTTTGCAATTGGAGTAGTTGTAGTTAGCTATAGCCTTGTTCAAGATACATTAAATCGTTATAAAGAAGTAGAATATATAGCTAAAATACATGATTCAGCATCGTATAACTCTATAACTAAAAATTATATTATTATTCCACAAGAAGATGGTACTGTAATTTTAAGGCCAGTAAAAGGAGATTAATATGGAAAAAATGTATCTTATTAGTAAAGAAGAACTTCTTGATTTGCTCATAGCTTGGCATAGAATAAATTGCGGTGATTGCTATGGTATAGATAATTGGCCTGGTTGGGATTATGGTAGACGAGAATATTTGGAACAATGGTGTCGTGAAAATGAAATTCCTTATGAAGAGGGCTTTTCATTTGAAGATATTGCAAAACACGAACTTAAAAGTTACGAGGAGACTGAATTAGCATGGACTTAAATTTCCCTGAAGGTGTTCATTTTTTAACTTCTGAAGCTTATCATGCTGGTACTTATTGGGGTATTAACATTGGTGGAATTATATTTACCATTATTGCTATTATAGGACTTGTTATAATTATTGGGAGTTTAATACGCTCTGGTCCTGATGAGTTTTTTATTATAATAGGTCTTTGGATATTTATATTATTTGGAATTTTTGCTTTAATTGCATACGGTGCGAATCCAATATATAATACTCAATATCTTGTAACAGTAGAACAATATGTTCCATATAGCGAAATTCAAAAAGAATATGAAATAGTTAGTTCAAAAGATAATATAGTTACTCTGCGGCCTCTCACTCCTGTGCCGTGGGAAGAAGATAAGGAGTCTAACTAAAAGACTCCTTATTTTATTTTTATAAAAATTTATAGTATAATATATATAGAAAGTTAAGAAAGGATGATAAATATGGTTCTATGGATTGATGATATTCGTCCTGCGCCAAAAGATGGAAAGGATTATATTCGTTGTTTCTCAGTATGGGATGCTATGGATCGCATCAGTGCTATTGAAAATTTAAGATATTTAGGTCATTTAAATGAAGAAATTGAATATTTAGATATGGACCATGACGCAGGAGATTACGCTGATGAAGGTGGAGATTATATTAATCTTTTAACTTGGCTTGAAGAATGTGGAATGAATTATCCTATTAAAATTCATTCTATGAATTCTGTTGGTGTAGAAAATATGAGACGTATTATTCAACATAATGGTTGGAAGGAGATTTATTAATGACAGGTGAAATTTCTATTACTGCAAATGAGTTGAAAAAGATTCTTTCAGAATACTACCATGTAAATGCTTATTCCATAGATATTTCTCAACGAACAAATGATTCTGTTATTGAATATGAAGGTAAAATTGTTATGAAGATTTCTAAACCTCCAGAAACTACAATTACCATTAAATTTTAAAACATATGATAGATTTTTTAAAAGGATGTAGAAAACAAATGACTGGCACAATTAAACTAAGTTCTCAAGATTTAAAAGATATCTTAACTGAACGTTTTAAAATTGATTTTACAACTATTACAATAGAAGATTCAAATGACAATGATGCCCCTCTTATTGAAGTAACTGCAGACCAACGGATAGAAGAATATTATATTAGCGCACATGAAAAAATTCAACACTTATTACCTATTACAAAACGAACTACTATTACATTTAAATATTAAGGAGTGGTCCTATGGATTTTTATCTTGATTTTGAAGCTACTCAATTTAAAAGTAATATTATTGCTATTGGATGTTCATGTGAATATGGCGATTTTGATTGCCTCGTGCGGCCACCACGCAAAGATCATATTACCCCTTTCATTACCAACTTAACAGGTATCTCTAAAGAAATGGGAAAAGATGCTTTAGATGCCGAAGAAGCTTTTAATGATTTTTTCTCTTGGATTTCTATTATTCTTATGGACAATCCTGAGCCTTCTTTTTTTCACGTTTATGGAGATATGGATAAAATCTTTTTAGAGAAGACTGCTCAACAAATTGCGGATAAAGAATTAAAAAAGCAAATTCTTACTCTTGCAGAATCTCTTATTGATGATTCTATTAAAGTAAGAAAATATTTTAATGTAAAAAGTATCGGAGTTCATCAAGCATTATCTTATTTTAAATCTGATTTATCTGAGCAAACACATGATCCTTTAGATGATGCTATTCTTTTAAAGGATTTAATGGATTTTATTTATATTAGTCAGCCCCCTGAGACCTGTCCTTTCCCTGAAAAAGAAGCTCATAAACCTGAACCTATTGAAGAAATTATAATTCCTAAAAAGGATTATTATATTAAAACTCGTCATAGTAACGACCCTAAAGCTAAACCACATACATTTTATTCTTATAAAGAAGCTATTAATTGGGCTTGGAGTAAAATTAAACATAATCATCCAGAAGCACAATATAAAACAGTTGAAAAAAAAGTTATAAAAGCAATAAATAAAAAAACTACTTATTTAGGTTGGTATTTTGATAAAATTTATATTAATGAGGAGGAAAATTAAATGAGCGAGCATTGCGGTTATGTAGTAAAAATTAATGAACTTCATCCTCATTCTAATGCGGATAGACTTCAGTGTGCGGTTATTTTTGGTCAAAATGTAATTGTTGGACTCGATGTTCAGCTTGGTGATTTTGGTATTTTCTTCCCAACTGACCTCCAGTTAAGCCAAGAGTATTGTGATTATAATAATCTCGTGCGCAAGAAGGATGAAAATGGTAATAATATTGGAGGTTATCTTGACCCTAATAAGCGCAATATTCGCGCAATGAAACTGCGTGGTGAGCGTTCTGAAGGTTTGTTTATGCCTCTAGAATCTCTTGCTTATACTGGTGAAATTAAATTTGAAATTGGCGATCATATTGATGTAGTTAATGGTCATGATATTTGTCGTAAGTATATTCCTAGAGGTTCTAATAGACATTCTGGAGTAAAGGGTAATAAAGGTCGTAAGACCACTGTAGATATTGCTCCTCTTTTTGCTCAGCACGTTGATACTGAACAGCTTGCTTATCATCTTGGAGATTTTAAGCAAGGAGATTTAATTGAAATTACCCTTAAGGTACATGGCACTTCTCAGAGAACTGGTTATCTACCAAAGCTTTCAGGCTATAAGCGTACTCTGCTGGACCGTATTTTGCGGCGGGATGGTACTCCTATTTATGAATATGGTTATGTAACTGGTACTCGTAGAACTGTTCTTAATGATTTTGAAAAGGGCGGATACTATGGTGATAATAGTTTCCGTGAACCGCACGCACTTGCTTTTCAAGGCAAACTATTCCAGGGTGAAACTGTTTATTATGAAGTTTGCGGATTTACTAATAATGGAATTCCTATTATGCCACAGGTATCTAATAGTAAAGTAAGTGATAAGGCTTTTTCTAAGCAGTATGGATCTACTACCACTTTTTCTTATGGTTGCGACCCCGATGGTAAGAAAATGCTTTATGGCAGAGATGATGATGGTGATTTTGCTCTTGAAGTAGAATTGCCGCAGTCTCGTCTTTTTGTATATCGTATGACTAAAACCACTGAAGATGGTCATGTTGTTGAATATCCCCCTGATTATATGCGGTATCGGTGTGAGCAGATGGGAGTAGAATCTGTTCCTATTCTTTGGAGAGGTATCATTCCTTCTGATTATGACCGTACTGATTTTTCTGTAAATGTAGATAATTATCGTACTGCTGGAGACTGGATTAAGGCAAAGGCTGAAGAGTTTTATGATGGTCCTGACCCTATTGGTAAAACTCATATTAGAGAAGGTGTAGTTGTAAGAATTGTTGATAAGCCTAAGTTCTGCGCTTATAAGCATAAGAACTTCAATTTTAAAGTGCTTGAAGGTATCGCTAAAGACCTCGCCGCAGAGCCTGACCTCGAAGAAGCTCAGGAGGTAGAAGATAATGAGTGATTCTATGACTTTCCCTGATAAAATAGAAGATTTTCTTGAAAATTATTCTATAATTGATAAAAAACAGTGTTATACTAATGGTTCAAAATTAATTCCAGTATTTAGAGTAGAACAAGCATTAGAACATTATTATCCTACAGTTAAAAAACCTTTTCCTCAAAAGCAATCTGTAAAACTTTGTCCATTTCGTAAAATCACTTCAGCTTATTATTATCAAAGTGAATTAAATCCAAAAGTAGTTATTGAAATGAAAAATGCTGAATGGACTGAAGAAGAATTTGCACCTTGCATAAAAGGAAAATGTCTTGCTTATTATGAACAAAATATAGGATATAATACTCCCGTTTGGAAACCTTTTTGTAAATTAATGGATTAAATAAAAAATAAGTCTCCTAGTTAATTAGGAGACTTATTTTATTTTTATAAAAATTTATAGTATAATATATATAGAAAATGAAAGGAATGGTATTTTATGAACTACTCAAAACAGCTTAATAAAGCTCTTTCTGAATATGAAAATTTTAAACCTGTTAAACAATATTCTATTGATTGGATTTGTAATCGTATATCTTGGTGCTGGAAATGGAAAAAAATTACAGAAGAAGAAAGAGATAATTTTTGTGAACGAATTATTTTTATTATGGAGGATAATTTATGAGAGGTAATCGTTCTAAATATTCTGCTGATTTCAATAGTGAAATGAAAACTATTCTTTCTTGTGTTTTGATGGAAAATCCAAGAGAAATGAATATAGATGAAATGAAGGCTCTTGATATGCGTCTTGTAGGACTTACTAACCAGAAGGCCGCAAGACTTCTAAATGAAATGGTTGAGATGGGATTTTGCGTCAAGGCTAAACAGAAATCTACTAATAGAGTTTGTTATAAAGCTATTGGAACCATGATTGATGAAGGGTATGAAATTGGTCCTAATAAGGGTTATGATTACTCTGATAAATTTGAAGAGTATATGGCAAATCATTAAAGAGGTGGTAATATGGCTAAATATGAGGAACATAAGTTTTGGTGTATAAATTGTGGACGAAGTGGAATTCCAGTCCGCAGAAAGGTTGGTTTTCAGCACGGAAAAGATCATCGTAAAAAGATGTGGTGCCCCTGGTGTAAAGCTGAAATCAATCATGTAGAAACACGAAATTTAGATGAAGAATTTAAGTTTAGGGAGGCGTTTAATAGTGGAAGTTTTGCTGAAGAGGCCCAGGAGTCTTTGGATTATGTCAGGTTGTCCTGCATCGGGAAAAACTCATAAAGCTAAAGAACTTCTTAGTTACTGGGAAGATTGCAAATATGTATCTCGGGATGATGTAAGATTTTCTCTTTTAAAAGATTCTGATTCTTATTTTAATAAAGAAAAAGAGGTTTGGCGTAAATATATTACTGAAATTCAAGAAGGTATTTCTAATCACAAAAATACTATTGCTGATGCCACGCATCTTCATTGGCCTTCGCGTAGCAAACTTTTAAATGCACTTCATGGTTTAGATAAGATTGATGTAAATATTTATTATTTTCATCCTTCTTTAGAAACTTGTTTGCAGAGAAATGCTTTGCGCGAAGGCCGTGCTAGAGTTCCAGAAGATGTTTTAAAGAATATGTATAAGAGTTTTACAAATCCTACATTTGACCCTTATAATTATCATATTATAGGAGAAATGATAAATGACTAATAAAATTGTTCTTGGTGAACTTCCTCATGTGTGGGCTTGTTCAGATTGGCATTTAAATCATGATAGAGAATTTATTTGGAAAGCTCGTGGTTTTGAATCTGTTGAACAAATGAATTTTGCCATTGTTGAACGTCATAACTTTATGGTGCGGCCAGACGAAGATGTATATATTCTTGGTGATTTAATGCTTGGTTCTGATATGACTCTTACAACTAATTTAATGCGACAAATGAATGGTAAATTTCATATTGTAAGAGGCAATCACGACACTGATCGTAGATGGGAGATTTATCAAACTCTTGCTAATGTAGTAGAAACAAAAAATTCTATTTATTTAAAACATCAAGGATATCATTTTTATATGAGCCATTTTCCTTCTCTTACTGGAAATAATGATAAGTTTCTTAAACAAATGACTCTTAATCTTTTTGGACACACTCATCAAAAAGAGCATTTTTTTGAAAATAACTTTTGGATGTATAATGTTGCAATGGATGCTCACGATTGTTATCCTTGTAATTTAAATGATATTATCCAAGAGATGAAAGCTGAGTGGGTGAGTGCGCATTTAATTGAAGAAGGAACTACTCCTCACGATGTTTGCGTCGAACCCGATGTTACTAAAATTAAGCCTTATGAAACTTGGTTAAAAGTTGATGAATATAAAAGAAGACAGTGTGCTCGTTGTGTTCATGAAGGAAAATGCTCCGGACCTAGTTGGATGAATATTGCTTGTCCTAGAGATTGGCAATATCGTAGAGATCCTCCTGATGGAGGCTATTATGGTTAATAAAAATCCTCGTGCATAATGCACGAGGATTTTTTGCATACACGCACACACGTGAGAAAAATATCTGCTACGGCCGGCCAGGGCCAACATATCCGCAATCCAAAATTAAAATCACTTTTCAAAATTTTTTAATATTATGAATTAGTTTGACAATTGCAAGGATGGGAACAAGGACAAGAGCAAGGGCCACAGTCACAACTGCAACTACAAGCACAAGAACAGCTACAATTACAAGCACAATTTTGTTCTGATGTATTACATATATCACAAACACTTGATTTAAATTTTGCATTTAAATAAGAGGAGCGAATAGCATTTATTCTGGCAGCAGTAATAATATCATCTTTATCTACAGGACTAAAATATGCATTTTCAAAACCTGATAATTTTTTTTGAATCTCATTATAGTATTTTGCATAAAAAACTTCATTTGGTTCAACGAGGGTTGCTGAACCAGCACTACCTTGCCTTTTTGCCTATCCAATAGATTCAGCTTTTTCTAAATTTTGAATTAATTTATTCCAATTTTTCGCTGTTAAATAATCTTTTAAAAGCATATCCTTTTGTACTTCAGACCATACAAAATCACCAACATCAGGATGTTTACTTATTGTTTGATATCCTACTTCACAAATAGTCTAACAAGATGAATTACAAGTATTACATCCATGACATCCACCAGTATTTCTATTACTACAGCTATTTCCATTATGACAGTCATCACATTTAGGAGTTGAAGGAAAAGTCGCCAATTTTATTTCCTCCTTCTTTCATCATATCTAAAACATATTGCTAATATAAAAATGAATTTTTACAAAATTCATTACTTATATCTAATAATTTTAAAACTGCTTTATAACAATTTTTTATAACAATACATTCTAATTCATCAAAATTAAAAAATTGCTAATTTTTTAAATATCCTATTTGAATACAACAAGTTGTACAACAATATTCAAAAATTGGACAATCTTTATCTAATAAGCACTAATGATTTAAAGAATTATATTGATTCATAAGCTCTTGTCGTAATACTGATATATCAGAGAACTCTCCACTTAAACAATATTGTTCAGATTCTTTATTATCGTTATTATTATATAAAGTTAAAAGCGAACGATTATTAAATAACTGACATTGCATATTTTCAGGAGAAAAGTTTTTTTCATTAAATAAAAAAGAAATTATTTTATTAAATTCTAATATTTGAGTTCTTTTTTTATTCATTAAAAAATTAGTAGTAATATCTTGTACAATTAAATCTAACTATTCTTGTAAAATTTTAGTATGTTTATCTGTCCATTCTAAATAAGCTTCTTTTTGTTTTTCATTATAAATTTCTCTTTTTCTATTATTAAAATCTAAAATAAAAGAAAAATAAGGAAAACCTAAATCATTTGCAAAACGATATGTCTAATACAACAAATCTACATATCTAGCATTAACAATAGCTTTAAAGGGTGTCATTGGAAAATAATATAATAAATTTGAAACAATTTTTTTAAATTGTTTCATATAGCCTGTTTTATATTTAGTATTAACAACTGGACGTAGGTAATTGGTTAAAGCTTCATTTCCATCTACAGATAAATTAAAATCTACTTCATAATGAGATAAAAATTCTAAAATTTCTTCAGTAAAAAGATAGCCAGAAGTATTAAAAGAGTAAGAAAATCTATGCTAATATTTTTCAATAATTTCTTTTATCCAACTCCATTTTAAAAAAGGCTCACCACCAGAAAATAAAATTCTAGTGTTTACAGCATTTACATCATCTTGCTTATCATAATCAGCTATTAAATTAAAAAGTTCTTCTTTTGTAAGATCTCGTTTAGTTCCAAAGGTATCATCTTTTTTAAAACTACAATAACGGCAATCTAATGGACAAGCTTCTGTAAATATAATAGTTCTAACTTTAATAGGTCTAAATCTGCGTTCTATCATTCTTCTTCACCCCAATATTCTTTAATATTATCTTCACAACTATAGCTACATAAGAAGAATAATCTTGCACAAATTTTTGTTGCCATCCGAGAAAAAACACAAGATGCTGTTGAAAATGTATAATTTAAATCTTCTAAGCGAGAAGGACATAAATGAGATAAACAAATTAATTTATCTCTATCAGAACAACCTTTATCACATTGTAAATTATTTATTTTATTAAAATAATCTATTAAATATTTTTTATGTAAATTGAAATTGATTCCAGTATAAATATTTCCAATAGTATACTAATAATTTGAAATTTTTTCTTGACAAGGTATAATATCACCATCAGGTGTAATAGCGCAAGAAGTAGTTCCTAATCCACATCTTAAAATAGTATTATCAAAAAATAATTTATTCTATTGAAGTTTATATAAACTAGAAAAAATTCTATTAAAAGGTTGAATTTTTATAACTTTTTCTTTATTCCTTAATTTTTTATAAATATATAAACCTATTTTTTTAAACTATTCTTCTAAATAAATTTCGATTTCTTGATCCCAATCTTCATATGCATTTTCACAGAAAAAAATAGACTCAAATCCTAATTCTTCTGCCATTAAAACAGTTTCATATAAATAAGGAATTGATTCTTTTGTTACAGTAGCACGCATAGTAGTTTGAGGAAACCGTAATAAAAGATAAGGAATATTCTTTCTGACTTTATCAAAAGAATTTGAACGCTAATTATTCTATACTGAGGGAATTCCATCAAAAGAAAGTAATGGTATTATTTCATAATCACAGAAAAAATCAATTATATCTTCATTTAATAAAACACCATTAGTCGTAATACTAAAATTTACTAAATCTTTATATTTCTAACAAATAGGAACAATTATTTCTTTAAATTTTAAAAGAGGTTCGCCTCCAAAAAAACCTATTGTTGGTTTTTCTTCATTTTGACAATTAGATAAACTCCACTAAATAGCCTAATCCGCAATCTCAAAAGTCATATCTTTAATATTCTAATCTACAAAACAATAATTACACTATAAATTACATCTATTTGTTAAACCCAATAATAAATTCGTGGGTTTAGAGTGAATCTATGAATTATATTTAAAGCTGTCAATGGATGAAAATTCATCTCTGACAGCTTCAAAAGTTTGTAACCGACATTCACTCGTGCATTGAGTACAATCATGAAATATCATTTATTTACTTCCTTTATTAATTTTTATTTTCTATTCCACTATAAAATATTATATATATTACACATAAAAAATACCTCCAAAAATTTTCTATATTGATTATATTAAAAAATTTTTCTAGTGTCAAATTTTAATTTAAATTTGCCTTTTTCTTTTTCTTTTAGTATAATTAAAAGAAAAAGGAATTTTTATTATGGAACATAATTATTTATATGATAAAGACTCTGGAGTATCTACATATATTATTGAATATGAAGGTCAATATTTTACAGGTATTGCACATTGTGCTCCAGAAGACACAGATATGCAAAATGAAAAAACTGGAATTAATATAGCATAGCGTAGAGCTATTATTAAATTATTTCAATATCGTCGCAATGAATTAAAACATAAATTAGCTGCGCTTAATCAACTATATTATTCAGTAAACAAAAGTAAAAAATATGATTCACACGGTTATATGGAAAATATGCTAGAGCATTAGCGTCAACAAATTCAAGATGAATTAAATCTAATGAAAGATACTTTAAAAAATGAACAACAAAATTTATAGCAGTATTTAAAAAATAAAGATGAATTTTATAAACGTATTCGTGCAAACCGCAATAAGGACAATATAGATTAAATATCTTTAAATATTTTTTATAAATATATAGGATTATTTAAAGGGGTGATTGCCTATTAAACTTTTAATAGCTTTTATCTTAGGTGTTATATTTACTCAATGGATAGTGCCATTAGGTGATGGAATAATAAATTTATTATTGCAATACCTTGAATTAAGAAAAAGTCCAATGGTATTAACTATTTAGAAAGACACTAATCAATTAGAGAAATTAAAAAATGAATTAGGTGAAGAACCTGTAAATCAAATTGGATTTATAATTCCAAATGAAGTAGAAGAGGATGATGAAGAAGATGATTTTTAATATTTATGATACAAGCAGTTTATTATTATTAAATGAAGATTTATTCCAATAGAGCAGTGAATCTATAGTGGTAATTAGTTCTATTACACTGCAAGAATTAGAAAAAATCAAAGTATCACAAAATAAAGATGCTAGAATAAAACATACAGCTCGTACACTTCTTCATCTCTTAGATGAACATATTAATGAATATATATGTTTAATCTATACAGATAATATCTCTAAAGATTTTGGATATTTAGAATTAAACAATGATGGAAAAATTATCGCATCTATACTTTATGCATTAAATAATCAAATATTGACAGAAGACTTATCTGATAAAATTATTTTTTATACTAATGATTTAGCAATGAAACAATTAGCTTCGGTATTTTTACCTATAGAAGTAAAAAGTATTATTATAGAACCTGATAATTATACAGGTTATAAAGATATAGATTTATCAGATGAAGAATTAGCTTTACTTTATGAAGGTCATTTAAATTTACCAAATATTCAAACAAATGAATATATTAATATCTGGGATTGCCGTGGAGATAGAGTAGATACTTTATGTTGGACCGGATCTGAATTTAGACCACTTAAATATAAAACTTTTGACAGTGATTGGTTTGGAAATATTAAACCTTATAAAGATGATATTTTTTAGGCAATGGCCGCTGATAGTTTATTAAATAATCAAATTACTATGCTGCGAGGTCCATCTGGCGCGGGAAAATCTCATCTAGCTCTTGGATATTTATTTTATTTATTAGAACATAATCGCATAGATAAAATAATTGTTTTTTGTAATACTGTAGCTACTCGCAATGCGGCTAAACTTGGTTATTATCCAGGAGATAAAAATGAAAAATTATTAGATGCTCAAATTGGCAATATGCTATCAAGTAAATTAGGTGGACAAGAGGCTGTTTTGCGTTTAATTGAAGAAAATAAATTAATTCTTTTACCTATGAGTGATATTAGAGGTTATGATACTTCTGGAATGAATGCTGGTATTTATATAACTGAAGCATAGAATTTAGATATCACTCTTGCTAAACTTGCATTATAGCGAGTAGGCGAAGATTGTATTATGATACTTGATGGTGACACTGAAAGTCAAGTGGATTTAATAGAATATGATGGCGCAAATAACGGTATGCGTAGAATATCTAAGATATTTAGAGGACATAATTTTTATGGTGAAGTAACACTTTAGCAAATTCACCGTAGTAAAATAGCTGAATTAGCAAATTTATTATAAGGAATAAATATATGGAAAATAATATAATATTGTCAATCATAATTCCTAGTTATAAAGAAACTGAAAAAAAATTAATGCCTTTATTATCAAGTATTAATAATCAAGTAGGTATTGATTTATCCAAAATTGAAATTATTCTTGTTAGAGATGGTACAAAACCTATAGATTTATCTCAATTTCATTTATTAGATATTACTATACAACAAAAGGTTTTATCTATAAATCAAGGGCCTGGAGTAGCTAGACAATTTGGTCTTAGCAATGCAATTGGAAAATATGTAATGTTTTGTGATGCTGATGATAGTTTACATAATGTAGGTAGTTTAGGAGCAATGCTTCAAGAAATGTAGCAAAAAGATTGGGATATTTTAAAAACTCTTTGGTTAGAAGAAAGTTATAATTTATAGAATAATCAAATGATTTATATTACACATAAAGTTGAAAATACTTGGATGCACGGTAAAATGTTTAAAAGATCTTTTCTTTTAGAAAATAACATAAAATTTCATCCTGATTTAAGAGTGCATGAAGATACTTATTTTTTAAGCATCGCGGCAGAATGTGCTAATAAAATTGGATTTTTAAATATTATATCTTATGTTTGGCGTTGGGGAAAAGATAGTATTACTAGAAAAAATGAAGGAGAATATCGTTTTAATAATGCAATTGATTTTATTAAAGCTTGTGCTTATGCTCATGATTTTATAAAAACATTACCCATTGAAAAACAAAAGAATTTAGAATATAAAATTGTTTAGTTAACTATTTATCATTATTTTATTTTACACTCTTCGATATGGAAAATGCATCCAAAAGAAATATTATATACAGAACAAGCATTTGTTTAGTATATAAAACCTTTTTGGGATTATTGGAATTCAGCTTCTATTGAATATATAATTTAGATATATAATGAAGAACGTCAAAAACATTTTAAAAATGAAATGGAAACAGAAACTTTATCAGAGTGGTTAATACGTTTAAAATTATTATAAGGAGGGAAGAAAATATGGCACAACAACCAGTTTCATATTTTCAAACAGACCCTCGTTGGAAAAACATACCTTATGCAGTAAAAGGTGAAAGCAGCACTATTGGCGGTTCAGGTTGCGGCCCCAGTAGTGCTGCTATGATTTTAGCAACGTGGGCTGATAAAAATGTTACACCAAAAACAGAATGTGCTTGGGCTTTAAAGAATGGTTATAAAGCATTAAACTCTGGAACATATTATTCATACTTTGTTCCTGCTTTTAAAAGATATGGATTAAAATGCACACAATTAAATAGTGCTAATATTTATGGCAATTCTACTGCATCTTATCATACTCAAGCAAAAACTGCTGTAGATAATGGTGATTTAGTAATTGCTTGTATGGGTAAAGGTAATTGGACTAGAAGTGGACATTATATTGTTGTATGGAAAATCTCTGGTAATACAATTTTTATTAATGACCCAGCATCTACTAAATTAGCTAGAACCCAAGGAGATTACTCTTTATTTAAAAAGCAAGTTAAATACTACTGGGTAATAAAAAATCCAGGCACAACTCCAAAAGTAGAAGATAAAATAACAGAAGTTAATTACGATGTTATCATTAAATCTGATGATGGCTATTTAAATTGCCGCAAAGGTGCGGGGACTAATTATAATATTGTTAAAAAATATTATAATGATACTATTGTTCATATTTCTAAAACCTCTTCTACTGGATGGGGATATACTGGAGAAGGATGGATACATTTAAATTATACTAAAAAATATACTAAACCAATTGAGGAGGATGAAGATATGACTCTTGATAAATTTAAAGAATTAATGAATGCTTATTTAGAAGATTTAGCTGCAGATGAGCACGTTGAATCTTATTCTGAAAAAGCTCGTGAATGGGCTGAATCTAAAAAATATATTAAGGGAGATTCTCAAGGACGTAAAATGTATCGTAAACCATTAACTCGTGAGGAATTTGTTACTGTTCTTTATCGTATTTTAAATGGCGAAGAAAAAATCTAAAAAAGCATTTAGTAAAGTATTATTAGTCCAAGAGTCTATTCTCATATGGATAGTAACACTTGCTTTTTTAGCACTAGCAGCATTTTGTGTTTGGAAAGATTATACTGGTTCTTTACCTTGGTTAACAGCTATGATTAGTTTACCTTGGGGCGCATATGGTGTAAGCTAGTGTTTTTATTATAATAAATCAACAAAAGAAAATACAAAGAACGGTATTAAATTTGAAACAGTAATGGCAGAATTAAATGCTGATGTTGATAATGGGGATGCTCCATTAAATGAAGACATAGATATTAATTATGGTATCTAAATATAAAAAGGGTTTGGGATTTTTCTCAAACCCTTTTTATTGTTTTTATTTAAAAAATATTGTATAATATATATAATAAGAAAAATATAATGATATGTCAATTAAAGGAGCATATTATGATTGAGATTAAAGACATTACATTAAAAAAATTAAATTTTAATGTAAATGAACTTAAACCTGGAGATGTTATTAGAATTTGTATGCCAGATTTTACATATGATTATGATACTTTTCGTCAAGTATTTGAACATATTAGACAATTATTGCCTGATAATGTAATTTTATTATATTTACCAAAAGATGTGGAGTTAAAAAAATAATGATTATTTACACAGATGGTAGCTGTCGTTCTAATCCAGGTGGGCCAGGAGGTTTTGCAGTAATTATATTAGACGATAATGAAAATTTAATTACTACTCATACTGAATATTGCCAAGAGACAACTAATAATAGAGAAGAACTTAAAGCCATTTTATGGGCTTTTTTAAGATACGGGACTTAGTCATCTAATAGCAGTATTCCAATAATATATTCTGATAGCGCATATTGTATAAATATTTTTTCCTCTTGGATGTTTAATTGGGCAAATAAAGGATGGCTAAAGGCAGATAATAAAACGCCTGAAAATTTAGATTTAATCCAACCTTTTTATAAGCATTGGCAGAATGGATATAGAGTTGAATTAAAAAAAGTAAAAGGTCACTCAGGAGATAAATGGAATGAGTTAGCAGACAAATTAGCTTCTAAATAATCAATATTATAAGCGTCAAAATAATTCTTATTATTTTGAATACTCTAAAGAAGAAATTAAAAATATGATAGATATTTATGATGAATCTACTTTTTTACCTTTTTTAAAAGAATTAGATTATCCTTATATTCAAAAACAGTGGGAACGTATGAGAAATCGTTGGAATAATTCTTCTGTTTTTGGTAGATATATCGCTTTAATGCGATTAGCTTCTTATAGAGCATTTACTTGGTCAGACAGTCAAAGGTTGAATCAATTTTAAAAATATGGTATAATAATATTATGAATGAAAAAGAAAAAACATTTTTAAAAAGTTATAATCGTGTAATGCGAGAGAAACGTACAGGAATGGAATGGAAAAAAGCAGTGGAAGATGCTCCATCTTAGTATAAAATGTATAAGTGGCGAGCATTTGCTATGTTAGAATATATTCGTCATATGATTGAAGATGGGAGATTAGGTAAAGATATTATAGATGTAATTTATAATTATGAAGAATGGATAATGGATGAGGTGAATGATTAATGGAGCTAGAAATAACTCAAGAATTTTTAAATAATATTAAAAAATTAATTTATTCACAAGATTTTATTAATGTTTTAACCAATCAGACAACAGATATTCTTGAAGTTGTATTTATATTACAAACACTTAAAAATAAAGTAAACGAAATTGAGGAGAATTTAAATGAAGATTGATAAAACATTATATAATGAAGATTCAATAGAAAGTTTATCACCTCTTGAATTTACTCGTTTGCGCCCTGGGGTATATGCAGGAGATACAACATATGCAACTCAATTATTGGTAGAAATTTTTTCTAATGCAGTAGATGAATTTAGATTAGGTCATGGAAATAAAATTGAAGTTGCAATAAATGGTAAAATGTGTCGTGTAAGAGATTATGGTCAAGGATTTATTCCTAATAATTTTAGAGAAGATGGAAAAACAATTCTTGAAGCAGCTTTTAGTGTATTAAATACTTCAGGCAAATATAGAGAAGATGGTACTTATGAAGGTACATCATTAGGTTCTTTTGGTATTGGTTCTAAGATAACAACTTTTCTTTCGCATTGGTTAGATGTTTATACTTATCGTAATTGGCAAGTAGAGCGTTGTTATTTTGTTGAAGGTGAATTTAATAAACGAGAAATTTTTACAGCTAAAGATTTTGAAAATGGAACTTGTGTAGAATGGGAACCAAGTGAAGAATTCTTTACACATCCAGAAGTAAATGTAAATGAAATTAAAGTTTTATTTAAAACTGTAGCAGCCCTTTGTCCTGGTCTAACTATAGAATTAGATAATAATGGAGAAAAAACTACTTATTATTCTACAAATGGTTTGAGTGATTTAGTAGATGAAGCTGTTACAGGTAAAGAATTAATTAACAATCGTTTTAATTTAAATTTTACAAATGGAAAAAATAAAATTGATATGGTTATGACTTATACGTCTAACTATTCAATGACCATGGTCCCATATGTAAACACTGGATTAACTTCTGTTGGGCCTCATATTACTCAAATTAAAGCCTTACTCACAAGAGAATTTAATAAATTCTTTAAAGAAAAGAAATGGCTTAAAGATAATGAAGATAATCTTTCTGGTGATGATATTCAAGAAGGACTATATATTGTCTTTAATATTACGGCTCCAAATGTAGCATATGATGCTCAAGTTAAAACTAGAATTACTAAGCTTGAAATGACACCATTTACTGCGGCGATTGCAGATGAATTACGCATATGGTTCACTCAAAATGAAAAAGAAATTAAAGCTATAGCGGATAAAGCTAAAATGGCTAAAAAAGCTAGGGAAGCTGCACAAAAAGCTAGAGATTCAATTCGTGAAAAACAAGCTAAAAAAGAAAAGGCTTTGCGCTTTGATTCTAAATTAGCTGATTGTTTTAGTAAAGACCGCAAGAAATGTGAAATTTATATTACAGAGGGTGATAGCGCTTCTGGTAATATGAAGACTGCTAGAGATAATGAATTTCAAGCTGTACTTCCTGTTCGTGGTAAGATTCTTAATACTCATAAAGCTGGTATTGATAAAATCCAAAAGAATGCAGAAATAATGACCATGATGGATGCTTTTGGTTTAGAGATTGATCCTAAAACTATGAAAGTATCTTATGATAAAAATAAAATTCGTTATGGAAAAATTATTATTATGAGTGATGCTGATGTTGATGGTGCTCATATTAAAAATCTTTTTTATACATTCATTTGGAATTTCTGTCCTCAATTAATTGAAGATGGTTTTGTTTATGCTGGTGTTCCACCTCTTTATAAAATTACCACTAATAAAGGATACAAATATATTAAAAACGATGAAGCTTTAGAAGAATATCGTAAAGCTAATAGTGGCAAATCTTATAAAGTAAACCGGATGAAGGGGCTTGGCGAAATGGATGTTGAAGAAACAGAAGAAACTTTAACAGACCCCGAACAAAGAATTATTCGTCAAGTGACAATTAATGATATTGAAGCCGCAAGAAAATTATTTGATAATTTAATGGGAACAGCGGTGACCCCTCGAAAGGTTTATATTAAAGAGCATAGTGAGGAGGCTCAGTATAATGCTGAATAATAGACTCACTGCAAGAAACCAATGGGGAGATATTCTTTATGTTGGTCAATATAAACAGGGTCAATATAGAAATTGGGGAGACTATTCCGAAAAAATGACTGATGAAGCTAAGGAAGAGGTTTTAACAAAACTTTATTTTGTCGAAGAAGCGATGGAAGATTTTAAAGAAAGGATGGAAACACTTTATGGCAAACGAGATTCTAACTGACCTTGTCACTGAACTTGGTACTAATTTTATAGAATATGCGGTTGCTGTTAACACAGATAGAGCCATCCCCGATGCAACCTCTGGATTAAAGCCAGTAGCAAAAAGAATTTTATATGGTGCATATGATGAAGGTTTTAGCTCAAAAAAGCCCCATGTGAAATGTGCTAATATTGTTGGTAATGTTATGGCTGATTGGCATCCTCACGGAGATAGTTCTATTTATGGTGCATTAGTTAGATTATCTCAAGAGTGGGTAATGCGTTATCCTTTAATTGATTTTCATGGTTCAAAAGGAAATCGTGATGGAGATGGTCCAGCGGCATATCGTTATACAGAAGCAAGATTATCTACCTTGGTAGAAGATGGTATGTTAGTAGGAATGAAAAAAGGAGTTGTTAATACAATTCCTAATTATTCTGAAACTAAAGAAGAGCCTGTAACATTGCCATCTTATTTTCCTAATTTACTTTGTAATCCTAATACTGGTATTGGCGTTGCCATGGCTTGTAATTGGGCTCCTCATAATTTAAGAGAAGTAGCACAAGCTATTAATGATTATATTAATGGCAAAGAACCTATGTTACCTGGACCTGATTTTCCAACAGGTGGAATTATTATTAATAAAAATGACATCCCCAATATAATGCGAACTGGCCGAGGTAGCGTTAAAATTAGAGGAAAATACGATATTGAAAATAATAATATTGTATTTTATGAAATTCCTTATGGTGTTGCTACCGAAGCTCTTATGGAACAAATTGGTAAAGTTTGTGATAATGGAGATATTGAAGGGATTAAACATATTCGTAATGAAAGCACTCGTAAAAAGGGATTTCGTTTAGTTCTTGAATGTGAAAAGAATGCTAATTTAAATAAGATTATTTTTCAATTATTTAAATTAACTGATTTACAAACATCTTTCTCTTATAATATGGTTGGTCTTGTAAGTAAAACTCCGACTGAATTAAATTTAAAAGATTGTTGTAAAATTTATGTTAAACATAATACGGAATGTATTAAAAGAGAAACTGAGTTTGATTTAAAAAAGGCTGAACGTAAATTAGATATTAATTTAGGATTATTAAAAGCTTTAGAAGATATTGATAATATTATTGCTTTAATCAAACAGTCTAAATCAGCTGCGGATGCAAAAACTCAACTACAAAATAAATATAAATTTACAGAAGACCAAGCTCATGCTATCGTAGAAATGAAATTAGGTCGTTTAGCAAATTTAGAAAAAATTGAATTGCAAGAGGAATGCTCAAGTCTCCAGTACGATATTGATCATTATAATGCAATATTAGCTAATCCAGTAGATGAATTATGGTTACGTTTAAATAATATTGTAAATAAATATGGCGATGAAAGACGTACTGAATTAACTCAAATTGAGGAGCCTAAAAATAATGAAGAAAAAAAGATTGCCGCAATCCCACCAGAAAAATGTGTTGTCGTATTCACAGAAGGCGGCAATATTAAACGCATACCGGCTACTTCATTCAGGTCTCAAAGGCGGGGAGGAAAAGGAATTAAAACACAAGACGATATAACTAATATGGTTTTAAGAACTAATACCGTAGATAGCCTTATGATATTTACCAATAAAGGCAATATGTATCGTTTAATTGTTGATGATATTCCAGAAGGAAATAATACTTCTAAGGGAACACCTGTTCGTGCTCTGGTCAGCATGGAACCTCAAGAAGAACCCACTATTATTTATTCTATTTATAGAGAAACAGATGATAAATATATTGTTTTTGTTACAAAGCAAGGTTATGTAAAAAGAACTGCTTTAAGTGATTATATCTCTGTAAAAAAGAAGAGTGGTATTAAAGCTTTAAATTTCCATGAAAATGATGAATTAGTTTCTGTCTTTTTAGCCAATCAAGAAAGTATTATTTTACTCACTAAAAATGGTTATGGATTAAGAGTAAAAGGTTCTGATTTTACTCCAACAGGAAGAGTATCTATGGGCATTAAAGGAATTAATCTGCGGCCAGAAGATGAAGTTATTTGTGCTTTACCTGTGCGGGATGAAACTGATGATTTAGCACTATTTACTAAACATGGCATGGGGCGTAGATTTGCATTGAAAGCATTACCTATTCAAGGTCGAAATTTACGTGGTAATATTTGTGCGAAGGGTGAAGAAGTTGTTGCCGCAAGTTTAGTATCTGATAATGATATGATTTTAATTTGTGGTAATAAAAGTTCTTTATGTATTAAAGCAAATGAAATTGCAAAAGTAGTTAATAAAACTTCAGTTGGAACAATTGTTATTAAAGGTAATCAAATTGTGAGTGTGACAAAAGTATGAATGAATTATTAAATGATTATGCAATTTGGAGCCATACTGATATGGATAAGGTTGCTACTCAATTAAATGAGTGGACTAAATCATATGATGAAGGTAATCCACAAATTAGTGATGAAGAATGGGATAAATGGTATTTTGAGTTGCTTAATTGGGAACAAGCGACTCATTATTATCCTTCTCATTCTCCAACTCAAAATATTTCTTATCAAGTAGTTAATGAATTAAAAAAAGTAGAACATAATCATCCTATGTTATCTTTAGATAAAACTAAAAATATTATAGAAGTTGATAATTTTGTTCATAATCATATTGTTTTAATAATGACTAAATGTGATGGTTTAACTTGTTCTTTAAGATATTTAAATGGTAAATTGATATCTGCGGAGACTCGTGGCAATGGTTATATTGGAGAAGATATTACTCATAATGCTTTAGTAATTCCATCTATTCCAAATAAAATTAATTATAAAGATGAATTGATTGTTGATGGAGAGATTGTTTGTTTAGAAAGTGATTTTCAAAAATTTGCTAATGATTATAAAAACCCCCGTAATTTTGCAGCAGGTAGTATAAGATTATTAGATAGTAATGAATGTGCTAAACGCAATTTAACTTTCATAGTTTGGGATGTTATTAAAGGATTTGATAATTATCATTGGCTAAGTAATAAATTAGATGCCTGTAATCATCTAGGTTTTCAAATAGTTCCTTGGATTCAACATAGCACATTTGATGAATTTTTAAAACAAGATATTATTGAAATGTCAGAAGATATTCCATATGATGGTATTGTTGTAAAATATGATGATATTAAATTTGGTAAATCTTTAGGTGAAACTGCTCATCACTTTAAAAATGCAATTGCGTATAAGCTATACGATGAAACATACCCCACTACATTAAGAGGTATTGAATGGACAATGGGTAGAACCGGAGTATTAACACCTGTGGCTATTTTTAAACCAGTAGAAATAGATGGATCTACCATTGAACGTGCAAACTTACATAATATAAGTATTATGCAAGAAGTTTTAGGAGAGCCATTTATTGGAGAAAATCTTTTAATTTATAAAGCTAATCAGATTATTCCTCAAATATATAGTGCAGAGAAAGATGATAAAGCACAAGATTATTTTCATATTCCAGGAGTTTGTCCTATTTGTGGAGAAAAAACTATTAGAAGAAAAAATTTTGACACAGAAGAACTCTATTGTTCTAATCCTAATTGCGAAGGAAAATTTATTAATAAATTAGAACATTTTTGCGGTAAATCTGGATTAGATATTCGCGGACTTTCTAAAGCTACTCTTGGAAAATTAATAGATGAATTTTGGATTAATAAACTAGAAGATATTTTTAATCTTGAGCAATATCGTTCTCAGTGGATAAAAATGCCAGGTTTTGGACCAACTTCTGTAAATAATATTTTAACAGCCATTGAAAATAGTAAACAATGTTCATTAGATAAATTTTTATGTGCATTAAGCATTCCTCAAATTGGTCAAACTGCTTCAAAACAATTAGCTCAATTTTTTAAATCTTATGATGCTTTTCGTAAAGCTGTGGATGAGAATTTTAATTTTACTAAATTACCTGATTTTGGTGATATTACAAATAAAAAAATTCATGAATTTGATTTTACAGAAGCAGATAAATTATATAATATTTTAAATATATTGCCAATAGAAGAAAAAGCTAATAATAAAGAGTTTGATGGATTAAAATTTGCAGTAACTGGTTCCGTATCACCTTTTACAAACAGAACTGCATTAAAAGAATTTGTTGAAGCTCATGGAGGTAAGATTGTATCTTCTATTTCAAAAAATGTAAATTATCTTATTACAAATGACTCAACATCTAATTCATCAAAAAATCAGGCTGCTCAAAAGTTGGGTATACCTATTGTAAGTGGACAAAATATTATAACGCTTTCAATTGACAAAAGTTAAAAAAAATTATATAATAATCTTGTAAAAATTAAGGAAGAAAAATTAATGAAAAAGAAAGAAATGAAAAAGCTTGCGGAACGAATCGCTAAGCTAGAATCTATTATTGAAGCAAATGAAGATCATGCAGAAGTTCTGCGTGCAAAAGATGAAATTATGTCAATTTCTGGTTCATTAACACCTTTTGATATGATGATTGTTGATGAAATAGTTCAAGAAATTTTAGAAGAAAATTCTTGACATAAAAAAATTTTTTTGATATAATTTTTACATCAAGTAGAGATACTTAAAAAAATAATTTTATTTTATATATTTAAAGGAGATTTATTGTTATGGCTATGAAGGAAAATAGTGTTAAGGTTTTGAATTATTTGAAGCAGATTAATGGACAGAATGTAACTGCTGCTGATGTTGCTGATGCTCTCGGTCTTGAGAAGCGTTCCGTTGATGGTATTTTTACATCCGCTATTCAGCGCAAGGGTCTTGGCATTCGTACTCCTGCTGAGGTTGAACTTGCCGATGGTACTCATAAGCAGGTTAAGTTCCTAAGCCTGACTGATGCTGGTATGGCTTTTGATCCCACTGCTGAAGAGTAATTTAATATAAAGTCTATAGGGGCAGCATAAAGCTGTCCCTTTTTTTCTTATTATGATTTTTATAATTTTATTAACTATAGCTGCAGGCGGAGTGGGCGCCGGCATTTGCTATTTAAAATTAAAACCAAAATTACAAAAAATATAGGAATCTAATGCCGCTTTAGTAATATAGCGAGATAGTTTAAGAGTAAGTATTAATACTTTGCAAGATTAGGCAAACTAGATTTAGTAGTTAATAGAACAGCGTGGAGATATTTTACAAACTTTAATAAAAGATATTGATTTAAAAGAATAGGAAATTGCTCGTACTAAAGAACATCTAAAAGATTTAACTGAATAGTAGAAAACTGCGGCCGCAGCTATATATGAAACTGCTAGACAAAGCGCTCAAGAAAGCTATGAACATGAAATGGAGCGTTTAAGTAAAAATCTTTAGCAAAGAAGAGAAGATATAAATAAAACTTATCTTTCTCTTTTGGAAGATGCTAAAGAAGATTTTAAAGAATAGACAAGTAAATTATATTCTAAGTTAGGTTCTTTGCGTCAAGAAACTGATGAATTAAAAAATCAATTAGAAAATGAGCGTAGTAAAGTTTCAGCAGCTATTGAAGTAGCCAAAAGAACTTAGCAAAAAGAAGACGATGATTCTTTTTATCGTTTAAAATTATCTTTAAGTGATTAGGTAGAGATTAAAAGATTAAGAGAAATATTGCCTTATTTTAGAGATAGCCTTCCTCTTAATAAAGTAATTTATAAGTGTTATTATGAAAGACCTTATACTGATTTAGTTGGTAGAGTTATTGGATAGGGATAGCATACTGGTATTTATAAAATTACTAATATTAAAAATTAGATGTGTTATGTTGGACAAGCAGTTAATATTGCTGAGAGATGGCGTCAACATATTAAACGTGGAATAGGCGCAGAAGTAGCTACACGTAATAAACTTTATCCAGCAATGTATGAAATTGGTCCAGAAAATTTTACATTTGAAGTTATTGAAGAATGTCAACCTTTACAATTAAATGAAAGAGAACAATATTGGCAAGAATTTTATCACGCAAAAGACTATGGATATTCTATGAGGTGATGTTATGATTAAAGTTTTTACACTAAATAATTATGGAAAAATTGAATTTACAAAAGAAGAATTATAGGATTTATTAAATGAGGCTTATTGGGATGGCCGCAGGTCAGTAAATAACTGGACATATACATATCCTACAACAACTAACCCTTATAATTATACTACTATAACAACCTCTTCTTCTGGTAGTTCAATTACTTGTGAAACAAAACCCATCGATGATTTTAAGAGTAATAATTATGATACAGTATTTTTAACTGGAATGTCAACTGATAAAGATAATTTGGATATTTGTGGGACAGTGACTATTTCTAGCTCGGAGGCTCATAATGAAATTTGAGAATATCAAAGTTTATAATTTTGAAAATGCGTTCCGAGGAATGCGAAATCCTATGAACTCTTGGAATAAAAGTGATAGTTGGTTTGGTATTACAAATATTTGGGATGTTAATCAATTAGATGATATAGCATCTGCTTGGACCAGTTTAAAATATCCAAATTGGGAATAGGAATATCCTACTAATAGAGATGCAGAACGTTGTTATGAACATTATATAGATTGGCTTTTAAAAAATGGAACTTTAGAAGAGGGCCCTGATGATACATTTTTAAGTGCATTTATTGGTCCAGAAGATTTATTTTTAGCATAGCGTTTAATCAAAGCAGGTTCTGAACATCGTAAATTTATGCGTTAGATTTTTGTATCTGTAGATATTACAGCTCCTTTATATTGGTGGAAAGAAATGGATACTTATAAAGTAGGAACTGTAAGCAACTCTACTTCTACAATGCATAAATTAGCATCTACTCCAATTACACTTAAATGTTTTGAAACTGATGATTTTAATCCAGATTTAATTTATTATAAGCAAGAAGAAGATGCTTTTACTCCTGCCGGAGAAAATTCAATTAAACAATTATCAGAATTTTTTATTGAACAATTAGAATTTTTAAGACAAAAGTATAATGAAACAAAAGATAAGCGTTATTGGAAAGAATTAATTCGTTGGTTACCAGAAGGTTGGTTACAAACTAGGACTTGGACTTGTAATTATGAAAATCTTTTAGGCATGTGTTCAAAAGGACAGCGTCGTAATCATAAGTTAACTGAATGGTCTGATGCTTTCATGTCTTTTGCACGAGGACTGCCCTATGCTCAAGAATTAATTTTTTTAGATGAAATTTCTTAATTGATTTTATAAAAAAATAATGATATAATATATATAGAAATGAGAAAGGTTGTATATTTTATGTCATTGAAATCTGATTTTATTGATTATGTAGAAAGTAATTTTTCTACAAATCCTCTTCCTGAAAATTTAGAAGATTATTGGAATACTTTTAAGAATAGTTCTGATAAAAAGAATAAGCCTGCTTTTACAGATAATGGTAAGCTAATTCTTAAATTTTTACAAGACTATGCTGATAGAGAAACTTGGAAAGCAAAAGATATTGCAGAAGAACTTTTTATTTCTTCTCGCACCGTATCTGGTAGTATTCGTAAACTTGTATCTGATGGATATGTAGAAAAGGTTTCTCAAGACCCAGTAATTTATCGTATAACAGAAAAAGGAAAAGAAGTTATTTTTGAAAATTAAGGAGAAATAAAATAATATGAAGAAGAATTTTATTAATACAACTCATATTGAAGGATACATTTATGAACATTCTCTGGAAGAGAGAGTGACAGGAGAAAATTCTAAAGCCCCTGGAACTACTTTTATTATGGGAAATCTTGACATTGCAACCGATGAAGAGTGTACAAATATTGTAAGTGTTCATTTTACTTATGTAACTGAAAAAACTAAGAGTGGTAGTAACAATGCTACTTTTGGTATTTTGAAGAATATTATTGATGGTAAAATGAAGACTATTATGATGAGTGATAAGGATTCTGCTGCTAAGGTAAGAATTGATTCTGCTATTGCTCTTAATGAATTTTATTCTGATAGAAATGGTTCTGAGGAACTTGTTTCTGTGAAGCGTAATGAAGGCGGTTTTGTTCACGCTATTGATTCTGTTGATCCTGATGAAAAGACTCATAATACTTTTAAGTGTGATATGCTTATTACTTCGGTTGTCCATACCGATGCAGATGAAGAGCGTAATACTCCTGAGAAGGTAACTATTAGAGGTTGCACTTTTAATTTCCGCAAGGATGTTTTGCCCATTGAGTTTAGTGTAACTAATCCTTCTGGCATGGATTATTTTACTGGACTTGGTGCAACAAGCACTAACCCTGTTTTTACTTGCGTTTGGGGCCGTCAACTTTCTCAGACTATTAGACGTGAAATTACAACTGAAAGTGCATTTGGTGAACCAGAAGTGAGAGTTGTAAATAGCACTCGTAAGGATTGGGTTGTTACTGGTTGTAATCCTGTTCCTTATGATTGGGATGCTGAAGAAACTCTTACCGCTGCAGAATTGACTGAAATGATGGCTAATAGAGAAGTTTATCTGGCTTCTATTAAGCAGCGTCAGGATGAATATAAGGCTCAGAAAGCTGCTAATAATGCGGCAACAACTACTGCTACAGCTGCTCCTTTTAAGTTTTAATTTTGCAACCTATCATCTAAATTAAAAAATAAAATAAAAAGGAAATGAAATAATATGGCAATTAATCTAAAAGCAATTAAACCTCATAAAATTAGTAAGAATTTAGATGGTTATACAATTTATATGTATGGGCCTGGCGGTGTAGGTAAGACTACCTTTGCTTGTGAAATTCCTAACTCTATGCTATTTGCATTTGAGAAAGGATATGGCGCACTAAATGTTGAAGCTCCTGTTGATATTAATTCTTGGACTGATATTAGAGGAGTTTTGCGTCAGCTGGATGATCCAGAGATTAAGGAACGTTTTAAGGTAATTATTTTTGATACTGTTGATAAGGCTGCTGCACTTTGTGAAAAGTATATCTGTAGTCAGCTTGGTATTGAAAATATTGGAGATGGTGGTTGGTCCACTAATGGTTGGTCTAAGGTAAAGAAGGAATGGGAAACTGTTTTGAATACAATTCAAATGAAAGGCTATACCATTTTCTTTATTTCTCATTCTAAGGATAAGACTTTTAAGCGCAAAGATGGAACTGAATATAATCAAATTGTTCCAGCGTGTCCAAATACTTATAATGAGATTGTTCGTAACTTAGTAGATATTGAAGCTTATGCAACAGTAGAAGCTGGTTCTCGAAAGTTGATTATTCGTAGTGCTGATGAATCTGTAGAATGCAAGAGTAGAATTAAGTATATGCCTGCAGAAGTTGATTTTTCTTATCAGTCACTTTCTAATGCAATTGCCGCCGCAATTAACAAGGAAGAAGAGATAAAGGGTTCTGATGCTGTTACTAATGAACCTGAAAAGATTATTCCTATTAATGAAAATGAATATGATTATGATGCTTTGATGTCTGAATTTACATCTTTGGTTAATGAGCTGATGGCTAATAATCAAAGTAATGCGACGAAGATTAGTGCAATTGTTGACACTTATCTTGGTAAGGGTAAAAAGGTTACAGAAGCTACTCGTGAGCAAGCTGAATTTATTTACCTTATTAATGAAGAAATTAAAGCTACTTTACTATAAAATTAATAGCCCCCTTAATTGGGGGCTATTTTAAAGGTGGGATTAAATGGCCCATTATGTAACTTGTACGATATGTAAAAAAAGATTTGATAGAGATAAATATCCAGCTGTTTTAGTAAACACAAGAAGATATGCTCATGCTTCTTGCGCTGGTGCTTTATCAGAAGAGCAAGCAAAAGAAGAGCAAGATAGGCAAGCATTAGAAGAATATATTATTTAGTTATTTAATTTAAAACATATGGATGGTCGTATAACTTTACAGATTAAAAAATTTATATAGGATTATAATTATACCTATTCAGGTATTTTAAGAACCTTAAAATATTTTTATGAAGTAAAGAAAAATGATTTATCAAAATCAAATAATGGAATTGGCATAGTGCCTTGGGTATATCAAGAAGCTTATAATTATTATTATAATTAGTGGCTTTTAAAATAGAAAAATGCTGATAAAAATATTGAAGAATATTCACCCCATTATATTGATATTGTAATTAAAGAACCTATGCGACAACCTAAAAAAAGAAAAATATTTACATTTTTAGACGAGGAGGTTGAAGATGCCAAGTAAGTATGTTGATATTCCAGCAATTATGCAGGTAATAGGAAGTGTCTTTAATAATCCTCGTCTTTTAGATTATACAGATAAATATTCATTAACTGATGAAGATTTTCCAGACCAATTCCATAAGATTGCTTTTGGATGTATTTTTAAATTACATGAATTAGGAGCACAAGAAATTTCATTATCAAGTATTGCAGATTTTCTTGCAGCTCGTCCAAAGAGTGAAGCTATTTTTAAACAGCAAAAAGGTGAAGAATGGTTAATAAAAATATCAGAAAATGCTACTCCTAACACTTTTGATTATTATTATAATCGTGTTAAAAAATTTACTTTATTAAGAGCTTATGATTCTTATGGAATTGATGTTACTGATATTTATGACCCTGATGATATTTTAGATACTAAAAAGCGTCAACATCAAGAAGAAGCTTTAGATAATTCTTCATTAATTGATTTAGCAAACAAAATAGATAAACGCATTGAAGATATTCGTTTGCGTTATGTAGATGAAGTAATTGATGAAGCTCAACAAGCTGGAACTAATATTTTAGAATTAATTAAGGATTTAAAAGAGAATCCAGAAGTTGGAGTTCCTTTATATGGACCTTTAATTAATACAGTTACAAGAGGCGCAAGACTTAAAAAGTTTTATTTACGATCTGCTCCTACTGGAATTGGTAAATCTCGTTCTATGGTTGCGGATGCTTGTTATATTAGTTGTGATAAAATGTATGATGAAAATTTTGGATGGATTAAAACAGGTCCTTCATAGCCTACATTATATATTGCAACTGAGCAAGATTTAACAGAAATTCAAACAATGATGTTAGCATTTTTATCTAATGTAAATGAAGAACATATTTTAAATGGTAAATATGAAGGTGATGAAGAAAATAGAGTTTTAGAAGCAGCTCAAATTTTAAAAGATGCACCTTTATATATAGAACATTTACCAGATTTTTCATTACAAGATGTTGAAAATAAAATAAAAAGAAATATTCGTGACCATGATATTAAATTTTGTTTTCATGATTATATTCATACTAGCATGAAAATATTAGAAGAAATTACTCGTCGTAGTGGTGGAGTAAGACTTCGTGAAGATAATATTCTTTTTATGTTATCCAATAGATTAAAAGATATCTGTAATGAATATGGAATATTTATTATGTCTGCTACCTAGTTAAATGCTGATTATCAAGATGCAGAAACCCCCGATCAAAATTTATTGCGCGGAGCCAAAAGTATAGCAGATAAAATAGATTTGGGATTAATTCTTTTACCTATTAGAGAAAAGGATACAACAGGGTTAGAAGCAATTACAAGTACTGGGGCATTTGCAACTCCAACTTTAAAAATTTCTGTTTATAAAAATAGGCGTGGTAGATATAAAGGAATTTATTTATGGTGTCAATCAGATTTAGGTACTTGTAGAATAAAACCTATGTTTGCAACAACTTGGAATTATGATTTAATTTCTATTGATGATATAAGAATACACGTAGCAAGCGCTTTTGCAGATGATGCAGATGAAGATTAAAGGAGATAATTAATTATGGGTAATTTAAGAAAAAATGAAAGATTTACAATGGTAGTTACGAAGCAAGGAGAAGTTCATGATAAGTGTGGTTCTGTTGAATATTTGATTCCTACTAAGTTAGCAAATGCGCTTATTGCTCAAGAAAAGAAGTCTCATAAAGGTAAGCTTGCTGACCCTCAGAAATTTTTGATTGATTATGTAAATGATAACTGTGGTTTGATGCGCACTTGCACTAAAGTAACTCTTTATTAATATGCTAACATTTAATAAACAAGATATTAGAGATAGTTTATCTATTGATGATATCTTTTAGTTGTTAGATGAATGGGGCGGTGAGCCAGAGTATTGTCCAACTGGGCTCATCGCCCGAACTATTTGTCATAACCCCCCCGCAAGTGATGCATCAAGAAAATTATATTTCTACGAAAATACTGGACTATTTAGATGTTATACAGGTTGCGATGAACCTATTTTTGATATTTTTCAATTATGCATTAAAGTAATGTCTATTCAATAGCATGTTAATTATGATTTAAATGATGCTGTTAGATGGATTGCACATTATTTTCATATTTCTGGACAAGAAGTTGATATTCCAGAAGAAGAAGGATTAGAAGATTGGAAATTTTTAGCAAATTATGAACGCATTAAAGATATTCAATATTCTATTCCACATATTACCCTAGAAGAATATGATCCAGATATTTTAAAACGATTTAATTATAATATAAAAATAGCACCTTGGTTAAATGAAGGCATTTCACAGTAGGTTTTACTAAATGCTGAAATAGGTTTTTATCCTGGAAAAGATTAGATTACTATTCCACACTTTGATAAAGATGGAAGATTTATCGGTTTACGTGGGCGTACTGTAGTCAAAGAAGAAGAGATATATGGAAAATATAGACCATTAATTGTTAATGGTATTCAATACAATCATCCTCTTGGATTAAATCTTTATAATTTTAATAATTCAAGATGTAATATTCCAAAAGTAAAAAAAGCTATTATATTTGAAGGCGAAAAAAGTTGCCTATTATATAGAACTTATTTTGGAGAAGATAATGATATTTCAGTAGCTTGTTGCGGCAGCAATGTTTCTAGTTTTCAAATGTAGCTATTAATGGATGCAGGCGCACAAGAAATTATTATTGCTTTTGATAGACAATTTCAAACTCTTGGAGATAGTGAATATATTCATTTATTAAAAAATCTTAAAAAGATTTAGAATAAATATAAAAATTCAATTCAAGTTTCTTACATTTTGGATATACAAAAATTAACTGGATATAAAGATTCTCCTATAGATTGTGGTAAAAATATTTTTTTATAGTTATTTAAAAGGAGAATATTATGAAAGGTATTATTTGGTATGAGTCAGGCAATATGGAAAAAGCTATTAAACAATTAAATATTATTAAAAAAAATTATTTAAGATTATTAGCAACAACAGAACAAGATAATTTAGTAGATATAACGCTTCAAGAAAAAAGGTCTTCAAAAGATTGGCTAATTGTATTTAATAATAATGATTGTTGGAAAATTATATTAGCACAAGATAATCGTAAAGGAGAAGCTTGTAATATTTCTTATATAGATAAAGATATCTCTTTAGATATAGTAAATACTAGGATTATCCCTTCTACAAAAGCTATTCCTTATTAGGCTTTTAAATATTATTAAGGAAGGAGGATATGATGGATTATTCTTATTTAACGCAAACTCCAAATTTATTTGAATCTCCTATAGAATAGATTTTTTATAATCGTGGTATTTAGCCTGATGATATTCAACATTATTTGCATACTACAAAAGAAGATATATTAGATCCGCTTTTGCTTGAGAATATGGATACTGGTGCAAAAATGTTATTAAAACATTTAGCATTGGGTAGTAAAATATTTATTCAAATAGATAGTGATGCAGATGGATATACTAGCGCAGCTGCTTTAATTAATTACATAAATATGCGTTTTCCAGGAACTGCGCAAGCTAATATTAGCTATACTATTCATACTGGGAAATAGCATGGTATTAATTTAGAAGTTATTCCAAAAGACACTAAATTATTAATTATTCCTGATGCCGGTAGTAATGATTTTGAACAATAGCTTGCTCTTTGGAAAAATAATACAGATGTTTTAATTTTAGATCATCATGAATCTGATATTCCTATTTGTGAATTTGCTTGTCGTATTAATAATCAAACTTGCGATTATCCTAATAAAACTTTATCTGGTGTTGGAGTAGTTTATAAATTTTGTTAGTATATAGATTCATTAATTGATGATGGTTAGAATTATGCTGATGATATTTTAGATTTAGTTTCTATTGGTATGATAGCAGATATGATGCAATTAACTGAATATGAAACAAGAGAATTAATTTTAGAAGGATTTAATAATTTAAGAAATCCTTTTATAAAAGCTTTTGTAGATAAACAATCGTATTCTCTTAGAGGAGAATTGACTCCATTTGGTGTTTCTTTTTATATAGCTCCTTATATAAATGCTGTTATTCGTTTAGGAACTTTTGAAGAAAAATTGCTACTTTTTGAATCTATGTTAGATTTTAAAGCATATGAACAAATACCATCAACTAAACGAGGTTGTAAAGGTTAGTTTGAAACTCGAGTTGAATAGTCTTGTAGAAATTGCACAAATGTAAAAAATAGATAGACACGAGCGAGAGATACGAGTTTAGAAATTATAAGAAAAAAAATTCAAGATGAAAATTTATTAAATCTTCCAATTTTAATTGTTCAATTAGCTGAACCAGTAGAAGAAAATCTTACTGGGTTAATTGCAAATCAAATTGCAAACGAATATCAAAGGCCAACCTTAATTCTTAATTCTCATATTGAATATGATAATACTACTGGTGAAATTACTTGTTTTGAATGGCGCGGCAGTGGTAGAAATACTCAATTTTCTAAATTAGATAATTTTAGAGAGTTTTTAGTAGAATCTAATTTTGTTAAATTAGCACAAGGTCATGCTTCTGCTTTTGGTTGTATAATTGATGATAGCTGTATAACATAGCTTAAAGATTATATTACAAATAAATTAAGGGATTTTGATTTTAATGCATCTTATAAAGTTGATTTTATTTGGAATTATGGTGACTTGGATAGACATATTTAGGATATTTTAGATATTGGTTTTCTGCATTCAATATGGGGTTAGGGAATTCCAGAGCCTTAGATTGCTATAGAAAATATCCAAATTCATTCAAAAGATTTAAAATTGATGTCACCAGATAAAAGTCCTACTATAAAAGTTCAATTAAATAATAATTTATCTTTAATTAAATTTAAAGCAAGTCAAGAAGAATTTGAATCATTAAAAGCTGATGGGATTACAATTATTAATATTATAGGTACTTGCAATTTAAATGAATGGGGTGGAAATATCTCTCCTCAAATTTTAATTGAAGATTATGAAATAATTAATAAAACAAATTATATTTTTTAAGGAGAGATTAGATGAAAAAAATTATTATTAGTACATTATTACTACTTAGTTTTATTTTACCTTTTAATGTTTTTGCCGCTGAACCTACTACAATTGAAGAACATGAAAGTCTAATTAACCAATTGGAAGAACGAAAGAATTATGCACATCAAATGGCTGAAGCCGCAAGAGCTTTAGGATATACTGAAGACCATACTATTATTACTACAGCTCAATCTGAATGGTGGACAGCTCATAATGCCCAAACAGATATCCAAAAGAAATTAGATGATTTGAAAGCAAGTGAAGCTGTTACATTTTCTTGGACAGGTTCTAAATTAACAAAATCCAAGGGTGTTAATTATGGTCCTTCTGGGAAGGAAACTTATTATAATCTTCCTATGGGAGGAGTTGTACGCATTATGCGTAATAGAGGATTTTCTGAAGCTGAATATCCATATTGGGTGCGACAAGATGGCGTTAAAATGTTAGGTAATTATGTAATGTGCGCTGCTAATTTATCTGTTCATCCTAGAGGTAGTATTGTTCAAACATCTCTTGGTTTAGGCATTGTTTGCGATACTGGCGGCTTTGCCAAACGTAATATTTATCAGCTTGATATCGCAACTGCGTGGTAACATATAGCTCACACGCACACACCCCTGCGAAGAAAATGTCTACTACGGCCGCGCAGGGCCACTACAACCGCAATCCAGAACTAAAATCACTTTTCAAAATTTTTGAATCAAAAATTAAAAAATGTTATAATATATAATAGAGGTGGATGTATGGATAAAGAATATAATATAAAATGTTTAGATAAGTATGATTTTAGTGAATTTATGTATAATGGACGAGATTTTTGGAACTTACTTGATGTAATAGAAAAAAAATATGACACTGAATTTAAAGTAATGTATGGAATATATTGTTTTGATTATTTATCTGATTATGAAATAATTGATTATTTTAAAAGTAGATATAATGTTCAATTTCAAGAGTATATTAGTTGGGTATGCCGTCCAATGGGACAAAAGGTAACTAAAAATGATATTAACTAAAAAGCAAGAAGAAGGTTTGTAGATTGCTGTTGCAAGATATCAGGCAGGATTTAAATATACTGTAATTGCAGGATTTGCGGGAACAGGGAAATCAACCCTTGTTCGTTTTATTATTGATGCTTTAGGTGTACAAGAAAATGAAGTAAGATATATTGCTTATACTGGAAAAGCAACAAATGTATTAAAACAAAAAAATTGTCCTAATCCAACTACAGCACATAAGCTTTTATATCATGCACGTAGAATGCCTACAGGTAATTATGTTTTTGTTCCAAAAGCTCCATTTGAAATGGAATCAGAAATAAAAATAGTTGTAGTAGATGAAGTTAGTATGTTACCTTGGAAAATGTGGAATCTATTATGTCAACATAATTTTTATATTTTAGCTTGTGGAGACCCTGAACAATTATCTCCTATCTCAGATACGCCAGGAGAAGATGCTGATAACCATGTATTAGATAATCCACATATTTTTTTAGATGAAATAATGAGACAAGCGCAAGAAAGTGAAATTATTCGCTTATCAATGCATGTGCGACAAGGTAATCCATTAAGCACTTTTCCTTGTAAAAATGAACAAGTTATGATGTTCCATAAATCCGAGTTATCCACATCTATGCTATTATGGGCTGACCAAGTTTTATGTGCTACAACTCGTAATAAATTAATTCTTAATAATCAAATGAGAGCAGCTCAAGAATTACCCAATGAACCTATGGTAGGAGATAAAATAATTAATCTTCATAATGAATGGGAAATTTTATCAAATCAGCAAAATCCTTTAACTAATGGTGTAATTGGAACAATAAAACAAATGACAATTTCTCATTGGAATTATCCTTATTGGGTACGTGGGCATTCTTTTTCAGTTCCCATTTTAACAGCCACTATCTCAGGCGATAATGATGATGAACAATATGATATGATATCATTTGATTATAATGAATTATTAACAGGAAACCCATCTTTAAATCCAAAAGAAGAATATCGTTTACATAAAAAATTTGCTTTACCATTACATGCTAATTTCGGTTATGCTATTAGTGTATGGAAAGCTCAAGGTAGCGAATGGGATAAAGTATTACTTTGTGAAGAATCTGGATGGCCAAGGGGCCAAGTAGAAAGAAAAAAATATTTATATACAGGAATTACACGCGCTGCAAAAAAATTAGTTGTAATTCAAAAAAATTGATACATATAATAATATATGTTATAATAATTATAGAAAATAAAAAAGTGGGGTAGTAAATGAATACATATTTTAATAATCATAACCATACTACCGACTCAAATCTGCGGCTTGTAGATTGTATAAATACACCAGAACAGCTTATTGACAAAGCTATAGATATGGGACTAATGGGAATAGCCATTACTGATCATGAAGTATTATCTGCTCATATAGCTGCAGAAAAGCATATGCTTAAAGTACAAGAAAGAAATCCAGATTTTAAATTAGCTTTAGGTAATGAAATTTATTTAACTGATACTAGAGATAATGGTCAAAAATATTATCATTTTATTTTAATTGCTAAAGATGCTATCGGTCATAGGGCATTACGAGAATTAAGTTCTCGCGCTTGGATGAATTCTTATGTAGATAGAAAAATGGAAAGAGTTCCTACTTTAAAATCTGAGTTAGTAGAAGTAGTAAATAAATTTCCTGGTCATCTAATTGCAACAACAGCTTGCATTGGCGGAGAATTAAGTCAATTAGCTATAGCTTATAAAGATTGTATAGAAGTAGATGATATTTCTAATGCAACTATTTATTATCAAAAAATAGAAGAATTTCTAAAGTTTTGTTTAAATTTATTTGGTGATGATTTTTATATTGAATGTGCGCCTGCACCTTCTAAAGATCAAATTAGAGTAAATCAGATTCTTCGTTCTATTGCTAATGTATATAACATTAAAATGACTGTTGGAACAGATAGTCATTATTTAACTAAAGAAGATAGACAAGTCCATAAAGCATATCTTAATTCTAAAGAAGGAGAACGAGAAGTAGATTTATTTTATGAATATGCTTATCTTATGTCTCCTGATGAAGTATTAAAGAATTTAACAATTACTTTTGATAATGATGAAGAATTTGCATCAGTAGTTATGAAAAATTCTTTAGAAATTTATAATAAAATTTCAAGATATTCTTTATTCCATAAATAGGATGTACCAAGTGTAGAAGTAAAAGAATATCCTAAATCTTATTGGATAACTGTTAATGGTGTTGGAGAAGATAATCCTAAATATCCTCATTTAAGTCAAATGTTACATGATGATGATATTCAAAATCGTTATTGGGTAAATCAATGTATTGAAAAAATGTATGAATTGGGAATTTGTGATTCTCCAAAGGCTGAACAATATTTTACTGAATTAGAAGAAGAGGCTCGCGTAAAAAGTATTATTAGTGAAAAGCTTGAAACAAATATGTTTCGATATCCTAATACTCTTCAGCATTATATTAATTTAATTTGGGAATGTGGTTCTACTATTGGCGCAGGCAGAGGTTCTTCTTGTGCAGCTTTAAATCATTATTTAATGGGTATTACTCAGTTAGACCCTATTGAATGGGATTTACCTTTCTTTAGATATCTTAATGAAGATCGTGTAGAACTTGGCGATATAGATATAGACGTTTGTCCTTCTAAAATTAAAACTATTATTAATAAAATTGCTCAAGAGAGAAGTGCTACATTTAATGATAATGTGCCAGAATGGGCAAAAATCTTTGGATGTACACGAATTGCTACTTTTGGAACTGAAACTACTAAATCTGCAATTTTAACAGCCTGTAGAGGTTATAGAAGTGAAGATTATTCAGAGGGTATTGATGTAGATCAAGCTCAATATATGGCTTCTTTAGTGCCAGAAGAACGAGGATTTTTATGGCCTGTAAAAGATGTATTATTCGGTAATCTTGAAAAAGGAAGAAAACCAGTAGCTTCATTCGTTCGTGAAGTAAATAATTATCCAGGTTTAGCTGAAATTATCATTGCTATCGAAGGTATTCATAACAAACGCTCTTCTCATGCTTCTGGCATTGTATTATTTAGTGATGACCCATTTGAACATTGCGCTTTTATGAAAACTCCAAAGGGTGAAATTATTACTCAATGGAATCTTCATGACATAGAATATATGGGCAATGTTAAATATGATTTCTTGGTAACAGAAGTTCAAGATAAAATTGTTCAAACTATTCAATTTTTATAGCAAGATGGTCAAATTGAACCTGAATTATCTTTAAAAGAAGTCTATGATAAATATTTGCATCCTAATGTTTTACCAAGAGATGATGAAAGAATTTGGGATGCACTTGATAACGTTTCAGTTATAAATATTTTTCAATTCGATTCTCAAGAAGGCGTTAAAGCAGCTAAACGTTTGCGGCCTCGTTCAATTACCGAAATGAGTGACGCAAATGGGTTATTGCGTCTTATGGGAGAAGAAGAAGAACGTCCTATTGATAAATATTTTAAATTTAAAAATAATATTCAATTATGGTATGATGAAATGAATCGTTGGGGATTAACCCCTAATGAACAAAAAACCTTAGAACCTTATTTTAAATCATCATATGGCGTACCACCAAGCCAAGAACAATTAATGTTAATGTTAATGGATAAAGATATTTGCGGATTTACATTAGCAGAAGCAAACTCTGCTCGTAAAGTAGTAGGTAAAAAACAAATGGATAAAATTCCTGCATTACATCAAAAGGTTCTTGGACAAGCAAAAAGTCCTCAGCTAGGTGCATATGTTTGGAAATATGGCGCAGGTCCGCAGATGGGATATAGTTTTTCTACTATTCATAGTTTAGCATATAGTTTTGTAGGTGTTCAAACTTTATATCTTGCAACTTCTTTTGACCCAATTTATTGGGATACTGCTTGTTTAGTTGTAAACAGTGGTTCATTAGAAGATGAAAATAGTGATACTGAAGATGATAAAACTGTAAGCACTGATTATGGTAAAATCGCAAAAGCGTTAAATGAAATTATTAATGCTGGTATTAATGTAAGTTTAGTTGATATTAATCAATCTGATTTTGGATTTAAACCTGACATACAAAATCATCAAATTTTATTTGGAATGAAAGCATTATTGAATGTTAATGATGATTTAGTTCGTGAAATTATTGCAAATAGACCATATATATCTATTAAAGATTTCTATCAAAAGATTAGCCCAAAAAAGCAATCTATGGTGTCATTAATTAAAGCAGGCGCTTTTGATCAAATGATGGATAGAAAATTAGCAATGGCTTGGTTTATCTGGCAAACTTGTGATAAAAAATCTCGTTTAACACTTCAAAATATGCCAACATTAAATAAAATGAATTTAATTCCAAGAGATACAGAAGAAAGACAATTTGCTTTTAGTGTTTATGAATTTAATAGATATTTAAAGGCGGTTTGTAAAAATGATAAATTACCAGGTTATTATCAATTAGACACTCGCGCAATAGATTTTTTAACTAAAATTGATAAAGACGATATAATTTCAGGAAATAATATTTTAATAGCGAAAGTTTGGGATAAATATTATCAATCTGTAATGGATATTTTTAGAGATTGGTTAAAAGAATCTGGTAATGAAGTTCTTCAGCAATTAAATGACCAAATCTTTAAATTAGATTGGGATAAATATGCTTCTGGAAATTATTCTTCTTGGGAAATGGAAGTTCTTTGTTTTTATCATCATCCTCATGAATTATCTACTGTAAATATGGGTAAATATGGATTAAGTAATTTTTATTCATTACCAGAAGAACCAATTATAGACAGGAGTTTTACAAAAGGTAAAAAAACTATAAATATGTTTAAACTCTTTAAAATTTGCGGCACTTGCATTGCTAAAAATAAAACTAAAGGAATTGCAACCATTTTAACTACTGATGGAGTAGTAAATGTTAAATTTAGAAAAGAATATTTTGCTTTATTTGATAAAACTATTTCTGAAATAGGCGAAGATGGGATAAAACATCGTCAAGAAACTAGTTGGTTTAATAGAGGCAGTATGATTATGGTGCAAGGTGTCCGATCAGGAGATACTTTTATAGCTAAAAAATATGCAACTTCTGGGGGGCATCAATTATATCATATTGTAGACATTGATAAAGATGGAGATTTAATTCTTCAAATTGAAAGATATAAAGGAGAAGGTGGCGAATAATGACTGTTGAAGAATGTATAAATAAATATCATTATAAACCACTTCCGTCTCTTATATCACAAGAATAGAGAAAAATTTATTTTGATGAACTTCCTAATGAGTGGGATATAAATGGTAATTTAAATTGTGGAATATATGATTTATTTCATAACCCTATTGCTAAGGGGTATTCTCGAATAGTTATTGGAGATTATGGCGCTTATGTAGAAATACCTCTTGATAAAATGATACTAAATGATATCATTGTTAAACCTGGCGAAGAATATAGATTTAATCCAAAATATGCAAATGTAAAATATCATTGGTATTGTTTAAAACAAAACTTAAATATAAAAATATATTACCAAAAAAATACAGTTAAATATGCTGATTATAAACCAGAAATGTTTTATATTTCACCATATGAATTACAAATAAAGGATTTAATATGAAAGATTTACTTGTTTTTATTGGAGAAAGTGGTTCTGGTAAAAATTTTATTATTGACCATTTATTAATGTTACACCCTAATGATTTTCATGTAGTTCCTCAAGTTTCTTCTCGTCCTAAACGAACAGGAGAAAAAGAAGGTCATCCTTATCATTTTGTTTCCAGAGAAGAATTTCTTCAAGAAATAGATAATGGAAAACTTGCCGAATGGCAAAATTTTAATGGATGGTATTATGGCACTCGACATGAAGATTTGGATTATTCTCAAATTAATGTTTTAAGTGCTAATCCTGCCGCTGCTAGAACCTTACTTAAAAATCCTAATTTAAATACTCAAATAGTATATGTTAGATGCGATGATAGAGAAAGATTAATTCGCAGCTTACAAAGAGAAAAATATCCTGATATAAAAGAAATTTTACGAAGATATGATTCAGATTTAAAAGATTTTAAATATATAGATTTTGATTATTACATTCTAGTGAATAATAATACCAGAGATCTATATAAAAGTGAACAAATTATTAAAAGAGAATTGGAACATTATAAAACACTTAAAAAGCTTAAACACTACGAGCAGTCTAAGGACAACACGTAATAATTAATATGCCTAAAAAACTAAATATAGTAGAATACTCTTTTTTGAGTCAATATTTAGATGGAGGAGATAATATTGCTTGTAATTAAACGAAATGGTGATATCGTCGATTTTAATAAACAAAAAATTATAGATGCAATAAATGCAGCATTTATTGAGGTAGATGGTAAACTTTATGAAGATGATACTGCATATGATATTGCTTATGATATTGAAGATTATTTTAAATATCAAGATGGAAATAGTTGTTCCGTAGAAGAAATTCAAGATTTAGTTGAAGAATATCTTATGCGCTCTGAACGCCCTGATGTTGCAAGAGCTTATATAAGATATAGATATAAAAAAGAAGTAGCTCGTAACTATTAGCATGATTTTATTGATGCTATTCGTGAAAAGTTAGAAGCTACTGATGTTCAAAATCAAAATGCTAATGTAGATGAGCATTCTTTTGGTGGACGCACAGGAGAAGCAGCAGCAGTTGTTACTAAAAAATTAGCATTAGATTATTTAATTTCTAAAAAAGCAAGAGAAAATCATGAAGGTAATATGATTTATATTCATGACCTTGATAATTATTATGTAGGAAATCATAATTGTTTATCTATTCCTTTTGACGATTTGCTTGCTAATGGATTTAATACTCGTCAAACAGATGTACGTCCTGCTGGTTCTGTAAATACAGCATTTCAATTAGTAGCAGTTATTTTCTAGCTTCAAAGTTTACAACAATTTGGTGGTGTATCCGCAACACACTTAGATTGGACTATGGTTCCATATGTGCGTAAAAGTTTTCGTAAGCATATGATTGATGGATTAAAATATCTTGAAGGCGTTACAGATCAAGATTATTTAGATTCTATTCCGAAAGAATTATCTTTTGATGATATTGAAGCAAATGATGAATCTCATCAAGCTGCTTATCAATATGCTATGGATATGACAGAAAAAGAAGTCCATCAAGCTGTAGAAGGTATGTATCATAACCTTAATACTTTGCAATCCAGAAGTGGTAATCAATTACCTTTTACTTCTATTAATTATGGTACTTGTATTATTCCAGAAGCTAGAATGGTAACTAAAGCTTTATTAGAAGTTTCTCTTGAAGGGCTAGGTAAATTACACAAAACCTCTATTTTCCCTTGTGGTATTTTCCAATGCATGAAAGGTGTTAATAGAGAACCTGGTGACCCTAATTATGATTTATATCAATTAGCTCTAAAATCTACTGCAAAACGCCTTTATCCTAATTATGCTAATATTGATTGGTCGGGTAATGCGGGGTATGATATTAATGACCCTAAAACCTACTTCAGCACAATGGGCTGTCGCACGGCTAATGGCGCAGATATTAATGCAGAGCCAGGAGTAAATCCACAAACTAAAGATGGACGCGGTAATATTTGTCCTGTAACAATTATCCTTCCAACATTAGCTATGAAAGCTAAATAGACTTTTGATAAAGGTAATGGTTTTATTAATACTGAACAAGGTCAGCAACAATTAATTGACTATTTTCTTCGTAATCTTGACCAAAAAATTCATGAAGCTAAAGATATGTTAATTGAACGTTTTAATTATATTGCTTCACAAAGTCCTGCTTCTGCAAAATTTATGTATGAAAATGGTTTAATGCTTGGATATAAGCCAGAAGAAGGAATTATTAGTGCGCTTAAGCATGGGACACTAAGTCTTGGACAATTAGGTCTGGCAGAATGTTTATAGATTCTTATTGGTAAAGATCATACAACTCCAGAAGGTATGGAATTAGCTAAACGTATTGAAAAACTATTCAATACGCGTTGCAAAGAATTCAAACAAAAATATAAGCTTAATTTTGGAGTTTATTACTCTCCTGCTGAAAATCTTTGTTATACAGCTATGAAAAAGTTTAAAGAAAAATATGGCGAAATTCCATTTGTATCAGATAAAGAATTCTTTACAAATAGTATGCATGTTCCTGTTTGGCATGAGCTAAGTCCTTTTGAAAAAATTGATATTGAAAGTCAATTAACAGGATATTCTCAAGCCGGATGTATTACTTATGTTGAATTAGATGCATCGGCTGTTCATAATCCAGAAGCATTAGAACAAATTGTAAATTATGCTATGGATAAAGATATTCCATATTTTGCTATTAATGTTCCAAGTGACACTTGTTTAGATTGCGGTTTTCAAGGAGAGATAAATGATGCTTGTCCTATCTGCGGTAGTGAGAATATTCAGCAATTGCGTAGAGTAACTGGTTATTTAACAGGCAATTATAAAACTGCTTTTAATTTAGGTAAACAAGATGAAGTTCACCACCGCGTGAAACACGTAGGAGTGATGGAGTAATGCGTTACGCAGGTATTATTAAAAATGATATTGCTGCAGGTAAAAAAGTAAACCTAACTTTTTTTACTCAAGGCTGTCCAATTCATTGTAAGGATTGTCATAACCCAGAAGCTTGGGATTTTAATGGTGGTAAAGAATTTACTAATGATACTTTAAAAGAGATTCTTCAAGGTTTAAATGCTAATGATGTTTAGCGCAATTTTAGTGTAATGGGTGGAGAACCCTTATGTGATGAAAATTTATTTTTAACTGATTTAGTAATAACAAGTGTTAGAGAACATTATCCTGATATTTTAATTTATGTTTGGACTGGCTATTTAGCAGAAGATTTATTTCAATAGAATAAACCTCATTTAAAACATGTTTTAGAATTATCAGATTACTTGATTGATGGGCCTTTTATTGCCGTTGAACGTGATATTACTTTAGCAATGAGAGGTTCTAAAAATCAAAGAATAATAAATATAAGAGAGTTTGTGCAAAATGAAATTAAAAAGAGTAGCAAAAACTGAAGATTTAAAAAATTCTTTATTATTAGCTAACCATGCTAATGAAGGCGACTTTTGTATTGTTGAAGAAACAAAAAAATGTTATAAATTTTAGAATGGAGAATGGATTCCTTATATTCCAGAAATCACTGGTCGAGGACCAGAAATTAGTCTTTATGAATTAAACCGTAGTATTATTAGACAATTATCAAATTATGAAACTAATCAAATGAAAGAATTTATTAGTGATTTTAATAATTATTATAAAACAACTAATAATAAATATTATATGTTATTAAGTGTAGAAACTTCTTATTATACAGTATTTGTTAATAATCAAGATGAAACAAATGATTTAAAAGATTTAGGTTCAGCTTTATTAGCAGTTTCTTTAGCAATTGGACCAATAGTAAGTCATGATATTTGTGAAGATCATGTCGAAATTTGGTTTAGAAATAAAGATGATAATGAAGTTTATTGTTATATGCTTTTTCCATATGATGGAGGAGTGGTGCCATTTGGTTAAGTTATTTTGCAAACCTAACTTATTTACATTCTAGCAAGAAATTATTTTAATTGATACTACGGCTGAATTAGGTTATTAGGTTAAAAAATTAACAGAAGATTGTAATTTAAATACGCTTGGTTAGTTTTTGGCGGTCGGCGCTTTAACTAATCAAGCTGAAGTAGTAGAATTAACAGGCTCAGAAATAGTTTTAGACAAAGTAATAAAAGATTTTTGGGCTGAATCTAAGGCATTACATGCAAATCAAAATATTAAATTAGAGGTAAGAAAAACAAATGAATAAATATTTAATTAATGATGTAACTACTTATCGTGTTGGCACTGTTGAAGAAGTGGAGTAGCTTCATGAAGAGCTTGCTAATGATCCTATGTTTCAATTAACAAATTTTAGTTATACTACTAAATATATTAAAGAAAAAGGCGAGATTGTAGAAGAATATCAAATTGTCAAGGCGAAGAAAGTATTCAATGAAGAAAAGTTTCCTGAAGGTCATTTTTATGTAAAGTATGGTGAAGGGATTGAAGAATAATATGGATTTTTTGCTATGAAAGGAATGAATAATATGGATTTTCCTCGCTTTGAGCTTATTTCTCAATATAAAGAACACGATGAATTAATGCCTCGTCGTGCAACCTGGGATAGCGCCGGTTATGATTTTATAGTAGCAGAAGATACAATTATTCCTGCTTATTTTAAGCCTGAGAGTGGCGGTTTTGATTATTTAAATATTAGAATGAATTTTCCATTTGACCATACTGTAACATTAGATGAACTTGCAGCTGAAACTAAAAAACTAAAAGTAAAACCTACTTTAGTTCCAACAGGTATTAAAGCTTATATTCCTCGTGAAATGTATTTACAGCTTCAAGTGCGTTCTTCTTTACCTTTAAAACATTGGCTTATATTAGCTAATGGCGTAGGTATTATTGATAGAGATTATTATAATAATCCTGATAATGAAGGGCATATTTACTTCCAATTAATTAATTTATCTCCAAGAGATATTCTTCTTAAAAAAGGCGATAAAATTGGACAAGGAATTTTTCTTTATTATGGAACGGTTTCTGAAGATATCCCTGTTAAAACTGAACGCACTGGTGGGTTTGGAAGCACAGGTTCAAGATGAAAATATTAGCACTTGACCAAGCAAGTAATGTAAGTGGTTGGGCTATATTTCAAGATGGAAAATTAGATTCATATGGAAAAATTGATTTGCATAGTATAACAAATGTTTATGAACGATTACATGAATTAAAATTACAAGTAAAAACGTTAATTCAAGAAAATCAAATTGAAAAAGTTTTTTTAGAAGATATTTATATGGATGGATAGCGAGTAAATAATGTACAAACATTTAAAATTCTCGCAGAAGTTTTTGGAGTTCTTTATGAACTTTGTTTAGATTTAAAAGTTCCAGTAGAAGCAATCTTAGCTGGAACTTGGAAATCAGTTTTAGGTATAAAAGGTAAAACTCGACCTGAACAAAAACGTGCGGCATAGGCTTGGGTAAATGAAAATTATGGACTTAAACCTATTCAAGATATTTGTGATGCTATTTGTATAGGTGCTTGCGCAAATAAACAAGCTGCTTTTAATTGGGGAGAGTAAAAAAAATAAGGGGCTAGACAATTAAGTCTAGCCCCTTTAAGCTATTTTAGCAAAGATTTTATTTGTAATGGCTATAATTTCTTCACCATATGTTGCTATTAAATCTGCGATTAATTCTTCCTAATCTATATTAAGATTTACATTATAACTAAACATTGCGGCATGAGTAATTTCATGACATAACACTTTTTTAATTTTATAGTTTGGAACATCTTCACTAATATAAATTGTTTTAGTGGTGTCATCACAAGCTCCAAGTGCAAATGAACCATCACTTCGCCGCACTTTTGGATGATTAAAAGAAACTAATTTAATATCCCAATTAATATGATTTATTTCAAACATTTTGAAGCTTAGTAGCTAAAACGTTTATTTTCTTTTGAAGCATTTGTTTTTCTTCTGGAGATGCTTGACTAATCATTTCCATAATATCTTGATTTAAATCACGCATATAATTTTCTAAATCATTCATAGCTTTATCATCTTGATGAGCCGCTTTAGATTCCATATACATTCTACGTCTCATTGGACTGCGACCTTCTCTTGAATCGCGCATAGTTGGATAATTACGTTCAGTATAATAGTTAGAACTTTGTCCACCGCTCATTTCAGAAGATGAACTTGAAGAAGAATTACCTCCACCGCTATTACCGCCATAGTAATTCATATGATCAGGATAATACATTTTACCAGAATCTCTATCCATATCTCTATAAGGATAATATTTTTCTGTATAATAATAATTGTTATTTTCACTCATTGGCATTTTTTGATTCTCTGAATGTTCTTCCATTGCTTTTGTAACAGTGCAATAATAAATAGCTTCAGATAAATCTTTAACCATATCAATGGCTTCGCCAAGTTCTTTTGTATTAGTATCTTTTAAATTGGTCATTTGTCCTTGAATAGCAGATACTAGCTATTCTTTCATTTGAATTAAACGTTCCATTATGCCACCCTCTCTACAATCAGATTAGCATTTTGAACATTTATTGGAATAGTGCTAATGTTTTTAACACTAATTTCATTACAACATCCAATAGGTACATCAACATGTAATGCAGCATTAACATTATTATAACTATCTACAGCTGCAGGAGTGGAAATCATACTTGAAGTCTAAACGGCTTCACCATTAATGGCGATTGCTAAAGTGATTGGACCAACAGTTTGTTCGGCAGGAACAGCAATATTTCCTCCGAAACGAACTAGGAATCTTGCACGACGTTGACCATTAGTCAACCCGCGTAAGCCAACCAATCCGCTACCTTCACGATGTATCATAGATAAATTACCTGGAATAGCTGTAGATGTAAATAAAACAGCCTAATTAGGTTGTACTGTTTGAATAGCATTTGCGGTTATTTCCATTATTTAGTCACCCCCTCAATCAAAATGGGCCAGGCCCAAAACCATTACTGAGAGGACCACCGAACATAGCATTATAGCCATAAGTGCCATAAATTCCAGTATAAGGATTGGCAACTAAGTAAGCAGGTTCTGCTGAAGGTCTTAAAGCATTAATAAGATAAGCATTTTGTTCACTTTGAGAAATTTGACCTTTAAGAGCTTGATTTTCAGCAAGTAAAGAAGACATTTGACTTTGAACCATAAAGTCCATTATTTGACGATGATTATTGTTTTGATTATCAATAATCTCTCTACCAATGTCTTGAGCAGCTCTACGAGTATCGCATTCTTGAGTAGCTAAATTATAATTTAAAGTAGCAAAATTGCTATCAATTTGATTCTGAGTGCGGCAGCAACAAAGTTGTTCGTCTGCAGAATGTTGTGCTAACTATGCTGTTAAAGCATTAGTGTTTTGTAAACCAGCTAAAGTATTTTGATTAATAGCTTGAATTACATCAAAACCTGTATTACAAAGTTGAGATTGAGTATTAGCAAAACCAGTAAGCATACTGTTATTAGTATTATAAAAACCATTAGCAGTGCTTGCAGTTAAGCCACGAATACCATCATCTAAATCATGAATGTCAAAATTATAACTAACGTCATTAGCGGTACCATTATTTCCATTGTTCCAGCCGTTGTTTCCCCAGCCGCCAAAAGCAAATAAGAATAATAGGATTACCCACCAGCCATTGTTGCCACCAAAGAAACCATCATTGCCATTTCCAGTAGCGGCTGCAATATCTGATAAACTATAGCCGTTGTTATTATTAAACATATCTGTTTCCTCCTTTTGGATTATAGCCCCAAGCGTTGTTTAAAGGAAGAAAATTCCTAATCAAAGTCAAGACCTCGCTAAGCACAAAGATTGCGGGCTATCTATTCAATACCTGCAGTATCATTATTTTGTGCTAATTGCATTAAATTCTAACCCATGGGAGTATTTCCCATTCTTTGTTGAAGCATTTGCAACATCAACTGTTGAGGGTTTTGTCCTCCTCTAATCGCTTGCATAAACTGCATTGGATTATTAATAGGCTAATTCATATTATAGTTCTCCTTTAATTAAAATTAAATTCCTACAAGGGTTTCTACGCTTGAGTATTTATATTTTGATTTTGAATTTGAGAAGTTTGACTTTGCTATGAATCAATTTTAGTCGTTGAATTAAATGCTTCTTTAATTGCCGCAATTGCCTAGTTAAATTCTTCACGAGTAACAAAATTTTCTGGAGATGCTGTTTCTGTTGGAATAGGTTTTAATTCATAAAGATTAATTGAAGAAGTCCCATCCATATTACATTGTTTTGTATAGATGCGACCTTTTGGTAAATCAGGAAAATATGTTACTATACCATCAAAATCTACTGCTGCAGCACGCACTTCCTCCAAGCTTGAAACAGGACGTCCACGAAGCATTGGCGCAGCGATAGGTTGTTGAGGTTGAGTAGTATATCTAGGAACCTACGGAGTATAATAATAATTTTGCTATTGCATTATTCAGACTAAACCTTCTTTCTATAATTTATTTAATATCTTTTCCCTTGCATTATATTTAAAAATTGTTTTAAAATTATTATTACTTTTTGTCCAAAAGCGTTTTAGGGTAATTTTTTATAATTAAATTTATTTAATTTTGATAATATATGATAATGAAAGGAGGAGGACAAGTGTTAGACATTTTTATAAAATATTGGTTATAGTGGATCTGTGGTATTGTTGCAGCTGGAATTGCTATATGGGCGAAACATATTATTAAATTAGAAAAAGAAAGTGTTAATCGTGTAAAAGCTGAACGAATGAAAGAGATGCGTGAAGAAATAGTAGATGAATTAACTGAAAAAATTGATAAAGTAGAATAGAAATCAGATGAAAATGATAGAATAATGAAAGAAGAAATAGAAGTATTATCTAATAACGTAGAAAATCTCACTATTGGTGTTTTATCACTTCAAGGAAAATAGTTTAGAGATTAGTGTATTTTCTTATTAACCCCAGAACATATAATTACAGTTGATGAATATGAATAGTTTGAAGAAGATTATGTCGCTTATAAAGGTTTAGGCGGTAATCATACTGGCGATGCCTTATATAAAAGAGTGGTAGATAAATTTAACAATCACATAAAACCATAAAAAGGGTGGAAGTAAATTAATACTTCCACCCTTTATTTTTTTATCCTTTTTTAAGTTTATTTTGATTTACTGCAGCTTCAATTTCCATAGTTAAATAACTATTTACATCTCCTACAATTTCAGTTAAATATTTTTTACCTTCATCACCAAGGAATAAAAGTATCTAATTATAAACCATAGTAAATGCTTTGCCTTGAGCCTCTATATCAAATGTGCCTTGCTATTTTAAACTATCTACATATGTTTGATTTACTGCTATTACAGCTGAAGTAATAGTGTCTTTTAACATATATAAATATTTTTCTTCTTTTTCATTTTTTGTTTTAATTGCTAATTCATTAATTTTAGCATTAATCCATTTTACAAAAAATCCAGTTAATATTCCTAAACAAGGAATAATAACTACTTGAAAAATAGATGTAATTAATTCATTGTAGTCCATTTTCATTATCTCCTTGTGGATTTATAAATCCTAATCTAATAAGCCAATCTCCAAGGGTTTCAAATTCGATTTGAGTATTAAAATTTTTATTACGTTCTTCATTATAAATTTTTGCAATAGTTTCTGGAGAAGCTTTTTCCCAATATTTCCAATAAGGCTTCATATATTGAATTAAAGCCTGCTCTGCTAATTCTCTATATTCTTTTTTATTTTCTTGTATCCAATTTAAAGAATGTAAACTAAAATATTGATATATTATTAACTAAATTGTTTTATATTCCATTTTTGATATATCTACTTTTTCTGTAATCTCATGCGCCAAACAACAAGCCCTAATAAATTCGGGTGTTGCTTCATAAGTATAAATTCCTTCATCATGACGAGTAATACTATCTCTACCCCAACGCCAAACATAAGATGTAATATTTAGATAACCTATTTTATCAGTATAATCAGTCGCTATAGAAAGAAAATAAGTATCTTCATGCACTCTTAAATCTGGATGAAATCTAATATTATTTTTATCTAAAAATGATTTTTTAAACATTTTTCCATGCATCCAAGTATTTTCTATTTCATGATTAATATAAATTAACTAATTAGTATTTGAATCTAGGCACTCTTCTAACCAAGGTGTTTTTAAAATATCCCATTGCTACTATTCCATTTCTTGAATCATTGCACCAATAATACCTGAATTGTGAATCATATCATCAGCATCACAAAACATTACATATTTACCTTGTGCTGCATCTAAGCCTACTTGACGTGCAACTCCTGGACCTTTATTCTCTTTCATTAAAATTTGTTTAATATTTAAATATAAAATTTTAAAAATATCTAAATTTACTTCAGTTGTTCCATCTCGAACAATAATTATTTCTATTTTATTATTATCAATTCCTAACTAATTAGAAATACTTGATAATAATGGAAACATTTGTTCTTCTGTTTCTTTATAACTTGGAATAACAAAAGTTAATAATACATCATTATATTTCATAATATTTAATTTTCTCCTTTTTCTCGTTCAAGCTCAGTAATACGAGCATCTAATTCTTTAATTGATTTAATTAAAAATGGAATTAAATTTATATAAGCAATATTATATCTATGTTCAATATCTTCAGGAATTTCTTCTCCTTCTTCTAATTCAAAATTATCAAAATTATCTCCTACTAATGGAAAAGCTCGAGAATTTCCATAAATATTTTCTAATGCTTGTAATAATTCCTATGCCGATAAACCTACTTGAGGATCTGTATGTTTTTTTAATCCTTGCTACCAAGCTTCTTTATCATATGTTCCTTGACCATATTTTTTACGTTTTTCCTATTCTTCTTTTGATAAATTACAAGTTCTAATAATATCTTTTAAAGAATTACCTTCTTCATCATATACAATATTTCCATTCTCATCTTTTATTTCAATTTCTTCTTCTAACCATTCTTCTGGTTCAATATATTCATCCCTATAATTATAATAATATTCTATTGGAGTTAGCTATTTAAATAATTCAGTTGCTCCATTTGGAATTTCTGAAACATCAATTTTATCATTAATATCTGATTGTGAACGTAGTGTTCCATAATAATAAATATTAACCTAAGTAGATCCTCCAAGCATCATACAATTAACACTATGAGAAGTATTTATATTTGCTTTATAGCCTAAAGCTGTAGAATAATTTTGTGCTGTATTTGCTTCTTTTCCTATGGCTATTGAATTAATGCCAGAAGCTTTTGAAGCAAATCCTAAGGCTAATGAATTAGCTCCAACCGCGTTTCCACCAACAGCTATTGCTCTATCTGCTGTAGCATATCCATCTATGGCTGTTGTATAATTTGCAGAAGCTGTTGATTCATAGGTTCCTATGGCAAAAGCATAAACTCCTGATGCTTTGGCGCCATACCCTATCGCCAAAGCACAACTCTTAGAAGCCTTTGCATACTGTCCTAAAGCAGTTGCCGAAGAAGCAGAAGCGTTAGTTTCTGGCCCTAATGCAATTGCAGTAGTGCCAGAAGCCACTGCTTTAAATCCTGCTGCTGTTGAATTTATTCCAGTAGCATTTGCATAAGCTCCTAATGCAGTAGCACCGTCTTTTGAGGCATTAGCAAAATACCCTAATGTAGTAGCCTAATTACCGGCAGCTTCTGCACAATGTCCTAATGCAGTAGACTCCTCGTTAGAAGCAGTAGCATAAGTCCCTACCGCAGTCGAAAGATCAGCAGGTGCATTAGACAGAAATCCTAATGCTACTGAGTAATTGCCGAGAGCATTAGCATAAGCTCCTACAGCGGTTGCCTCTAATTTAGCTACGGCGTACTTCCCTAGTGCCGCAGCCTCTTCAGCAGTAGCACTTGTCCCATACCCTATTGCAATAGAATAGGCACCTGAGGCAACAGCACTCTGACCAAATTTTATACTATCAGTCCCAGTTCCATCAATTGTTGCTTTTGTTTCTTTTAAAGCCATACTTTCACCTCACTTTTATCCAAACACGCCCATCAACAACCACATCAGCCCCCCCGTGCCATACTTCATAACTTGGAACAGAGGATATGGTGCCAATGATTCGGCTTGAATATTTTTCTTCTTCTTCTTCAGTCATAATGCTTACTGTTCCATTAGGACCAGAGCAAACTGGCCAACCAATATGATTTTTAAATTCTTCTTTATCTTCGTATGGATATGCTAACACTCGTCCAGATACTGCTAATGGCAATTTATTAGTTTCACTTTCACCAATGCTAATACCAAAAGTATTAGAAACTATTGAACATCCTCGTTGTAATCTTTCAGTCACTAATTCTAATGTTTCATCTCCAACTTCTTTTACTACTCTGCCAGGAGCAATTTCTATATTATTTTTTGCTTGACGATATTCTGCATAGTCATTCCAAGCTGCACCCATTAAGACACCAGTATCTCCTCTAAAATATACTTGAGCAGTTGAAGTACGATATGCCTTATATACAGCCTGAGAAGTACTCGCAGACGTTCCAGTGGCTCCTAAAACGAAAACCGGTGTTGAAGCATTGGTCATAAGTGTCGTTTTTAAATTATTCGCAGTAGTTGCTGTCCCAGATAAAGTGCCGTAGAATGTTGTTGCATGCACTTCTTTCCATTTGTAATCTGAAGATCCTAATTCATAATTATTATTAGCCCAGGGTATTATGCGGTTACCAACATATCCATCTGTCCACATTAAAAATGATGAAGTTTGATTATATGGCATTTTTAAACTTAAATATTTAAAATCATTATTAGTATTATACATAGTAGCTGCATAGTAAATACGATTACCTGATGTTTTTTCTATGCGATAATAAGTTCCAGCTACAAATTGATTTTCATCACTGGTTACTGTAGGTGTTTCTGTTATAATATTAGCACCATATAAAAACATTCCTCTTTCTACCGCTGCGCTAGGTTGAAGGTTTCTATTAAAATTATTATAAGGAAAATGCATCTATATTCCGATCGAACCAACTCTTGTGCGAGCTGTATAAGTTCCATTTGAGTTATGACAACCAGTCATCATTTCAACATTCTAATCTGAAGATAAAATTAATGTTTCACTTCCATATTTAAAAGGACCATTCTTTGTTAATAATCCGTTCATATGCTCTCCGGCAGCTAAAATCAGACTACCACCACCTGAAGTTAGCGCTATCGTTGTAGCATCTACAGTGGCACCAGTTTCTGTTGTTTTTATGGCATTAAGTATATTTTGATCATAAACACCCGTGCCAGTATTTTTATATTTTATGTTAATAAGAGGGATAGATTGTCCCTATTCACCCTCATCTCCTGCTGTATAGGTTATATCGGTTCTATCTATAACTAATCGTCCATGCATTGTTATTGTCATAGGATTTGCCTACTATCCAAAAGCTGCAGTTGTAGAATTAACAGTAAAATTATTATTTGTTCCAACTTTTAACAATGAAGTTCCGGTTCCTTGAATATATAAACCATAGTTAAAAGTATCTAAGAGAATTTTCTAAGCCCAATCATTACTATTTTTACTTTCAATATAAAAAAGTGCATCATCAGCATTATTAGATGAATTATTAACAACGCGCAACCAATTAAAGGTTTTTTTACCTGTAAAAGACTATTCTCCAGTAGTTACAATACCACTTGCTGTTGTGCTAGCAGAAGGAATCGCGGCACTTTGAATATTAGTTCCACTTAATGATAAATTAGCCTAAGGTCCTGCAGTAGTTCCTGGAGTCCAAGCTACCCATGAAGTATTTACATCTGTTAATATTTTTTCCCAAGTTCCCCAAGAAGTATTAACTCCTCCACTATCATTCTAACGGAATAGTAAATTATTTGAATTAACTCTAACAATCTAAAATTTATCTAAATTATTTCCTACCTAAAATCCAACCCAATCATTTCCACTCCAAGGATCTCCATTTCCTGAAAAAGCAAAAGTTCCTGGCTAATTATGTAAAGTAATATCACCAGTATCGCTTACAACATTATGAGTTAAACGACTATAAGCTCTTACTGTTTTTTGAAGTGTTCCAGGTAAAGTAGAAACATTAGTAATAGTACAAAAATCTTTTAAATTGATTTGAGTATAACCATTAGTAATGCCAAAAACATCAACGCCTGTATACCTAGCGCCATCTACAGCTACCCATAATTTCTATGTATCTGTATATCCAAAATATACTAATGGGCCATCGTATGCAGTTGAACCTAATACAATAGCTTGAGGTGAAGACCAAGGAGTATCTGTATTATTATAATTATAACCGCTAATCTATAAATCTGTAGCTTGATATCCCTAATATAATCTTAAAGTAAAAGATGCCATCCAAGAGTTTGTATTATTTATAGTAATTAATATTTTTGTTGTAGTTCCAGTGCCTCCATAATGAAAACGCATAACACCATTATAACTATCTAAAATTGGACGCCATTCGCCCCAATCAGTATTAATATTACTTGTTTTTATATATAATGGAGTAGTTCTTTGATCAACATTACCAGCTGGACCTACTAATTCCCATGATGAATATCCACCATTCCAACCTCGAACATGAATACCAGACCACCATTGAGTGTTTGGCATATTATTATTACTAAAGAAAAATCTTATAGCTTTATCACTTGTAGCTGCAGTTAAATCTTCATTGCGAGTATCTTCAATATAATAAGATTTAGCATGAATCTAATTCCATCTTAACGAAGTTGTTCCTAAATTAATATCATGATTTGTTGCTGGTTGAACTGCAGTAGAAGTAATTTCCATACCTTGTGTTTCAGTTAAAGAAGGTCTTAAATATAAATGACCATTACCATAAATACCTAATCCTTGTGCTGTTGCACCTATATTACCTACTAAAGTTCCAGCATTCATAAAACGAATACCTTTATTTCTAGCAGATGAAGAATCATAAGTTAAATGTAATTGATTCCAAGCTAAATCATTTGAACCAATATTATAAGTTGCATTTGCCCAAGGATAAATACTATTACCAATTTTTCCACCAGTCCAATTTATATAAGTATCAGGGGTAGATGTTCTATAAATTGAAAAAGTGCTTGTGCCAGTATCATTTGTGCTATGTCCATAAGTATATAACTAAGCACCCATTGTATTAGAAGTATTTTTATAGCCTCGTAATACCCAAATATAGTTATCGTCAATATCTCTTGTATAAATACCTGCCCCAGCAACATTTGAAGAAGGTGTAGTATTTTTCTAATAACTTGAAGAACGTAAATGGAAATTAGAATTATTTATAGCAACACGCCAATTAGATAAATCATTAGAATAGATCCAATATTCATTGGAATTGGTGCCCATACCAGTTTTCCAAGTACCTTTACTGCTTACGTATGTTAAATAATTAGCATCTGCTGTTGATGTTAATTTCAAAGTATCAGCTACTGTAGAAGATAATAAAACGGTTGAAGTTCTACTACTTGCAGGGCCAATAGTTCTTCCATCAGCAGTATACATAGTTAAATAATGTTGTGTACCATTGTCTACAGTCGCTTTTAATTCATAACTTCCAGCTTTAATAGTTCCTGCATCTATCCAAATTGGTTTAGTTGTAGTGCCTATTGTAGAAGCAAAAGCTTGTAAAAATCCATTACTATCTAAATAAATAGGCTTTACCCCAGAGCCAATAGCAACTGGCCCAGTAGAAGGGATATCATATAATGCCATGCCAGACCAGTTATTAGAAATTTTAGCTCTATAAACTACTCTTGTAGTAGTTTCTCCAAAACCAATTTGTAATAAATAATCTTGATCTGAGCCACGCCCAATAAAACCATAATACCAATGATTAGTTGGTTTATTAAGTGTAGATGTTCCGAATTCTTCAATAGTAAAACTATTTTTTTCAGTAGTTGCAATGCGAGTATTCCAATCAGTGCTTTCTCCATTTGTAGGTCTTGGTAAATAATAATGATTTATAAATGCTTTTTTCCACAGTCGCTCAGTAGCACCTAAATTAATTTGATTAGAATAAGACTATCCAGGACCAACCAAATCATCTTTAACTACTAATGAAATATTACCATTGATTTTAAAATAAATATTTTTTAAATCATCACTTGTAATTTGTCGAGTAGTTTTATCTGAACCTATTGAACCATATAAATATAAACCTTTAGCAGTTATAAAATCAGTTGAATAAACTGAACTCTATAAAGTAATATTATAATCTGCATCTGGAGTTGCCGTGCCAATACCAATTTTATTTGAAGTCGTATTACGAGCAATTAATACTTTAGTATTATTAGAAGTGCTTTCATATAAACCCATCCACTCTTGTGAAGACTGATGACCAATCCACATAGTTCGATTATTTACTGTGTCTGTAAAAGTAATTCTTGCTCCTGCTCCAGATAAAATACTGCTCCAACTATTATCTCCACGCCAAAACTAAGCAGTAGTTCCAGTAGAAGACAAAGCTGTAGCTGTATCTGCATTTCCTTTTAAAACTCCATAAAAATTAGTAGCCTATAAAGAATAATAAGTAATTAATGTATCTGGATTATAATTTTCTCTATCATGATTAAAATAAAATTTAATTCCATCATGAGTGCCTGTTGTATCATATTCAGAAGAAAAGGGTTTAATTATAAAATAACCTGCGCCTACTGTAATAGCGCTATTTGAAGTAATACCTCCATTATCATTAACCCAAGCTTGACTATTCTAAAACTTACCTTGAGTACCATCAAATCGTACAATAGCATTATCAGTTGATGTTATATTTGCCGCAGTAGCAGTTGCAGCATTACCAGTTGTATCATTAGCAATAGCTCCTGTAATACCCTATACTTTTCCATAAGTATCAACATATATTGGCTACGATGGACCACCACCTGAGCCATAAGCAATTACGTAATTTGTAGCAGTGGTTGCAGTATCATTATTACCTACAGCTAAAAATGCTGAACGATTTATAATACCATTTGTATCCTTACCTGCATGAAAACATAAACTACCAGTATGAATATTTTCATTTGTTGCAGTTGCGCCAACCCATAAACTAGAAGCATTATTATAAATTGCTCCATATAATTTTTCAGTTGAATCTGTTAAAAATAATCCTCGAGAAGTTGAAGAAAGCATTATAGATGCATTTGAAATTAAACTAGCTTGTTTTAAAGGTAAAGTCCAAGTAGCTAATTCTGAATCAGATTTAATTTCGGCTTCATTTAAAAATGTTAATTGAGTATTATTAGTATAGTTAATTGTTCTTATATAGATTTTATTATTTGTTGGAGTATCCATTGATAAATATAGCTCAAAATAAATCTTTTTTTCCGTACTATCTTTACATACACGAAATTGAGTAATTCTTTGTGTTCCAACGTTTCCGCCTAACTATAATATAGTACAATTAGACCATCCTGCAATAACTCTAATACTATAAGTTTCAGGTATTCCTCTGGAATAAGTTCTGAAAATATTAAAATCAAAAATTTTTTGACCTATCTAATTACTAGTGTTAGTATCTAATGAAGCAAATCTAATCCAACCACTTTCTTGTAAGTCTGATTCTTCAATATTATGAGTTTGATAAATTTTCATATTGCTAGCTAAAACAGTAGTTTTATCTGTAATAGGATTAGAACCAAAATTAGGATTAGTAACAATAAAACGATCTTCTGGACTAGAATCTGTTCCTTTCATAAAAGTAAAAATTTTAATTGAACCTGATTCCCAAGAAGAATGAATACTATCTCCAATTGGAGTAGTAAAATTATAATAAATTGGATACTATATTGAATCAATTTCTAATTTTGGATTAACAGCTGTATTACCATTTAAAAAGTAAATAGCTATCATTGATCCGCTAGTTAATGTCTATAATTCGTTAGTATCAATACTAATAATTTTATTGATTACATTTCCATTGGTTGTACAGGTTCCAAAAGCAATTCGTGAACTAATTTTAGATAAATTAGCAAATTCCGCTTCTCCAGCAAAATCTGCCTAATATGCATTTAAAGGAACTCGATTTCCATCTGATTCTTTATCTCTTATAATTGCGGGCGTAGTTAAACCATCACCTGCTATATCTACATAAAATTTTCCATCATCAGTTGTAAAATATGCAAAACCTTCTTTAGCATATTTTACATTTGGATTCTAATTATTACCTGGTAATAATTTTTTAGAATCCCCTTTAGATATTTTAAAGAGCGCCAATCTTCAGCACCCCTTTCTATTTTAGAATTATTCATAAAATCTTTAAAAGATTGTAAAGATTATTAATAATATTTGTCCAATATAAAAAAAAAGGGAGAAAAATATTTTTTATATATCTTTCTCCCTTGAAAATTTTGCACGCACACACGTGCGCGCATATTATAAAGCGGCCGGCCAGGACCCTCCTAACCGCTCGCCAAAACAAAAATCACTTTTCAAAATTTTTAAAGCAAATATTTGAAAAATAATTAATCATTTGTGGAAGTTACTTCAACAAGAAAATCTGATAGATCATTTTCAAAAATAGTTAAATTATTTAGATAAGTAGTAATATTTTCAATATTAATTGAAATATCACATCTTTCATTATGTTTACTTGCATTAAAATATGCAATTTGAGAACTATCTTCTTGTGTATTAATAACACTGGCCGCACTATAATTTACATTTTTAGAATCAACTCTTAACATAAATATAGAACTCCTTTTTATTTTATATTAACATAAAAATTAATAATTGTCAAACATCAATCCAAAATATTTGCGCAGCTTCAATAGCTTGATTAAATTGATTAATCATTACTTCACGAGTTGGAACATCTTTTAAAATTTTTTCATCTTCATAAAGGACATCGCTAGGCAAAGTAATTAATATTTGACTAGAAGCAATTGTAGTATTTAATTTATAAGTATATTTATTTTCTTCATTCATTAAATAAAATGAAATATAATATCTAATTATTCCAGAAGACTAAGTAGCTAAATATGAAATACACCATGGTAAAATAATTTTATTTTCCATAGAACGACAATCGCAATAAGGTACTTCATAAGTATAATATTTTTCATTGCCTTCCGAATCTATAATTACATAATTAATTACACAATTAGTCTAAGCTAAATCCATATTACCATAAAAACGATCAATTAAAAAGTAAACAGTTTCAGCATAATGTTCATTTTCAACAGATATAATAGATGGACTATCAATAGAACGACTATTTAAATCAACTGTATATAATTTTTTATTACTTGGAACATTAGCTGTAATTGTAGTATTAATAGCTGCGTTGGAAATTTCTCTCAATAAATCTTTAAAGACCATTTAGAACGCCTCCTTCTAAATGGATTAATTAACAATAGCAATATATGGACTAACGTTAACCGCAATATGATTATTTACTTCATTAATAATAATACAATAATAATTTCCAGTATTAGTACATGTAAAACCTGCTTGATAAGCTCTACCATTCATTAAAACACTAGTGTCTACTTGACCAGAAGCAACAATTGTGTCATTACCATTATAAGGATTAAAATTAACAGGGTTTTCAGAATCAGCTTCATTTTTTAATAAAGCTGCTTTAATATCAGCAATTTCATAACCTTCAATCGCGGTAGATCCATTAATTGTATTTGGTAAATCAACAATATTAGATTTTTCATCTTCTAATTCAATATTAGATTTAACCCAAATATAAGTTAATTTTTCCCAAGGAATATCTGCTGAAGCATTTATATCAATAGAATAAACTTTACCATTAATAAAGTTTTGAGTTTTTCCAGAATTAGAAGATTGATAATTCTATTCATTAAAATTAGAGCCGTCAATAAAACCTAATACTGGTTTTTTAGGTGCATTAGTGATACGATAAGGAGCAGAAATACTATCTTTGCTAACTCCATTTCTAACGCTAGTTACTATAAAACGATAATAATCATCTATAGTTTCTTCAGAAGATAAAGAATTAATTGTTAATTGATTATTGCTAGTATCAAAATCAATAAAACTATCAAAATCTGATTTTACAGTTACAATATCATCAACTGTTTCTGTAATATCATTCCAAGAAGACTCTCCAGAACGTTTTTGCCACTAATAAGATGAAGTTACTTTGTTTTGATAATCTCCAACCTCTGCTTCAGTTAATCCCTCTGCAGCCTCTCCTAAAATAGATTCAGGAACTAATTTAATAGTATCATTAGTATTTTCAAAAACAAAATGAATTTCTTGATTATTTCCTTCTCCAGTAACATTATAATTATCAGGAATGGTTATAATAGGTGCGCGAGGAGCAGGAACTGTAATAGTTAAAGAATCATCTAAGTGTTTAGGAGTTGTATTAACTAAAGTTCGAGCATTAATATCAACAGTATATTTGCCAGCAGCAGTAACTGTTGCAATATTTACTTTTTCATACACCTGAATAACATCAGCTTCTGTTCCAGCTTTTTTATAACCATAGTTATAAATTTCATTTTCTTCATCATCATAGCCAACAACGACTGAACTATATTCATAAGGTTCTTCTAATAAATCAAAATTTAAAAGACTATAAGTTGCTGGGTTTGAATCAATATCTTTTATATAATAAATAAAATCAGGATTTAATGTAGTAGTTATTTCTTGATAATCTTCTACAGCATTATTATTAATAGTATCATTAAATATCCAAGACTATTCATAATCTTGCTAAGTAGAATTATATAAACGAGATTTCCATTCGTAAGTAATAATACCATTATCTCCAGGCTAAGCGCCGATACTTAATTTAACTTCATTATTAGAATCTAAATCAATAATACGAGGTGCATTAACATTAGGAGTTGGTGATACTACTTTTAATTCAGATGTAATAATTGGTTCTGCTGGTAAAGGAATACCAACATCATAAATACCAGAAGTATGAATATTACTAGTTACATCATTACTTCTATCTATAATAACTTCATTAATTACATCAAAGTTTAAAGTTGGTTGAATAACCACCATTGCAGGTAAAGTTGTTAAACTATAAACAAATTTATGAGTTGTAGAATTAACTTCATAAAAACGCACAGCAAAACGAATAGTGCCTGAATCTTGAGTTAATTCACTACCAATATTCCATCCAAAAATAATTTTTCCTGGAATGGATTCAATATCTTTGCCAAAGTTACGACTAATACCCTAAACAGTTTCTCCATTTTGAGTTATTTCCCACTAAATAGCGATTTGCATTTCATTATTTGCTAAATCCTTATGATCAAAGAATCTATCAATAGTGAAATATAAAGTTTCTGCTAATTCATCACCTTGAACTCCAATACCTTGATTTGCAAATGCTCTTGGAACAGTAATTTCACGAGTATCTGCATTAATTTCTAAAATATCTTCATCTAAAGGTAATCTTAAATAAAAACGAGTCTAATCAGTATTTAAATTTTGACTATTGCCACCCGCAGCTGCCAATAAAATATGATCTAAATAACCAAAGTATTCATTTAAAGAACCAATTTTAAAATTATCCCAAGTAAAATTAGCTGGAAAACTTTGTTCTAATTCTGATGGAGCCGCTGATTTTAATAATTTTGTGGCTTTATCAAAAAGGATATGATATTTCTACGCATTAGATTTATCTAAATAAGTAATCATTCAGTAGTTTCATCCTTTCTTTATAATATTAAGAGTGAGAGAGATATTACTCTCTCACTCTTTTATTGTATTTAAAAATAAAATTTATTTATTAATTATTTTTGACCGGAACTTCATACCATTCAGATACTTCATTCTCTGGGACTATAACAGAAAAACAAAAAGTTTTATTATCTTTAGTTAATTGTTTTCCAACATCTGCAATTAAATTTATTTTTTTAATTGAATAAATTCCTTCTAAAAACACCCCTGAACGAATTATACCATTAGTTCCTAAATATTCATATAAAATAGATTTTTTCATATTTTATTTATCTCCTTTATTACATTAAATTGAAGCATATTTAACACTTAATACATCTACTTGATAACGTGTATCATACCAATAAGGATTTATCCAAGATGGTAATCCATCTATGGATTTTCCATTAGGAATATATAAACATACTTGCTATAAAGTGCTTGGTAAATTTGGATTTAATCTAAAAGGATGTCTCTCTAAATTAGAAGTATCTAACTAAGAAGGAGTGTATTCATAACCAATATAAATAGTAGTTAAACTATGTGCGGAATTAAAATTACCAAAAACGCAGTCTGTAGGTTGTGCTAATTCAAATTGTGAAATAGAAGGTGCAATATATAAAATTTCACAATCACCATCAATACAATTAGAAAAAGCCTATGTACCAAGTTTATAAATATTACTAGTCTCAGAACCTAAATAATAAATTTTATTATTTTTTGTATCAGTTAATTTTAAATTAGTATTCTATAAAGCCCTAGATCCTACTTCTCGAACACTATCAGGAATCTCTAAATATTTTAATTTAGGCATATTAGCAAAAGCACCACTATCAAAAACTCTAATTTTAGTACCTTCCTCAAAGAAAATACCTTTTATTTCTCTTTGAATTGTAGATGCAGTAGCTGACTAAGATGATCCAAAACCTGTAATATTAATAATAGGTAATCCATTATAATAAGCTGGAATAGTAATTTTACCAGTTAAAATCAAACCCTATTTAGGTGATATTGTATATCCAGTAGTAATATTAAAAGAACTATCTTTACTATCTACATATCCCGCAGATTCTAATTTATAATTAAAATTATCATAATTAACATTAATAGAATTTTTAGTATTAATAACATCTGTATAAACTGCATAATAAATTAAATCTGCATTAACTTCGAATTTATCTGTAAATGTTAAAGCAGTAGTAGCAGTTGGTATTAACGAATAACCTAAAAATGCATATGTTTCATAAATATCTAAATTATCATCATTTTTACTAGGAATAATAGAAGGTATAATAGTATTAATTTTTGTTCCATAATCATATAATAAATTATCCTAATTTATAATTGAATCACCATTCATAAATTTAACGGTATACTAACGAATTTCTTCATTAAAAATAGGAGTGATAATAATATTTTGAGATAATGGAGTATTATAAATAGGTTCTGCGTTATTAATAATTCCAATATTTACGCCAGTATCTGCATCTGTAATAGACCAAGTATTAGTAAATGTAAAAGTGTGTGAAGCAGTTGGTAATTTAACTGTAACATCATTTAAATCATAATAAGAACCTAATGGTCCAGAAGATAAAAATGTGCTAGTAATAGTATAATTAGAAGCTGCTTTTTTACGCCAAATTTCTAAACCATTACCATCTAAAATAGAAATATTATATAATTTAGAATTATTCGCAGTAAATATAATATCTAAATTAGGAAATACATCTTGTTTTACATATTTATTATAAATAGTTAATGGTTCAGATCCAGAGTAAGCATTTTCATTAATTATTAAAGAACCTGATAATCCCTAAGAGAAAGGAATTTTACTATCACCAGAATAAGGAGTACTTAATTCTTGATTTAATAATTCATCTAATAATTTTATATTTAAATTAGAATCAATATCATTTGCATCATTTAATTGCCATTGTATATTCTATAAATTATAATTTAATAATCTGCGTCTCTAAGTTTCCTAATTATTATATGAAATAATATCAGTTTGAGAAGTAACGCCAGATACTAATGTTTTACTATTTAAACCTGGACTATTATCAATGTTATTTAAAAATAAAGTATTTAAACGAGAATAACCAACTTCAAATGTATTAATTCTTGATAAATTATTAAATGATAATGTAGTTGGATCATTTAATAATAAAGTTTCAGTAGGAGCATTAGAAGCTAAAATAATACCTGTAAAACCACTGCGTCTAATATCTAAATATTTTAAATTAGTACAAGCTGACAAATCTAATGAATTAGCAATATTAGGACAATCTTGTACTACTAATTTTTCTAACATACGATTTGCTTTAAATGACGCTGTGGTTAAATTTAAATTCTATCCAGAAATAATTTCTTCAAAATATTGAGATAAATTAGCAACAGTTGGTTCACTAACTAATGAATAAGAAGATAAAATATAATATGTTTTACTTGTGTCTATAGCTGAATCTTGAGTAAGAACATATTCATTATTTATATTTTTTTCATAATAAACTGTTAAACTCTCTTCTTCTGGATATGCTACTGGATTATATGTAGGTATATAATATTTCTTACCATCAACAATAGAAGAATCTTCTGTTTTAACAAAATAAGATTCATCACCAATAGTAGTCATTGAAAATTCTTTTAATCTATAGGCTGCACTAATATCTACTTTTTTAGGTTTTAACTATTCAATACCACCCAAAGAAGTAATATAATGAGCTAAATAAAAATAAGTTGTCATATCATTGGCATCGCCACGAACTGGTAAAGATATTTGCGCTATTTCACCACGTTTATATCTTTCACGGACATTAGGATCATGACCAGAACCTGCGGCAGCACGAATATAACAATCTGCATACATTTTTATAGGAAATTTCATTTCATAAATATCTTTACCATTAGCACGTATATCTATTAAAGAACTTTGACATTTTCTTCCAAAATATTCAGAAGACATATAAGCCTCTTGATATGTTTCAAACTGCTTTCTTTGATATGTCTTTTTCCCGCCCTCTAACATCGGTAAGAATTGAGTAGCATTATAGACTTCTAATGGACGCAAATACTTTCTATAATAATCTTCAATCCAAACTCTTTCTGGTAATTTACTTTGCCATTCATTAAAAATATTTAAATAAGGTTCTGCGTCCCATGCCGCAATTTCACTTGTATCTAAAGCCTAATACACACGAACACGTGCAGGCATTAAACCTTCAATAAAATGTAACCAAACTGAAGAAGAAGCATTAAAAACAAATGATTCACGAGGGTCATGATGAACATGATCTAAAACCTCATAACCATAGGTTAAAGTTAAATGGCCAGAGTTGTCATTACCATCCGAAGTATCGTTATCATAATCTTTAATCATAGACCAATGCTATAAATCTTCTGTATGCCAGAATGTATTTTTTGCAACATTATCAATTAAAGCATGACGCTCTATAAATAAATAATGGAACACAATTTCATCCATAATTAAATGGTCTTCACATTCATGTAACATTTTGGCCATACGATATTCTTTTGTATCTCTTGTATATGTACCATTATAATCAGAAATAGCTAAACCTGCCAAAATAGATTTAGGTACGCCATTTTTACCCTAAGCATGTACTGGCATAGGATTACCATTGATATCTAATCTATCTGCACGTGAAGTATAACCCTTGAAAGTATAAGTACCATAAGTGACAGGCTCTGGAAGTAATTCATTAGTTGCGGCATTTGGATTATTAATAGCAAACCATGCTACTAAATCTGTCCAAGCTTTACGAGCCTCAGCTTGCATATCTACTCCGCGAGTTTCTAAAATAGTAGCCCAGGCATTATCAGGAGTCGCTCTCCATTCAAATACTTCAGTTGCATTTTTTGTGCGAGTAGTAACTTGTTCATAATAATTTTTAACATTAGAACCTTCTACTGGCAAAATGATATCTGTTACTTCAGTAAAAACTTCTTCATCATTTTGCATTGAACGATTATAATAAGTTTTATTAGCTTGAGCAACAACATCAGAGGTTAAAATATATTCATCATTATCTTTTTCATAATAAGTAGAAACGTCTGTTCCCACAACTTCTGCAGTAACATCTACAGGAGAATAATTGACTTGACCATTAACCTCCACTCGTGCATAGTAAGTTTTCCCAGCTTGTGCTCGAGAATCTTTTGTTTCAATAAAGTCACCAGCATCTACATATGGATAGAACTTTGTATCTTCCCATTCTCCATATAATTCTAACTTTCCAGTATCTGGATTTAACTCCACACGACCAGTCATTTGCTAATAAACTGATTGGTTATCTGGATTTTCCATTATAACATCATATGGATTAGATGGATCTGAGAAAACGCCCTCATTACGTTTAATATTTCCCATATTACACGCAGAATACATTTTATAAAATGGGTTCTAAATATAACCAGGAGTATCTTTAAAAACATTATCCGCAGTATTGTTAGCCTAAGTTTCTGGATTATTATCTTTAATAAATACAACACCCATATTCATAAATTGCATAGTATGACGAGATTTAGGATTTTTCTATTTATACTCTGTAATATAAACATGATTTACTAATCTTTCATACCACTCTTGATTTAAAGCATTATTAACGCATTCACAAGATGCAACATTTACTTTAGTATTATAATCATCAATTGGAATTGCATTTTCATCCATGGCCCAATTATCAATATGTTCTCCTTCATCTGAATGAGAATAATCTATAAATCCTTTTGTAAAGGTGGAATTAAAATTAAAAGCTGCTAATCCATAAGCCGCAGATGAGGTACCCTAAACAGCCATTGTTACACCATCTGCAGTCTGCCAAGGGGCAATTTCTCCTCTGCGTTTACCCTTATAACGCATATAGGTACAATTTTTAACTTTATCTTTTTTAGTTTGTGTCATTTTAGGAATTTCATATAAATAAACATCACAATCAGGATTTTTTTCAATTAATTTAGTATATGAAATTTCTCCATTATCATCTAAAATATTATTTCTATTATATCTAGAAATAACTTCAATAGCATTTGGGGCATCCATAATAAAATTAGTTAAATGCTATTCATCTGTTAAATGTTTTTGATACACCTTTAATAGATATATCTACACATCACAATCATCTGAACCAATAACTATATTTTTAGGATTACCTTGATAAAAGTTATCATCACTTTCATACCTAGAAGCGCTAGCTGGAACACCATCAATCCAAGTCATCAAATAAGAACCTTGATTATTTTCACTAGGCCAAATATCAATTTCAAATTCAATATAAGAATTTTCACAATAAGGCACTGTAATTATTGAGTTATTAGATTTAAAAATTCCTTCATTTGCTTTTAATTTAAAATAAACTCCATCGCCTTCTAATGCATCACCAATTTTTAAAATAGTTGCATCATAATCTCTACATTCAGTAGCTTTAAAAATAACTTTTAAAGTAAAACCTTTTGTTTTACTAGTATTAGATAATGGAGCATAATTAAAAGATAATGTATTACCTGCTTTAATGCTAATAAAATTTCTACGATTACCTTTATCATCTAATTCACTTTTTAAACCACCATTTACCCAATCAAATTCTTCTGAAAATGAAGGAATAATAGTTTCATGAATTACATTATAAGATGAGGCAACTTCTCGATCAAAAGACCAATTTTTTAAAGCATTATTACTAATAATATCACTGGCTTTAAATTTAAAATCATAACCACTTACTTCAGAAGTACTTAATCCTAAATCATTAACATTAATTGTTAATACTTCTTCAGAAGTACCACTTAAAATAGAAAGTGTTTTAGTACCAGGAGTAGTTGGAGTATAATTCCATTCATAAATTTTAGCATTTTCATAGTCTTGCCAAATATCTACATCTGCGCCATCTTCTCTCAAAGTAGCTGAAACTTTATTACTAGAACCAGCTGTAGCTGGGTTATAAAATATAATAGGAATTGTTAATGTATCATACTAATCTACGGTATCTTTAGGTAAATTTATACTAATAATAGTGCTTGCTTCACCCTAATCTACACAAATCATAGTATGAGAAACTGGAGTAGATCTAAAAACAGTTCCACCTATTTCTGCTTCTGCATACATAGTTACTAAATGACTACCATGAGTTAAATAATATTGTTCACGAGAAACTGTATAAGTTTTATTTAACTAATTATCAACAGAAGGAATTGAAATAGGATAAATACCATCAACTAAAATATATGTAGTATGTGGTAAAGAAATAGAAACTTTCCAATCAAAAGTAATATTAGATCCAGTATTAATAGTAGTTTCATCATAATTCCATGTAATTGTTAAATTGGTAGAAATAATAGTCCAATTCTTAGACTATTGAATATTACTTGTACCACCAATACTACCACTAACTACTAAACGAATACTATTAGACCCTACAATTAAATGAGGTCCAACATTTATTTCATTTTCTCCTTGCTAAGCTACAAAAGTAGCACGCAATGTACCATTTACATATAAAGAAGCTGTTCCTGGACCAGTTTCTTCTCCTGAGGCATCAGTTGCTATAAATTTATATTTAATGAAGCAATCATTACCTTGTAATGTATTAATTGTCTAATCACCTAAGCGAGAAACTGTCATAGAACCAGTTGAACCTCCGCCTCCTCCAGAGCCGCTACCGCCACCGCCTCCAGAAACAGTTAATTTATTACAATGTAATAAAGGAGATTCACCATCGTAATCTATTTCTTTAACTCTATAAAAACATCCATCAGGAGTATTAAAAATTAAATCATCTAAATTAGGAACATTATACTTTCCATCGCTAATATCTTGATTACCTTCAATTTCATCTATTGAAAAATCAAATTCAACTTGAGTAGGTTCTGGTGTTTCTGCATATTGCATTAATCCATACCAAACACCAGTATTACCTCCCATAGGTAAAAAAGATTCACCATCACTATAAAAAATCTTTTTAGTATCTATAGCAAAATAAACATACCCCTTTTGAGGAGTTTGAGCGAGAATAGAAGATTCAGTTCCTCTCACTGGCTAAAAAACCTCTTGATTCATGCACTAATCTCCTTTCTATAAAAAGAGGAATATAAAATATTTTTATATCCCTCTTTTAAATTATTTTTTAATTAAAATCTTCCCATTCTAAATTAACAGAATAAGTATATATATCGCCAGTTGCAGTAGAACTAATATTTAAAGTATCACTTGTATATTTAATAATTGCACTGCCCGCAACTGTACTACTAGATTGTGTATCATATAATGAAGTTGTAATAGTATGAGTATTAGAATCATAAGAATTATTTAATTTATATGCTGGTAATGTAAATTCTGTATAAGCAGCATTTGTAATATGCCCATATTTATCGGTAGCAATATTTGTTAAAACACTAAAGCTGCCACCTGGTGCAATAGAGGTAGTATTATTAGCAGTACTTAAAGTAAGAGTTCTATGTTTAATTTCAATAGTACTAGTATTTGCTGCAACACTGATTCCACCATCATTCTAAAGATCTCCTATAAAAGTTATCGAAGATTCTAAACTATCATTATCTCTCCAGAATCTTAAAGTAGTATCATACTGGGGTGTTCCAGTTGCCGCAGTTGTATTAGTTAAATTATAAGAATAACTATTACTTAAAGGTAATTTATAAGTTACATTAGATCCAGCAGTAATATGACCATATCTATCTACTGTTAAAGTAGGAACATTAAAAGTGCTTTCAGAGTTTAAAGGCTGTGTTATATTATTTGCTGTTGGGCCAATAGCTACATTGGCTGCAGTAGATGTAATAAGGTCAGATTCAATATGATTAAATACAATAGTTCCATTATTAGCAGCTGAACCCGAAGTATCTATTGAAATATAGTTACCACCAACAAAACGAACCTAACCTTGACTGGTAGAATTACTATCTTGTAAACTTATAAGTGCTGTATTAGTTGTAGAGTTTGGATTAAAAAATAAACTATAAGTAGTATCAATATCTCCAGATTTAACCAAAGTCCAAGTAACGGTTCCATTGATAATACCAGTATTTTCATAATAGCCCTAATAACTTGGATCACCAGTTGGTACATCAACTCTTCTATAAACTACTTCACCATTTACTGTTTCTTGTGTATAATAAATTTTATTATCATCTACACTAGAATCAGTACTTAAAATATATTCATTGCCGTTAGCAATTAATAAATCTCCAGACTAAACAGTTTGTGAACTTCCATTTAATACTAAAATAGAATCATCAAGACCATCACCAATTAAATAAGTATCTCCAACGCTAACAACAGTAGGCATTGAATCAGCATTTTGAAGAACTCCTTTATAAACTAAGGCGTTTAAGCCTTGTAATTCTGTTTTAATTAATTTATCAATTTTATTAGCACTATAAAAACTACCTAAGTCAGATTGATTAACTTTTCTAACAGTTTCACCATCAATAGTAATATCATAATAAAAAGTTTCATTTGGTGCGCTAGCTGATGTAGTATCATTATTTGTTAAAACTAATGATCCATTAACTCCAGCTGCAATACTAGAAACCTTAACAGCTGAAGGTAATGTAACTCCTATATCATTAATATGATTAATATGTCCTTTATTATCTATTTGAATAGAAGGTATACGAACAGTTGCACCATCTGCTAATACAGTTGGATTATTTCCATAAGTATTAACAAGCTCATAATAAGTAGTTAAATTACCTAACGTAGCTCCAGATGATAAATCATTAACTAATTCATAATTATCAGTGTCATTATTATAAATATAATAATTTTTTCCACTAATAGCAATAGTATCTGGTGTAATTTGATAAGCGCTAACTGAATTACCTGGTGCATTATGATTAATTATAATTTGATTATTAGCAATCTAATCATCAGATGTTAAATTTAAAGACTCCCCAGCGACAATTTCAACTGAGCCACTTCCTGTTGAGTTATTATCAGATAACATAATAGTAGCATTCTAAGAAGTGTTACGAGCCTTTTGTAAATTATAAGTTGTGCTATTAATATTTATTTCTGAAGCATTTCCTTCTAAAGTAACACCATTACCACCAGTAATAGTAATAGTTTTAGTATTATCAGCAAATTCACCATCTAATTTTACTGAAGTAGAATTATTATTTATAGCAGTATTTGTAATACCTAATTTACTAATACCAGTTAAATCAGAAATTGGAATTACTAAATAAGATAAGATAGAAGAATTAGAAGAATTTAAATAAGTTGAATCTATATTTCCATCTTTATCTGATTTAGATTGTTTTGCCATAATAGTATAAATTAAAGTTTTACCATCTGTTAAAGAGTCACAAATATAATAAGAATTTAAATTATTTGCATTAGAAGTAGTAACTTCTTCAAACATTGTTCCATTATATGTGTAATAAGTTTCTCCACTATTATAAGTAGTGGCTTTTGTATAAGTACCATTAATTGTTTTTCCTGCGCTAATATTTAAAGAAGTTAGCTCAACAGTATTATCAGTATCAGGGTTAATTTGCACCCATTCTTTTCCATTATAAATAGCTAAAATATTATCACTATTAATATAATAAAATTCTCCTGCATTAGCTTCATTTCTATTAGGCAAATTACTAATAGTACTTACAGCCTAAATACCTTCATTAACTGGTATTGGAATAACTTTAGCTACTCCATTATCGTCAATTTTTCTTCCAATATATAATCTATGAGTATCAAGTGTTAAATAAAAAGCACCTTCTACTGCTGTTCCAGATTTAAGATCTCCACTTCCTAAAAAATATTTATTTAAATCAGTTTGAGTACCAGATAAAAATTTAATATTTTTATTCTCAAATGAATTACTATTAGCAAATGAATATTTGGTATTTGGAGTTTCAGCCATTTATTTTCAGACTCCTTTCTTTTTAATTTGGCAATTCATGCCATTCTAAACGATCTGTTAAATCAACTAATTCAGAATTAATAGCAGCTATTTCATCTACAAGATTATTAGTATTATAATAAGAATAAAAATTATCTAAATTACCAACTCCTGCTTCAAGAATAGCTACTCGAGAAATTAAACCATTATCAGGATCATTTAAAAGATTATTTATATTTGTTACGTTCTACTAAAAAGCTGATTTAGTTACATAATCTGCTAAATTTACATTTCCAAGAGTTCCTACTAATTCTAATTTACCCTAAACCACCATATATTCTTCATACTAATTAGAAGAATCTGTAGGATTCTCAATCGGTATCATATAAATTGTGTTTCCACTAGCGGTATTATTAGCAATAGCCGCATTTAAATCAGCTAAAGAAATTATTTGACGAGAAACACCGCCTGCGCCAATAGGAGCCCATTCAATACCCGCATTAGTTTTTATTGGAATTGTACCAACATTTGCAGCTTTAAAATCAGCTAATGTTATATCTCCAGTATTATCATTGACATCAAAAACATCACGGTCAAATATAATAGGAGTCCAAGAGCCGTCTCCTCTTAAAAATTTATTCTAATCTCCTGCCTACGGAGTAGGAACTAATCCAGCTGTACCTGGTTTATCATTTTTAGCCCCCGTAAAAATTCCTATTGTAGAATTTATGATATCATCTAAGGAGGCGTTGGTCCATTGCTCATTACCAGCATCATAGACTAAAAGCTAAAAAGAATCTAATGATGTATCATCTATATAAATATCATTTAAATTTTTTAAATTTATTGTTGATCCTGAATTACTGCCACTAATTAGCTTTTGTCCTAAATACAAACTACCTTCTAAAATATTTGTATTAGATTCATATATAAAATATAAAGTATCATTATCAATTTTTTCTGGTGTTGTTAATAAAGTATTCCAAGCAGAAATCGAACCTCTCATAAATTTAACATAATGAGCATTATTATCCAATTTTAATTTCCCCCTTTCTGTAATAGCTTTTCAATAAACTTTAAAAAGAAAAAAAATACATTATCTTTATTTGTCCTAAGTAATTAATGTAATAGAGTTGCTAACTAATCAATAGAATAAGGACTTGTTGCAATCTAACCAAAATCATTTATATATAAAATACGACGAGGAATTAAATTAGAATGAATTGATTGCAATAGATCTCGTGTATTATTAATGGCGCCTGTTAAAGTTGTATTATCTCGAATATCAACATCATTATTAGCAATTAATTTATTAAGAGTTAAAATTGTACCATTTATAGATGATTTATCATTATTAATTCCTTCAATTTCAAATATTCTGGGTATTTCTTTTCTAGTCGCTAAAGTTACAGAAGCTGGAACAAATACAGCCTATTCTCGCCATTCAAATCCATATGGCCAACGTTCAGATTCATCATTTAACACATATAAAGATGTATTTATAAAATATTCACGACCTACAGTCATACTCGAATTAAAATCTATATCATAAATTGTTCCTGTATACCAATAATATTTACCGCCTTCATAAAAAGGCTTAGAAACAGGAACAACATTTATTAATTCAATATATTGAGTAGAAGAACTTCCACTCCAAGTCATCTATAAATTATAATTTCCTGTTTCAGGATCTTTTCTATAATAATAACCTGGTACAAAAAATTTAGTCGCTTCTACAACTGTTAAAACTTCATAATTATATTCAATATCAGTAGTTTTTAAAGATGATACTGGAATATATTTATTATTTGAAAAAATATAAATATCATTTAAACTTTGCGTTGGTGAAAAAACATTCACAATTTTCTATTTTGCTACATCTAATGCATGTCCTACAACAATTTTTCCATCAACTTCAACATAAGTTACATCTTCCTATAATGGAATATAGTAATATGGTTTATGTCCTTCAACCACTGAATTTTCTTCTGCTAATTTAGGTTTTCCTATAGGATTACCTAAAGAATTATGTCCATCAGGATAATAATAATATTGATTAGGCTAATAAATTAAAGCTTTAGTAGCGAGTCTAGTTGGAGTAATTTCATAATAATGCTCTATATCTGGATTAGGCATTGATTTAGACTCTAAACAATAACAATTATCTTCTAAATAATAAAATGTATTTGCAGCAAATACTTTATTAAATGTTTTTGGACCTTTTTCATTTGCTGAAGTAATATGATAATAAGGAATACTTTTAAAAGTTGGACTTATTTCTTGAGTATCTTTAATATAATTATGATCTTTATCTAAATAAAAATACTATCCACTAACATATCCTTCTAGTTCTGTTTTTACAAATTTAAAAACAGAAATATTTTTCTAATAAAACTAAGAGCCTAAATCCCCATGAGGATAATATGAGTAAGTCTCTGTTGCAGGAACAAATTTATTAGTTTTATTATTTTTAACATAATAAGTATTTGGTAAATATTCTTCTTGTGAAACCGTTACTGGGGTATAATTAATATTTTTTCTATATAAAGGAATATTAGTATAAGAATTAAAATTACCATTTGCTATATTATATACATCATTACCATTTGTTGTTGTTTTAGTATAATATTTACCAGGTTCATAGTTACTGGCAGTTAAATTTTCTACTAAGCTATATTCTGGGACTTCTATATATTCATAATCATATCCCGCCCTATAAAACTTATCTTCATAAGAATATATATAATTTTGATTTAATGTTGCGGCTGAATCATTAGTTAAAGGGCTAGATGATTCTTTTATAATTTGTCCTAATCTATTTTGAAAAGTATTTATTAATCCTGCTACAGAATTTGGATTAAATGTTTTATAATTTAAAGCAGGATTTCCATTATTTCGAAATGCATTAGTAGGATCATACCAAACTGTATCTAAATGCCTTTCTTCCGTATATATTAAATCATAAAAATTAGATATTATATTGCCTATCATAGGTAAATGAATAGATAATTCATACATATCTGTTTTAATTTCATTACCATTATTATCAAAATAAGTTTTACCACTTGCTCCTGTTGGTTTAATTAAAATTTCATTTAAAACAGTATTATCATAACGACGAATTGAAGGTGTCATACCATCTTTATTAAAATAAATATCTGCATCAATGTGTCGAGTTGAAGTTGATAAAATATTATTTTTTTTATCATAATTATAATAAATCTAATCTATTGCCTAATCTGAAGGAATAGAAGAAGTAGTTTCTTTTTCTTTAATACGAAAACCAAACATACTTGGCACATGAATACGATATAAGGCATCAGAGCTTAAAGCATCTATATATGGAACTGCAGGCTATTCAGAAGGGGGATTTGCATATAATTCAAAAGCTGGAAATATTGTATTTAAATATGCAATTAATAAAAATTTTCCCTATCCCTAACTATAAACTTTTTCCCAAACTGTTGCATCATAACCTCTTCTAGCAAAATCATTACCATATGCAATCTTATCTATATTATAATTTCGTAAATAAGTAGAATCTGTATTATCATGATTAACTAATGTCCAAGTAGCTATTGATCCTGCGCCAGAAATTCCACCTGTACATTTATAATAAGTTTGAGTAAATCCAAAATCTTTATCATAAATACGAACTAGCTAATTTAAATATACAGAATTATTTGAATCAATATTTGCTATATAATAATCATTTTCATTATTAAAATAAGTTTCACCAGGCAATTTAAAATAATAATTACCAATTTTTTGATAATAAGATTCCCAATTTGAAATAGAAGGTGAAGTAACTTTAGTAAGTGTTTTATATGTATAAGGATTTAATAAATCTGAATCAGCATAAATAACACCATCACTGTAATAACCAGTAGTTACATCACCTTCAAAAAATTTACCATCTGGATCGTATTGAACTAAAACAAATCTTCCAGCAAATACTCCATCATTACCTGCGGCTGCCATCTAATCCATAGATTTACGATTAGTAAAAATTCTATCAAATTGAAATGCTACTTTTCCTCTATCTAAATGATCTCCATAAAATCCCATTTATTTTATCCTCCTAAATATGCCATATCTATAATAAGCATTGACTAAGGATTATCTTCAATAGATTGAATACTTTTTCTATCGAATGTAATTTGAGTAATATTTCCTCCATTAGATAAGTCAATATTAAAAACACCAGAAAAACCAACAATTACAGGATTAGTATTGCCATTTAAATAAAATTTTGTTCCTGGTAATGCCTAAACCCCTAACTAAGAAAGGGGTAAATAATTAGTAAACGCTGAACCAGAAATTAAACTTTCTGCCGTTAAACCCAAAGTATTATAATTAGAATTTGTTTTACAAAATATTAACTATTTAAAATACTAAGTCATTTAAAATATCCCATCCTTTCTTATTAATTAAATAATTCGTTCTGGCGCCTTAGTTGCCTAAATTGACATCGTTCCTTTATGATCTAATGGTAATGTTATTTTGCTCACGATATATTCACCATTAATTTTTGTTGTGTCGTCTCTAACATAAATACGAGTATTAGGTTCTAAATGATATATAGGTAAAGCGGTAATAGTAATATTTTCTGGACAATAACTATACTAATATAATAACTATTCAATTTTATTTTTAGCTGATAAACTTCTATAACTAATAGTAAAAAACTAAGACATACCCACAGGTAACCATACAAATGTATATCCACTTTGAGCTTTAATCTAATCAATTAATGCCCCTTCAGCTTGTTGCCACATAGCTTTTTCAGCATTACCTTTTTCTTGATTATTCTAATCGCGTGAAACAACAATTAATCCCGGAATATCTTTATAAGCTATAGCTTTTATTTTTTCATCATTTATTGTAATAGATCTATCTCCTATCATTGGAATGGAAAATTGAGCAACCTCATTAACATCATCTAAAAAATCAATCCAAAAATTTAATGTTTCTGGAGCTTCCACTACTTTTGTACTCCAATATCGTAAATGATAATTTTCATCTATATTTTGATTTTTAATTAAATAACGATAATATTCATTTTTTAAATCTGTATCATTTTTATAAATACCATTATCATTATCAAAATATTCTCTTTCCTATTTATTGATAACAATATTTTCACTTGGACAAAAATAATATTCAATATTAAAACCATCTGGTTTTTCAGCATGCCAAGCCTATGTTTTATATTTATAAACTGAACCAGGTCTAGTAACAATTTCTGTTTCATATTGACCAGGAGTCCATTTTAATTGAGGTACATAATCAGGATTATATAACTATCTCCAAAATCCTTCCATATCAGTATAATATTGTTCATATCCAGTATATCCAGTAGGATAATAATATGGGTTTAATTCAGCAACTTTAGTAAGAAAATAATCTGGTTTATTTATTACCATCTCTTGTTTATTATTAAAAATAGGTTCTTCTTCAGAACATCCCTAAGCATCAAAATAATCAATTGCCATACGATAAATTAATTCTCGCCAATCAACCATTAAAGCAGTTTTTTCTGATAATTCATCGTTATTAAGTGAACCACCATCTATATCAATAACCTAAGAATTAGGCATTTGCGGTTTATAAATAAATGAACGCAAAGCGGGATTCATATCATACCATAATCTGTACTAAGCATAAGTATGGCCGCAACCACGATATCCATGCTAAAAAGGATTCCAAGTTAAAGTTGTATTAACTCCTAATTTTAAAGGTCGTGTATAAGGAACCCATTGCTCTGGATCATTTATCGTATCTGCGCTATCACCAGTGTCTAAATCTACAATAATTCTTGCAAAATGAGTAAGATCATAAATCCTATCTCCTATTGTTAAAGAACCATTAAATCCTTCTGAACAATATTGCATTAAAGTATAAGTAGGATAAACTCCTGTTTTTGATTGGTAATAATTTGCCCAATCCATTAATTCCCACCAATCACTTGAGCCATCTTCTTTTTTTAAAAAACTAGGTATAATACTATTATTTTTTTGATAAGCTGTAGGTAATCCTATATCATCTCTTATTAATTCTTTATAATATGGAGAAGGATTTTTTCTTGCTTCTTCAGTATAATATAATATACCATTAAAAGACATATATTCTTTAGGCTTTTTGTCAATGGCATATCGTGCATGAATAGGATATTCTTCTCCTGAAATTGTTTTTCTTTTACCCCATACACTAAAATCATTTCTAACTGAACTTAACTAAGGAGAATTTGAAATAGCCGTAATTAATTTATTGCCTTCAAAATTAAAAGAAAATTTTGTAGTATCATTAGCATAAGTTACATAATCTTCATCTTCATTATTTTTTAACTAAGTCCAAGAAATATTAACATAATTTTTTTTTTGCTAAAAAACAAAACGTCCATTTAAATCATAAAAATATTCAAATTCTCCCAGCATATCTTTAATTTTATCTAACATTGATGTTAAAGAATCGCCCAAATTAGTAATTAAATCACCGGTATAAGTTAAATCAGTAATGCGATATCCAATATCATCTCCATAAGAAATAATTGCTAAATAAAAAGCGGGATTAGATATTGGTGTATAAATATATTTATTACCTTTTTTTGTACGAGTATAATAAGTTTTATTAATCTACAATGAAGTATCTGAAGTTAAAATATATTCATCATTCTCTGTTTTTTCATAATAAGTAGAAATATCATTTAATCTTGGATCTTGTGCATAAACTTGCGTTGGAATTTCTGTTAATAAAGAACTTAATTGTGAAAATTTAAAAGGTTCAGAGCCATTAATTAAATTAGTTTTCTTAATTAAATGATCAACTGTAAAAATTTCTTCTTTTCCTTTATCATTAATAATAGTATCTTTATTTAACTATTTTGCTTCTGTGTCACTAAGTTTTACCCAATAATGAATTTTATCTTTAAATCCTAAATTAGAAAATTCTCCATCAGAAATTCTCTAAATAGCTACTAAATCTTTATCACCTTTATATGTTAACTATTCTAGTCCATAATTTTCTAAATCATTAATTATAATATTATGATAAGGTTCTAATGCATATGCATGAACTGCTTCTCGAATTATTTTTTCTAAAGGAATTTTTGTTTTAGTAGTATGTAATTCTAATCTATAAATAGTTTTTAATTTCCAATAAGATCGGCCTGTTGAAGCAGTAGTACCATAATCAATAACATATACGCCTGCTTGATTATCAAAAGATGTAGCAGTTGAATCATCTTTATCTTCTGGATTATAATAATATTTACCTTTTTCATATTCTAATGAATCTGCACCATTAATAATTTGATTTGTTGCTCCTTCACCTATATATTCAAACATCTAACTAGGATGTACAACTTTCTAATATATTTGATATTTTTTTAAATTAGGTGTATTTAAATTTTTATTTTTAATTAATTTATAAAATCCATTATGTTTATAATATAAACCTAATGTATTTGCAGAATATGTCTCTGCATCTGCATTGTCAGGAATTTCTATTGATTCATTAGTAATATATTCTTCAAAAGAATATCTCATATCACTAGGTGGATTTGTAATAAAAACTTCTTCTGGAAAATTTTCATCAACTACACCCTCTATATAATAATTACCAGAAATTAATACATCTGAATTTGTATTTGATAAAGAAACTTGCGCGAATGTTCTTGTTTCAATTTCTTCTGATCCAAAGTCTACTGAAGCAAATAACTATCCACCTAAATCACCATTAAGCATTGCCATTTTATCTTTACCCTATAAACTAATTGAATAACCATTAAGCTAAATAGAAGTATTAAAACTTGTTAAAATATAAACTCCCTAAGGAAACCAAATAATATCTGGATACTATGTACCATCTACTCCATACTCTTTTTTTAAATTATTTTTCATACCTACTTCTATTTTTACTTTAGTTTTTATTCCCCAATAAACATCATTAATATCTAATTCATCAGTAACTAAAGTTAAACTACAAGTTCTACGAATAGCAGAAGTTCCATCAATATTAATACTACCACCTGAAATACGACCTTCTAAATAATCTATTGGTAATTCTTCTTCATTTAAAGCAGAAACTCTTGCATATAACTCTCTTTCTTTCTAAGCCTATAATGCAATTAAAAATTCTTCATCTAAAAGAGCCAGTCTATTAAATTCTTTATTAAATTTTTCAAAACTTTTCATAAATTAATAGCTCCTTTAATTGTAATATTCTATTATTCTAGCTTGATAAGCTGATTGTAAATAAATACCATTCTTAATTTTTATAGATTGGTATTTATTATTTAAATTCAATATAACTGGAGGTTTTTTAGATGTAACAGTAGAACCATCCTCTAACACTAATTCTACCCCAGTATCTATACCAGTAGAACGAATTGAAGAAAAACTTCCGCCAGAAGATGACCATAAATCTTCAGTCGTTGCTTCCCAACTATAATAACTAGCTAAATTTATACCTGTTAAATTATCTACCTTTTCATAATAAGGAATATTATTTTGCATTGTTAATTGATAATATTGTTTTCCAGGCTATGGAATTGTATCAACTGTATGTGCTTTATTTGCATCATATTTCATAATTCTATAAATACATAATGGATCCCAGTTAGCTTTAGGAACTTGTCTACGATTAGAATCATAATATTTATTATTATATAAGGTTAAATCAATCACTTCTTTTTGATTAAAATCTAATATTATATATTTTAAAATCTATTCTAAAGTGCCACTTCCTTCAATTGGAATATGTACATTAGTAGAAATTGATTTATTCCAAGGACCAATATGAGTTTGAATTTTATTTTGAATATATACATTTTTAATATTTCCAATTAATCCTATTGGATTCTCTGTTGAATAATAACCATAAGTAACTACAACATCAGATAATAAAGTTTGTAAAGCTTTTTTTATAGTAGCCCAAGAGCTATCATCAGAAATAATAGTGCTTCCTGCATCTCCTGTTGCATTTGGCTAATTATCATTCATATTATCTATATTATCATAAATATTAAAATATACATTAGGTAAAATAGCATTAGTTATAGATAAATCTAATCCTGAATGTGTAAATACTAAAACCTTATTTTGACTACTATCGCCACCAATACGAAAATCAATTCCATTAATTGTTTCTGTATTTTCTGTAGGTTCAAAAATTAAATAATTAATAATTTCATTTTCTCCATTAATACAGAAAGAAGGATTATTACGATTAGGTTTAGAAGTTAATGGTTTTATAAATTTATCATACACATTTACACTTGTAATAGTTAATGTCTATTTTTCAAAACCATTAGTAGAAGGAATAAATTCTAAATTTTTTAAATTCTCAAAAGTTAATTCTTCTACTTCATAAGCTTGCGCTGTAAAATTATGTAACATACGTCCTAATCTATCTTCTGGAGATAAAGATACATTCATTAAACGTATTAAATAATTACCTTCTGAAGGTGATTTAAATAATTTTATATTTCCATCATTTAACCATTCTAATACTTTCGTCTTAAAAATACGTTCAGCACGCATATTATAATCTGAAATAGAATAAGTATTTATTAGATTATCAAAATAATCATTTAATTCTATATTTTGAGATTCTGTTTTACCATGAGACTAAGTGCGAAGAATTTTTTCAGGTAAAACAATTCCTAAATCCTATTCATAATTAATAAATAATTCTTCATTATCACTATTATAACTAATCAATCCAGAGATAGGAAATTCTTTATAATTAACTACTCCATTCTTAAAAATAAAAGGATAACGACTACCTAAAGTTTCTATTTTCTATTCCATCTAAGTCGTTTTAAAAGAAGTAACTTTAGGATTAAAACGAATTTTTAACTATTTATTTTGTTTTCCATCATATAAAAACATATCTTCAAAATTTGCCATAATTGGAGTATTAAAATTTGCAATATCTCTATCTGTCATTATATTATTAATATTAATTTGTCTAAAAGAATATTTATAATATATTCCCTACTCTATTGTAAAATCTTTAAATTCCCAATCTAAAATCATCTCTGAATAAGTAGTAAAATATTTCTACTACATAATCTACCAATTTTCATAATTATTTGTCCAATCTGAACGTTCAATGATTATAGTTATTGGATTAGGTAAAATTTGTTCTACAGCTGTATCATTATCTATATCTTGTTCTAAATACTTTATTAATGCATTTAAATGAGCCTAATAAGTTGATAAGCGTATTTTCTTTTCTGCGCTATCAGAAGACGTTGAAATAATTGTAAAACTTTTTAAAAAATAATAAATTTCTTCTGGAGAAGATACCCAAGGAAATAAATTATTTTTTAAAGCATTTTTAATTATTGATGCATCATAATATTCAGTAGTTAAAATTTTAATATTTTTTGCATTATAATCAGTTTTTAACTAATTTCTAGGAATAATAGTTGATGAATGATTTTCTAATAACTAAGCAGTATACCAAAATCTAAATTCTTCTTTATCTTCTAACATAGCTCTTGTAAAATATTTAAAAATAGGCATAATAAATTTTAGTTGAATATAACCATTATCAAAATTATTTTCAGCTTTTAAAACAGTCTACACGACAGGTCTGCCAACAGGAATATCCATACACGAATAAATTGGACTATGAATTTCTAAATTATTTATTGTTCTTACACTGTATTGAATGTAATATAACTCATTCGGTACTAAAGAAGAAGTATAAGTATAAGTATCTATAACTGAATCAACAGATAATGATTCAGATACTGTATAAGTTACACTCGAATTATGCAATAACCATCCACTAGATTCAACTACATTTCGTTCAGAATCATATAAAGTAAAACAATAAGAATAAGGACGTTCACTAATATCTCCTTGTGTATTATATACACCGATATAATTCATTTTAAATAACGCAGTCCCATTAGGATTTTCAGCTTCACCATTTAATATATATATTTTAGGTTTAGCTGTATATTTTATAATACCTACATTAGAAAAATAACCTGTAACAACACTTGTTGAAGAATCTGGAGCCGCACTTAAAAAAGCAATCTAAATTTTTAAAAACTATCCAATAGCAATTTTTGAAAAAGCTTCATCTGACTATCTCCATTCAAAACGTGCAATTCTATTTGTAATCATAGAATTTAAACCTGCGCCTGATTCAATTTCAATAGTTTTTAATAAAGTATTACTTTGAACTGTTTTTATTTTTATTTTTAATCCTACTATTTCATCAGGATCTACTGCTCGATTAATAGAGAATGGAACTGCAATAACCGCAGTTCCATTCTCTTCATAAAAAGCAGGAATAGATTCTCCGATAATAGGAGGATATAATTTATATCCACTGCTCATTTTTAATTACCCCTCAACAATTTCAACATTATCTTTTTCAGTTGTAGCCGTATTAATTTGTTTAATCACCTATTCTAAAGCTCGTAAACAATCTGCCATTATTAAAGTATCTTCACCACGAGTACCTACATTTAATAAAGTATTATAAATACGAGCTAATTGTTCTAATTGTTCTTTTGTAATTATCATAATTTTTAATCTCCTTTATATCCCTTTTAATTATGCAAAACGTGCATAAATACCAATTTGATTTTTAGCATCACATTTAAATGTTATCTCTTTAGCCTATAAATAAATAGCATTAGCTAAGTTTCCAGATCCAATACCGCTTAAACGAATATTTTTCCCACTTTCTATCGCTATACCTTCAGCTGTTATTGATTTTATTCCTAATAAATTAGTAGTTTTAGTTTCATTATCGCCTGTAATTAAACCTATTTCTCCTATTACAGTATTATTACTTACAGCAGGTTTCGCATTTTTATTTTTAGCTAATTCATCCCAATTATTTATTACAGCAGTTTTAATAGTTAATTTATCTGCAACCATCCCTAAATCACTATTATATAACATAACATGACCATCTTTACTAAAAATACCAGAATCTAAAATAGCCCAACCACCAATATTACCATAAGCACCAGTTAATAAAGAACCATTTATGCTTGTACCATTAATAGTTCCACCATTAATAGTTCCACCTTCAATAGTTCCACCTTTAATAAGTCCTGAACTACAATCTAAAGTGCCTAAAACTTGTAAATTTTTAAGATAGCCTTCTTCTGCTTCAATTTTACCATGAACTTCTGCATCTTCTAAAAATGTTTTTCCATCCCAATTTACTCTAAAAGTTCTTTTACTAGGATACTCATCATATCCAATAGCCAATGGATATTTAGACTCTTTAGCACTTAAAGTAATATATTGCATTTGATGACCTGTATCTAAAGCTACATTCTATGCATGTAATTTTATAACACCATCATCTACGTCTAAAAACATTCCTAATTGTTGATTACCTTTCCATTCACTAGAATAAATAGTAGAATTATTACCATCAAAATAAATACGACCCCTACCATCTCGACCTATGAATCCTCTTCCATCATCAGTAAAAGCATATGACATTGACCCATGATAAAAGCCATATAATCCAGTCTATTTAGTAATAAAAGAATCTGTATCAGTTCTTGACCAATCTCCCATCATAATACCAGTAAAAGTATTATCTCTTTCTTTCTTGCCTGCAGAGATTGCTGATGTAAGGATTGTTCCAGTTTCATCATCTGTTTTAATATCTCTACCATTCCAAGCATTTAATGTACTTGATGGATAATTATCTTCAAAAACATTTATAGGCTAAGTCCAAACTACTTGCCCATCCTAAATAAACTATACACCATAAGCGCCTAAATTAGGAATGTATACTGGAGCGGGTTTTAAAACTTTATTTTCAATTCTAGGTATAAAATTTGTATTATCAGTCTAAATAGTTTGTGATTCACTAGGAATCAATAATTTTAAATTTGTATTAGTAGTTTCTACCTATGTTATTAAAATTTCTTTAGAAACTTCATCATATGTTCGTTTATAAAGTTCATATGGAGTATTATCATAATCCATTGTGCCACCACTAGAATAACGTACATAAGTAGCTCCATCTATATAACGATATTCTGATAATATCTAACCAGATTCATCTCTAACCACAGTATTATTGCGCAAAGGAATAGGCTCATTAATTATTAAATCATAATCTCCAAAATTAGAAATAGTAACTTTTAAAATAGATAATGAATTCATTAACTAAGATGTTGTTAAATTAGAATCTGGATAAATTTCAATTAAATTATTTGGATATTTAGAGCCAGCATCTGTATTTGTAGATGAAATTAAATATCTTAAAGGTTGAACACAACTAGATTTCTAAATAATCTATACAGGTTCATAATAAATTTCTCCTTCATGCCATTTATCATAAGGATCAACAATATAATGACCATCTACATTTATAAAAGCTTTCTAATTATTTTTATTATAATAATTAAAAGTTTTAGATTCTTTTAAAGAATCTTTTATAAATGTATCAGCTTCATTACTAGTTTGAAAAATATTATTAATTTTAAATTCAGTTAAATATAAATTATATAAAGTATTAAAACTTATATATTCATTTTTATTTATATAATCTGTTAAATCAGTAACTTTATTATTAAAATATACTTTATATGAATATGTAACATCTGTTTTTTGCTTCATTTTAACATGAAATTTATCTGTAATATTTTTTGCTTCTGCTATTAAATTAGTAAATATATTAGATAATGAATTTACAGCATCTGGTATTGTAAAATATTTTGCAATTTCTTCTTTAAATTCTGATATATTTAAAGATGTAATTAAATTTAATTTAATATAATCATAATTATAATTATTAAAATATGTCTAATAAGTTTTTAAAAAATTAAATAAATCCGCAGGAGATAATATAGAATTAATTTCATATTGAATATTATATAATTTTTTCTTATTAGCATTAAGGAAAAATTTTAATTTAAAAATATTATCTAAATTATCAGTAGAACTAATAGTTAAAAAATCTTGATGATTAATAATTAAATTATATAATAAAGTTTTAATTTCACTATTAGTATAATCTAATATATGACTCTATTCTAAATATGTATTTGTTAATAAAAACTAAGCTAAATCTCTATATAAAGTTGAATGAGTAGAAGACGTAGTATCATAAGTCGATTTAATTTTAATATTTGATCCTAAATTATTATAAAAATTACTTAAAAATGAATAAATATTATTTTTCTAATATTTATCTCTTGCTTCTTTAGTAGCTTCAGATTCATTAACAGTAGAAAATTTTTGAAAACTTGTTTTTAAAATATTCTAAATATTTATTGCTAAATAATGAGTAATTGAAGGTGAATCATCATTATTTAAACAATAAGGAGGAGACGCACTAGCTAATACATAATCAAATTGTTCTCCATCTTTTTCTAAATCAATACCTTTAATATCGTGCTATTTATTTTCATCTAATAAATAATCTATTACAGATCCAGAACCATTAATTTTATTATTTAAATAAAAATAATCCCAAAATAATGTGCTATTATTAAACAGACTAGTAAATAAATCTGTTTCAGTAAATTCTCTTTCTTTTAATAATATATAATATAATAAAGCAAACTAATAATTTTCACTAAAGGCATAACTAATTTGATAGTATTCATTGGGTATAGTGGGAGTAATCAAATCATAATAAAATAAATCATCAGACTCGGTATGACGAGTATTATTTTTATAATAAAAATTATTTAAAATATAATTACTTACAAATGATAATGATGTTGAATTTCTATTTTTATCTAAAATAGTGAATTCATTTAATATATTTTTATAAATATCTTCATCGTCATTATCTTCTAAAATTATTAATGATTGTTCAGATAAAATATTAAAATCATTTCTATTCTAACTAAAATTATTAATACAACGTATATATAATAAATAATAATAAATATTCTATATTACATAATCAAACTAATTATGATAATTATTATATCCAGTAATACTATAAAAAATTAAATCTTCTGTCTTTATTTTCGTTCCAGGAAAAATATTTTGATTACCATTATAATCATAAAAATTTAAATAATTCTCTTCATCTATTAACCAATCCCATAAATATTCTGTTCCTAAAGGAGTAATTATTGTACCATATCTAGGACCTGCGCTAGCATCATATTTTAACATATAATTTACAGTAAGAGAAACATCATAAGACATTGAAAATAAATCTCTATATAAATTATTTTTTAAATCCTAATTTTTCATTATTGTTCTAAAATTAGAATCTCCAAAATTTAGTTGAGCAGAAGTTATTCTTACATAAGTATCTGAAGTGATAGGCTCATAATTATAATATATATTACTTACATTTGTTAAATCAGAGTTGTTATCATTTATAATATTTAATAAAATATTATCATCATATCTAAATATATAATTATTATCAAAATTATTACCATTATATGAATCTAAATATAACCGAGTTAACTATCCTGAATTACTATTATAAACATAATGATTATTATTTTTTATTTTAAAACTATA